ATAGGAATAACACATATTTTATTTCATAATGATAACACTCCTTCACATCATGTGTATTATCCTATGAAATATTTAAAAAAAGAAATAGAACAAATGCTTGAATATTATGACCAACATTTAAGAAAATGAAAAATGCTACCAGTAATTAAAGGAAAATATCATTATGCAGATAGAGAAAGATTGGTAATTGATGTTGTTAAAATAGTAGCTATATTAAATAACAAAAATCTATCACGCGGAGCAATACAGCTTCTTGCTTATTACATTTTATACGGAATAAATAAAGAAACTCATACACAGTTTGTAGATGCTTATTGTGTAAAAGAAATGCAAGGAGTTTACAATCTTCGTAATCAACTTAGAGGAATGGGATTGTTAATTGAAAATGAAGATGAAGGAATTTGGGAAATTGACACAGTGTTTAAATTTCAGGTGGAAGATAAGGTGGGATTTCAACTATTGTTACACACAGAAGAAATACAATGAATAGCAAAACTGTTATAAAGAAAGTTTCTGAGCAATTGGGCTATTCCCCTTCTTTAATTGAAGAAGTGTACAATGCTTATTGGAAAGATAAAAAGGAACATCTATCTAATGAGGAATTTACAATAGTTATGTTAGAATATTTAGGTAAGTGGGAAATTAATAGTGCAAGATTAAAAACTACGTTAAAATTCCATTTAAAAGAATTAGAAAAAATACAATTAAAAGCTCCTGTAGAAAATAAAGGAGTAAAATATACAAATATATTAAATCATCAGCAGGAAAAAATAGATTTTTTAAATAAAATAAAAAAAATACATAATTTATAATGTCAAAATATAAAGAGTTTTTTGAGATGAGGGGGAAATTATGGAAAAATCTTCCCAATATAGCAGAGGGTTTTTATAATGCGTTCTTAGATGATTTAGGAGCATTATCAGAAAAACAAAAAGCAGAAGCAGAAAAAAGAATTGAAACCTGCACAAAATGTAAATATATGAGTTATAATGCAAAAGCTCAAGGACTCTCTATTACAGAAAGAGAAGACCCCCATTGTACTATATGTGGATGCCTGATAAAAAAGAAAGCTTTTAATTTTAGTGAAGAATGCCCTCTTCCACAAGTAGTGGTGAAGGATAATGTTCCATATCAATTAGGAGGTAATCCTGTTTGGGGATTTTATCAAAACACAGATAAAATGGTGGAAGAATTAATGAAGGACAGTCCTGTTTCCACTGTATTAAAAATTAATAATGAAGATTATTTATATTTAAACCTACCCCCTAAATTTAATACATTAAATGAAGATTAACATTTTTTCTTATGAAGCTTACACAAAAAAAAAGCTTTTGAATTATTTACAAATACATACAGACAGAAGTATAAGCTCAAATCCTGTATATGCAGAAAAACTTACAAATAAAGCTTTTATTGAAAAATTTATTGCTACAAAAGATGCAGAGCAACAAGCTAAAATGGTGGAAGAAGCTTATGGAGGACTTGTTCCATTTGAATTTACAGAAGATGAACTATATGAACTATTAACAATAACTAACGAAGAATTAAAACAATTTTTTTATGAATAATATAACAGGAACAACAGTGTGTACAGGATTGTTACACAATTGGAATTATTCCCAACCCACAGAACAAGATGAATTATGGGATTTTATTTGGTTAGATTTAGAATCTGGAAATAAACTTGTAGTGCTAGAAGGAAAATTCTATGGAACGTATGCAAAAGCCAAACAAGCGGCTACAATAGCTTTTTGTAAAAGCTTTGTAGAAGAAATGGATGATATTGATTTGTACACACTTAAATTAAGAAGTTGGTAATAAAATCATTAGAGAATACATCCATTGCAGATGTAAAAGCTACAACATCTGATGTTGTTGTGTATGGAAATGGAGATACATTTCAATTGATTTCTAAAGCTTCTTCTAAATCACAAGGATGGATGAAGAGTTGTAAAGCTCTTGAAATCCCTGATGTGGGATGTGTAGTTCAGGTGACAACAGAATTTAGAAATAAAGATGGAGAAGTGAGTGGATGTGCAGAAGCTCTCACATTTGTTCCCGGAGTAAAGATTGCTCATAATAACATTGTAGGTAAATATTTAACTGAAATAAAATGGTGATGGAAACATTAGGTCAAAAACGTGTTGTATTAAATTATGGAATACCAACACAAGAACAGAAAGATTTAGCACAAAACATTAAAGTAAAATGTGCAGAACTTATTGATATGATTGAGCATTTAAAAACTAATGGAGAACGTGCAAGATTAGTTGCAACAGCTCAAACTGATTTTGAGCTTGGATGCATGTTAGCTGTAAAAGCTGTGTTTAATACTTATGAATCAAATTAATAAATACAGGAAGCTTGGAATCTATATTTGTTATTTTCCTTTTTTAGATAAGGGAGAATACGCATATAGATTTTACTTTCATGATATAAATAATCATAAAATTGTTAATGATGTAAATGATAGATGGAATAATTTTGATGAAGGAGTTAAGATTATGTGTAGTAAAGTAAAAGAATATATTAAAAATGGCAGTTAAAAAAAATGTTTATGCTTCAGTAGATATAGAAAAACTTGAAAAAGAAATTAGTAGTCATATTGAGTATTTAGAAAATCTGGACGTTTTTAATATAACAGATGATATAAATTTTAATGCTATTCCAAGACCACAGGTAATATCTACAATTGAGAAAAAAATTAGCACTGCTTTGAGAGTAATACAGAGCAGTGCTAATGTTACTTTAGCTTTGTTTGATAAACACGGAGTCACACCATTTATTGAACACATGATGCATTCTACAATTCAATGTTTAAAAGAGGTACAAGAATATTATGAAGGATTTCCTATATCAAAAATTCAACATAGATATGCAGAAGGAATAATTTATGATAGAAAAGGAAATCCAAAAGTAGTTAAAATAATGGCAAATAGTAAAGAAGACCAAATAGCATCAAGAGTAATGATAACAGAGAAAATTCTTGTCATTTTACCACTTATAGAGAAACTGGAAGAAGTAAAAGCTGCTGTAGCTTTAAAAGGAGATAAAGAATTACCAGAATCAATGATGTACTAATGAAAATACCAAAACTAAAAGCTAAAGCATTTTCAATTGATTTAGGAATTTATCCTTACACTCTCTTTGTTTGCTTCAAAGATTTAAATAAATTAGAAGAATTACTAAAAACACATAGGGATGGCTGTGAAGCAGAAGTTGCAATAGAAGTAATACAAAAAATAAATTTATATGTAAAAGAAAACTGTTGTGTAGGATGTGCTAGTGAGGCTTTTTTACCTAATGGTAATTTGATTATTTATTTTCCTAATCTAAATTTGAAAAATATGAATTACTTTTTCAATATGATTCCTCACGAAGCTTTTCATATAACAGAAATGGTGCTTTCTAATGTAGGAATTCCACTAACTAAATCCTCAGATGAAGCTTACGCTTATTTGACAGGTTATATAAATGAACAAATATTTAAACAAATATGAATAACAACATAGTAATAACACAAGCTACTTTAGATGTAGATAAAGATAGTGTATTTGCACTTGTATTTGAAGATGAAGATTTAACTGGAGCTTTAGCTAAATATCTTAAAGAAAATGTAAATTTAGAAGATGTGTTTGAAGTGAGGAATAATATTTCTGCAACTTCATTTGGATATATTATGGCTTTTTATGAAAGAGATTTAATTGCTAATGAAGACTAATTAAAATTATTAGATGTTTATTTTAATAAGCATTTGTAATTTTACATTTTATTAACTTTAAATTACATAATGGGAAGGCAAAAACTTTTATCAGTAGATGATAATACAGCTATAATTACTCAGGAGTTACAAACCGATATATTTAACGGGAGTACTCCTGAGTTTTTTATTAATATGAATCCTAAAGATATTCCTCCGAAAGGACATGTTGATAGAGGAGATTTTATCAGAAGAGAAAAAGAGAAATGTAGGTTAGGAGTTAATATTGGAGGAATTTGGATTCCGGGAGGGTTATATTATCACCTAAATTATCATAAACTTCTTGTAGATGTTGGAAAAGATGAAGTAGGTAAAACAATAAGTGTAATAAGTAATCCTGATTTTAGAGATAATGATTGGATTATTCATACAGAATATGCTCAAGCAGTAAAAGAACAAAAGGGGTATTGTTTAGCTTCAGCTAGACAGGTGGGAAAAGATTTATTAAATTCCTCACTTCTCTATCAAGAAGATAAAACTATTACCATTGGTGAAGCTAAAATAGGGGACAGAATCTATGGAGATGATGGCAAATTGACAACAATAAAAGGTGTTTATCCACAAGGTATTAAACCTGTGTATAAAATTACAATGTTAGATGGTAGAGAAATATTTGCAGGAGAAGAACATAATTGGAAAGTGTTTGATACTAGTAGAAAAAAATATTTAACTCTTACAACAAAAGAAATGCTTTCTAATTTCACTATGTATAGAGAAAGTTGGAAAGATAGAAAAAATCCTTATACATGGAGATATAGTATTGATTTATGTAAACCTGTAGAATATAAAGAAAAAGAATTATTAATAGACCCTTACATGTTTGGGATATGGCTTGGAGATGGTTCTAAAGATTGTTTTAGAATTACGAATGCAGATAAAGAAGTTGTAGATTATCTTTATGAATATGCTGATAAAATTGGTTCTTCTATTTGGAAATATGATAATCCTAATAGAAAATCAAAGGCATCTGAATATAAATTTACATTTAATAAAGATTATAAAAGAGCTAAATATGAAAAACACCCTTTAACATTTGCTTTAGATTTTTATAAGGTAAGAAATAAAAAACATATTCCTAAAGAATATTTATATGCTTCTGTAGAACAGAGAATGGAATTATTAAAAGGATTAATGGATTCTGATGGCACAGCTACAGCAGGACTATCCTTTACAAATACAAATTATCAATTAATTAAAGATGTAGAAACACTTGTAAGAAGTTTAGGCATGAGTTGTATTCTTAGTGATAGAATTCCTTTTTGTATCTATAAAGGTGAGAAGACATTAGGTAAAAAAGCCTATCATTTACAAATATTTACTGAAAAACCTATTTTTAAAATACAAAGAAAATTAGATAGGCAAACAGGTAGTAAGTATAATAAAAGAATACCGATTAAAAATATTGAATATGTTTTTGATGATTATACTACATGTATTGAAGTAGATAACGAATCGCATTTATTTTTAACAGATGGATTTACAGTAACTCACAATACCTCGTGTCTAGTATCTCTATGTGCTAGAGAGCTTTTTCTAGTTAAAGGCTCTAATGCACTTGTAGTATTTGGAGGTACAGAAGATAAACAATCCTTCACTACAAAATTACAGACTGCTATTGAGTATGGAGAACCTTTTATTGTAGTGCCTAATATTGATAAGGATTGGGATAAAACAGAAATAAGGTTTGGATATACTAAAAAAGATAATAATGTTGAATTACATTCTAAACTGTTTGTATACAATTCTGTTGGGGGTATAAAAACAGAGACAGGTGCAGGTAAAACTATTTCATTCTTTGCAATGGATGAAATTGGTAAATACAAGTTTCGTGCTGTGTGGGAAGCTGTGGAACCTGCTTTTAAAGGTAAGTTTGGATACAGAGCTTCTCCTTATTTTAGTTGGACTGGAGGTGATACAGAAAAAGCAGAACAAGCTTTTAATTTTACACTTAACCCTGAAGCAGCTAATTTACTTCCATTTAAAACAGAGGGAAGAGATACAGCTAAAGTATTATTTGCACAACATAGAATAGATTGTAAAGAACCCGTTTCATTTGTAGATTTTTTATCAGAAAATAATATAAAACATAATAGTAATAATAAAGAATTAAATTCTCTTACTATTTGGAAATCTAATTATAAAAAAGCAGAAGAATTAACTAAGCAGGAAATTGAATTAAAAAAACAAGATAAAGACCCTACAGCTTGGGTAAAACATATTTCATATTACCCACTGTGTCTTAAAGATATTCTTTCTAAAGCTTCTTCTTCAAATTTTAAAAAGGAATATATATCACAACAACGTGAATATCTTAAATCTAATCTCTCTGTTACTTATATGGAAACTAAGAGAGATATACACACTAAAATTCCTGAATTAGTATTATCAAATAAAAAACCTATTACAAGTTATCCAAAAGAATCTTGGCATGATGGAGATGCTCCTATATGTGTTTATGATTTACCAAAGTATAAAGGATTTGGAGTACACGTAGCTTCTTGTGACCCTTATCGGGAAAACGAAACCTCTTCTTCAGATTCATTAGGAGCTTTTCATGTTTGGAGAAGAAATCATAATGATTTAACAGACGCTTTTAGAGATAAAATGGTGCTATCTTATAAAGGAAGACCTAAAACAGTAAAAGAATTTCACGAAATGCTTTTAGATGTTCTTGAAATATATGATGCTAAACTTTTGTATGAACACTCTGATAGGGCATTATTGGATTTCTTTGAAGGAAAAAATAAAACCCATTTGCTTATTGATGCTGTACCAATACAAAGAGAAATTAATCCTAAATCTAAATCTTCAAATACAAAAGGATTAAGACCTACTGCTCAAAATAAAGCTGTTCTTTATGCTTCTGCTTTAGGACTTGTAAATGAAGAAATGGAAGATGGTATGTTAGGATATGCTAAAATATTAGATGACGTTTTATTACAGGAATTAGATGCTTTTGACCCTGATTTAAACATGGACTCTTATATATCTTTTTCTCTTTTAGCACAAGCAAGATTATTTTACGATAAGTTTGGAGTTGCTGTAGTAACAGATATTAAACGAGAAATATTTATCCCTCCTAAAAAACAAATCACCATTACAAGTGCATTTGGATTTAACCCTAGAACAATTCCTAAACAAAAATCAGCTTTTGGATTTTAAAGGTATTATTGTATTCTCTAATAATTTTAGTTAGAACCCCTCTTTTAGTTAATTAGATGATACATTTGTCCCACTCAAACTAACTTTAATAATTTAATACAATAAAATCAATCTATAGTGTTTAATATAGACCCACATCCATTTGTAGCAGAGCATGGAGCACCCACATATCAAGTGCTTCCTCCTCAAATTATGCCATTAAAAGATAAACTTCCTAATGAAAAAGGAGAACCCTCTAAATGGGCTAAAGCTACATTGGATTCATTGAGTACAATTGCAAGATTTCAATATTATAGAAAGCGTAAGTTATTAGCAAATTATAAACTAATAAATGGAGAATTTGTATCTAGCGAGTATTATAATATTGCAGGACAAAGTGAACAAGAAGTAGATGAAGAGCAGGAAGCTTTTGATTTGATTAACGAAGTTAAGAAAGATTTAGAAGTTCCTGATGCTTTTGTTAGAAATTATGATATTATATCACAACCTGTTAATACACTTGTAGGAGAATTATCTGACCTTCCTGATTTGTTTATGGTGGAAGGAAAAGGTGAAAGATTTCAAAGTGATAAACTTAAATTAAAATCTTCTTTGTTACAAGAATGGTTTTATGGAGAGGTGGAATCTAAAATAATTGAACAGCTTTTAAAAGAAGGATTTAATCCTGATTCTGAAATGGATGAGGAAATGCAAAAGCAACTTCAAGAAAGGCATGAACAATTAAAGCAACAACTCACTCCTGCTGATATTCAAAAATACATTACAGATGATTTTAGACATCTAATTGAACAGTGGGCGCAAGTGGAATTGGAAGACCAAAGAGTTAGGTTTAATTTAAAGAAAGCTCAAAGAGTAGAATTTACAGACTATCTTACAATTGCTGAACGATATAGACACATTTATTTAGATGGGTTTGGATTGAAGATTGAATCCCTCAATCCTTTATTTGTATTTTCTCATAAATCTCCTGAAACGGAATATGTACAAGATGGTAATTATGCAGGTATAATTCGTTTTCTATCACTATCTGATGTAATAAATAGATATGGATATTTAATGACTGTTGAACAAATTGAATCTTTACAAAAATCTTGGAAGGGGTATTATAAAGAACAGAATAAGGGAAAAGATATGTTTGGAAATAAAGTGGACTATTTATCTCCACAAGGAATTCCCTACCAAACGTTTCTTCCTTCTTTAGATAGGGATTTTCTTCAGTTTGCTCCTTCAATGGCGGCAAGTGGTAATTCTTTAATTGGAATATTAGATGAGGTGACAGCTTCTCAAATTGATGGATTGGGAGAAAACACTTTCATTAATAGTTATGGAATGCTTGTAGTTTATGAATGTTATTGGAAAACACAAGTAAGACTTAGTAAACTTAGATGGACAAATCCTGAAACACAATTAGATGAAACAATTATAGTAGACGAAAATTTCATAATTCCTGATTGGGTACAGGAACGTAAGATTAACATTCTATTTAAAGATGAACCAGAGTTAAATACAATTGTTCATACATGGGTAAATCAAACTTGGAGAGGAATTAAAATAGATAATTATTTTACAAACGGAATACTTCAAAAACCTATTTATTTAGATATTGCTCCAAACGAATTACAATTTAAGGGTGAATTATACATTTATGATGCAAAACTTCCTATAGCAGGACAATATGCAAATAACAGAAATACTAAACCCACTTCATTAGTTGATAGATTAAAGCCTTATCAGTTTTTTTATAATGTTTTAATGAATCAATGTTTTCACTATTTACAGACAGAAATTCTCCCATTTGTAATTATGGAATCTAATTTAATCCCTAAAGATAAAGATTGGGGAGGTGAAGATAGATTAGAAAAATGGTTAAATATTGCTCAACAATTAGGAGCTACTCTTGCAGATAGTAGTTATCAAAATACAGGAGGAGCACCAATTCAAGGAGGACAGCTTCCAAGAGAAGTAAATTTAGATAGAAGTCAAAGAATTCTTACAAGATTACAAATGGCTACTACTATAAGACAACTTGCATTAGAACACATTGGTATATTCCCACAAAGGTTGGGAGATGTAAAATCTTCTGAAACTGCTACAGGAATTAATCAAGCTGTTTCTAGAAGTTATACACAAACTTCTTCTTGGTTTGAAAGTTTTTTTGATTGTGAAAGAGAAATTCTTCAGATGCAAATTGATGCAGCACAAACTCTTCAAGCAAGAAATAAGGATTTAGGTAAAACAATGATTCAATCTGACTTCACTCAAAAGCTTTTAGAAATAGATGGTGGGGATTTTAACCTATATCAACTTCATGTGTACGTATTAAAATCACAAGAAGAATTACGAAAATTACAAACTGCACAAAAGCTTGCTGAAATGAACACTGCTCCTACTCCAATGAGTGATAGAATACTCATGGCTACAGGAAATGATATTAAAGAAATTGTAAATACATTAAAAGCAAATGAAGCTAAAATGGATGAACAAAATCAACAGCAGCAGGGATTAGAGCAACAAAGATTACAACAAGAAGGTCAAATGGAGCAAGCAAGATTGCAACAAGAAGAAAAACAATTCTATGCCAAGCTTCAAAATGAACTTCAACAAGAATACATAAGAGCTTTTGGTAATGCTCAAGCTACAACACAGGATGAAGATGGAAATGGAATTGCTGATATGTTAGAATTGTATAAATTACAAACACAAGCTACAGCAATGGGTAATCAAGCTACAGATGCTCAAACTAAATTATCGTTAGAAAATGCTAAAATACAAAATGAGAAACAAAAAACTCAAATGGATTTTACTGATAAGGATAAACAAAGACAACATGAGCAAATACTTGCAGATAAAGAATTAAAAGCTGCTACAATACGAGGAGATAAATCTAAGTAGTGTAATATATAAAAACAAAAAAACAATATAATTTTAAGAATTTAATACAATACTAACCTTAAATTTACAATACAAAAATGGCAAAAGAACAAGTGTTATTTTTTAATGATGAGGATTGGGTAAACCAATTTAATTCTAAAGAAAACATAGAAGTAGTGGGTGAGGAAGAACTTCTTGATGCTCCTATAGAAGAAACAGAAGATGTTGAAGAAGAGGAAAAAGAGGATGAAGAAGTAGAACAAGAAGAAAAAGAAGAGGAAGAAGAAAAAGAGGAAGATGAAGATGAATCTGATAAATACAGCAGATTAGAATCTCTTACAGCAGCAGCAGAATATATTGCTGATAAGTATAAACTGGAATTTGATAAAGAATCTTTAAAAACTGAAGAAGATGTTGTAGATTTTTTTGAACAGTTCACTGATTTTTATATTGGTGAAAAGTGGGAAACAGTAAAAAATACAAATGCACAAACTGCAAAAGTATTTGAAGTGTTGGAAAAAGAAGGAAACATTGAAGGGTTAATTGCTTTATTTAATCAGCAAAAAGAAATTGTTGATTTAGATATTAAAGAAGAATCCAGTCAAAAACAAATTATTGAAAAATACTACACAGAAGTAGTAAAGTGGAGTAAAGAAAAGATTAAAAAAAGCATTGAAAGATGGGAAGCTAATGACGAGCTTTTCTCTGAAGCGGAAGAAGCTCAAAAAGAATATCAAAAGGTTTTTGCAGAAAAACAAGATAAAGAAATTGAAAAAGAGTTAATGTTAGCGGCACAAAGAGAAAATATTCAAAAACAAAAAATTAATGCTCTTGGAGGATTTCTTACTCAAAAAGGATTGAAAAGAGAAGAAATTCAATCTACTCTTGCGTTTGTTTATCAAGATGCTTATAAACTTCCAAATGGTGAGAAAATTACACAATTAGATAAATATATTTTAGATTTTCAAAAAGCCCCTGAAAAATTATTTGAACTCACTGAATTTTTAAAGGATAGTGAAAAATATATTCATAAAAAGATTGCAGAAGCAATAAGTAAAGAAAGTAATAGAACCTTTGATAAAATTTTAAGTAATAATAAAAGTAAAAAAGGAGGAGAAGCTCCTGTTCAAACATCTTCTAAAAAAGAGAAAGTTTTAAAATTCAATTTTAATTAATCAATAACATGGCAGTAAAAAGAGGTAGTCCTCAAAATGGATTTAACAATTCACAATTAATTAAAACTTCTGTTTCTCCTTATATTTCAGGAAAACATACAGAAGCAAACTCTATTTTACAATCTTTTGGTAATGACATCAATAAATTGTACTTAGGGATTTTGAAACCTTGGAATATGATTAGAAGAGTGTCTACTCCTCTTATCAATCTAACAGAGCTTAGTAAAAATGTAATGGAGGTTCCCTCTTTCGGAGCTATTCTTGATTATGACCTTCCCTACCATATTGGGTATCCTCAATTGAGAGAAATCCTTAATGATGGAAGTGATAAATTGGGTATTAACAATTCTTATTTCTTTATTGTATTAGATAGAAATGAATTTACTTACGAAGATGTTATCACCAATTCAAAAAGACAAGGTGTACAATTACAAATTGCTGCTAAAAGGGATTTTGTAGGTGAAATTATTGAACCTTATGGTGATGGTTATAAGTATGCTGTAAAACTTGCTACTAATGACCCTGAAGAGTATGTAAGTTACGATGCTCTTACTCCCGGTACTACATTTATTAAACTTGCAAATTATTCTGGTGAGTTTGACATTAATGATAGCTCTGTATCTGAATATAACAGAACAGGTATTGCAAGAATGCGTTATCTTACAGGACAATCTGAAATTGGTATTTCTCATTCTGTTACTTCTTGGGGTGATAGTTTTAAAGTGGAAACATCAAAGCAAGGTAATAAATTTGGTCTATCTGAATACACTGTACAAGCTCAAGAAGCAATTACTAATTTTGTTTCTGTAGATAAAGCTACTGGTAAACCTCTTGCTTCTACATGGGTTCCTACGGTTATTAGAAAAATGGTAGAAGAACTTGCTATGATGAAGGAATATGCTTTAATGTGGCAAAAACCTTATGTGAAAACTGACGCAGGTGGTAAAAAATACAGAGTTCCAGCAGGTTTGTATTGGTGGATTAAAAACTTTGGTAATTATCAAACATATTCTGATTTTAAAGAACTTCCTAATCTTATTAAATGGATTATTGGATATGTATTTGCAGGTAGATATGATATGCCAATGCATGATAGAAAAATTAAAATGAGAGCAGGTAGTGGTGGTATGGCAGAAATGCACAAATGGTTTAATGATTATTTCCAAGGAAATAACAAATTCCTAATTGTGAATGATGGTCAAAACCCATTCTTGAAAGATATGATTACAGGGCCAGATTCACAAAATCTTTCTTTTAAACAACCAAGATTTATTTCTGGACATTTTCCTGAATTAGGATTAGTTGAAGTAGAACATGATGCTTCTTTAGATTTAATTGATGAAGATTACGAGCAACTTGCTTACACAGGTGCTTATGCTAACTCTTCTTATATGATTTTTATTGAAGATGTTACATCTCCTACTTTTTCTAATAGAGCGCAAGGTGCTCCTGAACTTGACCCCGGATATACTGATACTTATCACAATGGTGCAAATGTTGTAATGATTAAACCTAAAGGTTATCAGGACACTACTTCCATCACTCCGGGTAGAGGATATAATCCTACATTGTATAGCTTCTTTGGTATGAATCCAAAACAACAAATTGCTGTTGAAAATAGAAAAGGATTTAGTATGAGTATGCTTACTTGCGGAGAGATTTTTGTAAAAGACACTTCCAAAATGATTATGTTGGAATATGTACCTGCTGGATATTCATTGAAGAATATTTAATATATTAAAATAATCATACTAACCTTAAATTAAAAATGTCACAAAACTTATATGTAGTGAAACAAATAGCCAACAGTTTCACAAAAGATTTATTTGCAACCAATTATGACCCTTCCACTGTAGGTAGAGAAATTGGAATTGGAGAATTCACTGTGTTTCCTAATTGTTTACGTACAGCTAATCCTTATAAAGATGCTACAGGTAAATTTATTACAGGACTTACTAAAGAAGAGGAAAAAGAATATGGTGGTGTTTTAGGACTTGACCTATCTTCCCGTTCAGATGTATGGGGAATGGGTGAGCTAAGAGCTACTATTTCTTCTCCTAAAACAAATGAAGTGATTTTTGACCCTTCCAATCCTAAACATGCAGTACAGATTAAATTTCTTTTAGCTAATGGTTTTGTAGCACCTAAAAAAGAATCTATCAAAGAAGACCCTAAGTATAAAAACACAGTGTTCTATTTTTCCAATGATGAAGAAGAAGAAACCAGAACAATGAGGGTGATGGAATTAAAAGAGGAAATTGGAAGTGAAATCTACCGAATGAGACATCAAAAAGAAAAGATGCTTCTTATTGCAAATAAAGTAGGAATTGCTGTACGTGAAGCATTTACAGAAGCTACACTTTATAAACTTTTAGTTTCTTACAAAGAAGAATTAAAAGCATTAGATAGAATGGAAGCTTTTAAAAAGGTTATTTCTACTAAAGCAGAAGATTTACAAGCAGATTACTATGTAGTTCAATCTATTGGGAAACTTATTAAATACGATGCTGATAATGGGTATTATACATTTAATAATAATGTATTAGGTAAAAATAGAGAAGAAATTGTACAAGAACTTAAAAAACCTGCAAATGTAGAAACTCTTGCTACACTTATTTCTTCTTATAAGAAAATTAAAAAATGACAAGTAAAGAACTTTACTATCAGTTTCATCTGCTTTTAAATGAAAATGCAAATTTTAAGGACGTAAAAATTTCAGAAGGTAATTTTGTGTTATTATTCAACCGTTGCTCAGAACGATGGTTATATATAACAATTGATAGTTGGATGAAAGATGAAGACATTCTTAATTTACAAGAGTTTATTAATAATGATGAAAAATTAGATTTTTATGAAACAATAGAAAAAGATAGTGTTGTTCAATATAAGTACAAGATTCCTTTAGATTATTTTACATGGATAGATAGTCATTCTTTAGTACAAACTGATTGTAGTCTTTATCTGACAAATTACTTTGTAAAACCAAGAGATGTAAGAGGATATATAGCAGATAGCTACCCATCTTTAGATTATGAAGAAGGTTTATGTAATATATCAAATAACTTTCTTATAGTTTATGCAAAAGATTTTACTGTTTCCACTACATATTTGTCCTACTTTAAAGTTCCTCCTAAAATAGATATAGAAGGATATGAAAATTTAAAGGGAGAAAAAAGTAAAAACATTGATTCTCCAATATCAGATATTTATTTAAATCAAATACTTGATATGTGTATCACTGAGGTTCAAAGAGAATTTAAGAATCAAATTGGAATTCAAGTGAGTAAAGACCGAGAAACAGAGAATAAATAATTCTTATGTTTTTAAAAACAATTAACACAATTTTTTTCAACTACAAACAAAACAAAAATGTCATTAGGAAATCATCTTCAACCTCATTGGAGAGGTGTAGTAACAAACACAGGTAATGTAGCTGGTGCTGGATTATCATCTAAAGACCTTGCAGAACAGCAAGTAGGTATTTTTCCTGTCAAAGCAACAGGTGGAGATACTAAATCAGTAGCTACAGCAAATTTTGCCATTCACCCGTTTATCAAAATTGGATATGGTAATGCAAAATTTGAAGCTCAAGAACAAAAAGGAACTTTTGCAGATTTATCAAATTGGTCTACACAAGTGATTTATGGTAAGAATATTAAATCATGGAAAGGTGTAAAAGCTAAAAGACTTCCTGAAGGTGGGACAAGAGGAGAAATTTGGACTATGGGATATGATGGTGTTGATGCATCTCTATCTTTAAAAGCTGCTCTCAGTTGGAATCAAGTGATTGTAAGAGTACATTTCTTTGGAACTCCTATTGCTAAAGCTTTTGGTCAACAAAGAATTATGAGAGAATATATTCTTGATAAAGGATGTATTCCTGAAAGTTGTACTGATGCAAATGTTTCTGCTGAGTATTTAGCAAACAATTTCTTAGAGAAATACAATAAAGACCAATACTACAAAAAATATTTTAAAGATTTTGCTAAAGCATATAAAGTAAAAATTACCAATCCTGCAATTTCTGCTCCTTCTGTAGCTTGTAATAGATATGAAGTAGTAGTTCCTTGTGATGAAGGAGACGGTGCTGCACTTGGTAGAATTCAAGCTCAATATGGAGGATATAAAGTAGAAAGAACAGTGAAAGCGGGAATGAGTTCTACTTATTCTATGTGGAGAACAGTTGCTCAAGGTGCTCCTTCTGCAATTAGTTTAGCTGATGTTGTAGTTACTAATTGTGCTGATGCTTGTCCTTCTGGATTTACAAAAACAGCAAAAGCAAATGTTTATCAAATTGTAGTAAATGCAGGTGTGATCGTTCCTTCTGTAACAGGGGAAACTTCAAGAACTAAAAATTCTGCACAACCTGAAAAAGACACTTATGTTATTTATACAGCAACTTCTACAGCATTAGCCACTGTAGTTGCAGATGTAACAGCAGGTAATCCTATCATCACCTTTACTGGTGTAGCACAATCAATTTGTACTCAAACTTCTGCAACCACTTATGCTTGGGCAGTTGCTCAAACAGCAGTAAAAGGTAGTAAGCAATGGAAAATTACTTTAGCTGATGCAAATTGTTTAGGAACTTACACTGATAAACTTGCTGCTTTGCAACTTGCTTATCCTTATTTAACAGTTGCAGTTGCAACAAATGGTGCTGCTGCATGTGCAACTACATTCACTACCACCACTTATTCAGATTGTACAACTCTTGATTGTGGAGAAACAGGAATATTTGATGTAAAAGCTCCTGACCCTTATGAAAGACATACTGTGTGGGAAGAATATAAAGAACCTGTAGCTGTTCCTGATTGTTCAGAGCCTACTCCTGTAACTCCTGAATGTGCTGCTGTTGGTATTAGATTTGAATCTAATTCTTGGAGAAGAGATACAAATGAATTATCTTATGGATATTTTCCTTATGACCCTTCAGACCAAGAAGCAGTAAAATTACTTATCACTGTACACTCACATGATTACACCACCAGTTTGTGTGATGTATCTACCGATTTTAATGTAAAGAAAATTCAATCTATTACATTTGAAGCAGGTACAGGTAATATGGTGAGAGAAAAAGAAAAATGGTTTAAGCATTATGAAATGAGAGATTGGGATTTTGACCCTAACAACAGAGAAATCTTTGGTATGGTTGCAATTGCTAAAGCTCACAAATACTATGATGAGTATCAGCTAGTGGTAAATCATGGAACCACAGGTGAGTTTATCTCAAGTAATTCTTCAAATAACTATCAAATTATGTATAGTTTTTTTGTAGAAGAAGGAAAAGGAAAAGCATTTGAAACTGCAATGAATGCATATATTGCATCTGTTGGTAGTCCTGAGCTTTCTCCTGTTATTTTGTAATTTAAGGTTAGTTTGATATAATAAAAGCAGTGGCTAATGCTGCTGCTTTTTTGTTTTAAAAACAATAATGGCAAGACACAATCTTCAATTCTCAGTTCTTGATTCTGATAATTCATCTTTAATTGTGATTAATGATGAATCTTCTTATATGCAACCACCTCAACTTCCAACTCTTTATGTAAGATTTCCGGGATTTACAGAATGGTGTTCTTTGTTTATCACTCCTTCTAAAGTTAACAACATTTCTACTAAACAACTTAAATATGAAGCTGCTGAATTTCCTGATGGGGTGTACGAAATTAAATATACAATCTCTCCTTCAGATAAATACAGCATTACACATTATTATGTAAGAGATGTAAAATTTAAAAAGGAGTTTTTATCCTACTTAGAAAAAATAGGAGAAAATCAACACTTATCTATTGATAATGCATGGGAAATAGAGTTATATTTACAGGCTTCTAAAGCAGCGGCAATTAATAATAAATTAACTCAAGCTGTAACATTCTTTAAAGAAGCTCAAAATAAACTTTCTAAATTAACGTGTGAATAAATATGTGTGTACCTTGTCAACAAAAAGCACAACAATTAGCTCAACAATCACAGCCAAATTATACACCACCTGAAACAACAGAAGGATGTATTATCACTCTTGTAGAACTTGCTCAATTAAAAATAAAACTTGAGTGTTTTTTAGCAAACAATTTGTTTATAAACGTCACCCAATATGAAACTCATGCTGCTTTAGGTGCTGTACAAAGTATGATAAATACAGGAAATTATTGTTTATATGATTTAACATTTTTAAAAAACAGAATAACTAATGTTACTTGTACATAATAATGAAATCATAAAAGAAGCAAGTAAACTTTATGCAGAAAAAAAACTTGCAATAAAAAGCAAAAGAAATATATACAAAATTAAATTGTTATTACTAAAGAATAGATATGGCTGCTGATACATGTAATGAATACCTTTCTACCACTTGTTTAAAATGGCAGGGAAGTAAATTGAGTTTTTACAACACTTTACAAGATAAAAAAAGTGTAGAAGAAATCATAAAAAAACTAGATGATAACATTACAGCACTATCTACACTTGTCAATGGAGATATTGATAAAAAATGGATGCAAGGAGATTTTACTACATTTATTCAATACATACAAGCTTTAATTGATGAAGTAGGCAAGTTGAAACAAAGTGTAAGTAATCCAATTGTAGATGTACGTACAATCAATTTAGATGGTACATGTATTTCTCCATCTGCAAATAAAACTATTGTAGGATATGATGAAGCTTTTGTATTGATTTTTCAAGAATTATGCAACATTAATAATAAATTGAATAATACATCGAATAAAATATATTTACCAAATGTGTGAAAGTTGTAATTCAACCCAAGACCTGTTTTATTATTCTAAAGAAACTCCAAATCTTCCTTTCCTTAATTTAGGAAATGGAACTTATTTGAATACTCTTTTAGAAAAAATTGATAGTATTATAGGAAGTGAATATCCCTTTGATTTTAACAAATATAAGATGCCTTATATGAAGGGAAAATATACAATTTCTACAATGAAGAATTTTGCAGAATCAACTTCTGTAGAATTAGCAAACCTTTCTATTAAAACAACTAACACTGTAACAACTAACACTACAAATAGTGCAGATATTGTTTCTCTTAAAACAAGGGTTGGTGTTTTAGAAATTCCGGGAATTAACGACACTTCTTTTGCAGGATTTACCACTACCTCTACATTAAAAGTAGTGTTGCAAAAACTCTCAGATAAAATTGCAAAGATTTCATCACCACAGATAAATCCCCCTTTAGTAGTTTTATCAAGCAAAACTGTATTACTTACATCAGTAGGGCCTACAATAGGAGCTTCTGTTAAAATAAGTGAAGTACTTGGAAACAAATTAGAGGCAAAACTTGATGGATTATATGTAGCTGTTCCTACTGTAAACGAACCTATTCCTCCAAAACTATCTCTATCAAATGCAGGTGTATTAAGTATTACTGGGGGTAGCTATGTTAATCTTCCTGCTCCTATTCTAAAGTTAGCAGGAAGCATCCTTTCAATTGGAGACAGTAGTGTAGATATAGGTAATGTAGCAAATGTAGCTCAAACACCTCTTACAGTTGTAGACAGTAATACAATTGATTTTACTTTTACTACAAATGTAAATAGAACTCCTACATTAACAGGAGATGTAAAAATAAGCTCAACTGCAAATAATCAATTAAAAAATACAAATGGATTATATGTAGCTCCAGCTTCTACAGCAGCAATATTAAGTGAGATAACACTCACTTCTACTTATCGCGCTACATTTAACGATTTAGTAAAATCAAGTAATATTCCGCTTACTTTTTATATACAAAATACAGGAGCCCCTGTAAATTTTCAATATATTGATATAAATAATAGTACTAAAACAATACTAATAAATACTGGTGGGATACTTCTTCCAACAGATGTAAAACAACTAACAACGTTTGCTACAAGTACTTTAAAAATAGAGTTTAGAGGATTTTCCGTAAATTAATAATCAATGTGTAATAAAACATGTAATATATGTGAAGAGTGTGAAGATGTATGTACATGTTCACAGATGAACAATTGTGTAGAAGATAATTGTGAAGAAAAACTTGATGCTGCTTGTGTAATTTATAAATTCAACGAACCTCAACTTTCCAATATTAAAGCCTTTATAGGTTTAGATGGAAATGTTAGTGTAGAAAAAATCTTTGAAGTGCTAGATGCAAAACTAGCACTTATTACATTTGATGGGGCTATCTTTGATGAAAAAGTTAAAGTGAATGCAGAAGATGGACAAACAGGATACTTGGAAGATAAGGTAATAGTAGATGAACCTCTTACATTAGAAATCACTGATGATTTTAAATTATTATTAGGAGTTGATAATAACAAACTGCTTGAGAATTTATTAAATGAAACAATTTCTTTATATGCTTCTACAAATGAATGTCCTCAATCTTGTGAAAATTGTACTCCTGAACCAACTGTTCCAGTTATTAGTGCATCTAATACATCTTTACAACCAAATGAATCTGCAAGTCTTACATCTACAAATTGTAACGGAACTGTTTATTGGTATAGAAATTCAACATATGCAGGAATTGGACCATCACTTAATGTAGGTGCAGGTACGTATTTTGCAAAATGTAATACAGCTTGTGACATAAGTGCTAATAGTAATTCACTTGTAATTACATCCAACACTATAATATATACAGCAACAAGAACTGGAATGTTTAAAAGAAATAATTGTGCAAACAACCAATGTGGAGAACCTTCTAGTGGAAGCGATGTTGCATTTAACAAAACATATACTTCTAGAGTAAATCAAGCTGCTGCTGATTTAGCTGCTGCTAATGATACTGCTGGATTTAATATAGAAGGTCAAGCAAATGCAAATACCAAAGGAACTTGTACATCGGTTACAACTGTAATACCTTCTTATTGTAGCATTGAATTAAATCATCCTACTTGTATAGCAAATATTGCTCAATCAAACGGAAGTATTTACATAAATGGAATTCTTAATGGAAATAGAATTGCTTATAACACCTCAGGATTTGAGACATTAGATTGGCAATCTGCTACTCCATTAAATGCTTCATCCTATAACTTATCGTCTTTAGCTGCCAACACTTATTACATTAGAATATTCTATGCCCCACTGTGTTATTTAAATGTTCTGCAAACTCTTAATTCTCCTTCATGTCAGGATGTTCAAATTTCTGTTACACAAGCTGTATGTGCTGATAATCCACAAACAACTGAAAATGAAACATTTGCTAAAGTAGTAATGACAAATCTTACAGGATTTGTAAGTTATATATATTGTTTGGGCCCAGATTTTACATGTGTTAACAATTGTAATTCGGGAAATAGTCCTTCAATTACTGCAAACAGCGCAACAATCACTCTTCCTCCTCCACTTACAAGTTCTCAAGTGTACACTATAAGACTTTATAGAGATAATACATGTAACAACTATGTACAAAGACAAGTCTCAATTTCAAAACCAGATTGCTGTAATGTTACAATTAATACTCTCAATACAACTTGTTAAATTATAAGTACATATACAGTGAATTTAAGACAGGCTCCATTTTCAGTTGAAATAAATCCCAGAGAATTATGCACATCAAATTGTATTTACAGTGTTTTAGATAGCTCTGTAAGTACATTAAATAGAGTGAATTTTACAAGAACAGAAACTTGTGGAGCTTCAAAAATTGTTTTTACCCAAGTTCAAGTAGTCAATATACATTAAGATATGCTCCTGTCAATTTTATTAAAATAGGAATTATCATATATACAAAATCAACCGATACTATTATATTTCAACCTGTTTAAAATGCTGAAATACTTATTTTTAATTTTGTTTCTATCATTAAGCTATGTATTGTGGGGACAAGCTTCATTTGTTAACGCAGATGAAGTAGGTATATTAAATACAGCTTGGGAAAAAGTAACCATAAATGCACTGCTTGGTATAATCTGTTATTTTTTATATAGAGAATTAAAAACTACTAAGGATATAGTAAGAACACTTCAGAAAGAAAAAGATGATGAAGTAAAAGAATTAAATGAAAAGCTTTTCACATTACAAACAGCTTTTTTATCAGAGATTAAAATAAATTTACAGGAAATCAATCGTACAATGAATGATTATGGAAAAACTCTTGATAAAATCACGTATAAACTACCATAAAATTTTAATTGTTTTTGTTGTACTGCTGTTAATTTTAAAAACTTACTTTGATATTAAAGAAAGCAATACTATATATTCCTACATTTCTGAGTTAGAAAGGAAATTTAAACTAAAAAATTCGGATATTTGTAATAAAACAATTCTTTTTAAAAAAGACAATCGTTATTTTCTTTTAGATAAGAAAGATTATGATAAAATAGATAGTGTTTTTAAAGTGCCTCCTAAAGTAAATAATTTAATTAAATTGGAATAATAATAAAACTCACAAAATCAATTCACCATTAAGAATATCTGCTTTTTTATATAATACAAATTATGAATGTTTGAGCTTTAATCAATTTAAATAATTTGTTTCAGTAATTTAGCAATAAGAGTATATCATATAAAGTAGTATACAACACAATTGTGTTCATCAAGTTGTATGCTTGTTAATATAGTTTCTAATTGTTGTCAATTAGATTTAAATAATTCAAATATAAATTGTTAAAATGCCACAAATAAGTTATACAATATCAGGAAGTACTTCTCAAGGAGGAGCAAGTGTCTCCATAACTGGAGGAGATAGTTCAAATAATAGATGTCAAACAAACTGTTCAGGAAAAGGAAACGGAAATCATGTTTCTAATTTTAATGGGTCAGATTTAACTAAAGGTGTTACATACACAATGAATTTAGTAATTTCTGAAGGAGCTTGTAGTGATAGTAGTATTCAAACAATTTGTTGTCCTGCAACAGGAGGAAGTATATTAGGAGGAGTAACACCTGTTCAAAATACCCAACAAACGTTTACTATATCTGGAATTGAGGGTAATTATGTTATTGTAGGTCAAAATAATGGCTGGAGTATTGTTGGAGGTAATGCTTCTATAGTATCTTCTACTAATAATGATGTTAGTGTAAATGTAGGTACTCAACCTTTTTCAATATGTTATAATATAAATTCTTGTGGAACAAGAAACATTTGTGTTCCTATATCTCCTCAAGCAGCAACTTGCACATTATCAGTAGGAACTGTCACAATAACATGTTAATTTTAAACTTTAATAAATAAAATGCCAAGTGTAAGTTATAATTTAACAACAACAACTGGTGCTCCTCCTTTTGATGTTTCTGTAAGAAAATCAGGAGAATCAACAGACAGATGTACAGCTTGTCGAGCTCTAGTAGTGGGAGCTAACGCAGAACCCTATATTGATGCTGGTTTAACAAAAGGTGTATCACATGCTATGATTTTACAAGTTAGTAAATCTGGTTGTGGTACTCAGACAAGTAACTTTACACACTGTTGTGCTTCTACAGGAGGTAGCTTAAATTGTCCAACTACAGCAATTAATGTTGGTCAAAGAGCATTTAATCTTTCTGGATTTATTGGTACCATTGCCGTTAATTGGAGTGTTAGCAATGGAGCTACATTAGTAAATGGACAAAGTAGTTTAGACCCTACATTTAATTTTCCTACTGCTGGTAATTATACAGTAACAGCTACAATTACAGATGAATGTGGAAGAAGTTCCCCTATTGCATGTACTGTTAACGTACAAAATGTATCTTGTACGTTAGTATTGGCAGTAACAGGAGTAAATTGTTAATAATTTATGGGAAATATTAGTATAAATGGTATAACAGGAGGAGCTGCTCCCTATACGATAAAAGTTTATCAAGTAGGGAGCAATTCCCCTGTTTTTACAGACACTACAAATACTTCAAATTATACAAGAATATTTGCACATACAAATGGTGAGAGTTATTATGCTGTTGTAGAAAAAGACGGATGTACTTCTTATACATCTGGAAATAGTACATTAAATTGTTCTACATGTAATAGAACAAATAATGTGTTCTATAATATAAAAGGAAAACAGGGAGGAATAAGTAATTCTTTTTCTGAAAGTGAGATATATCAATATTTATGTTCTGGATATAATGGAGCATCAGGTACTACTTACGCTATAAATAATTTTAATCTCGGAGGAATAGTATATCATTTACCTTGTAATTTTAATGATTGCTCTCCTTCTTCTCATAATGGATGGTATTTAGCTTATTTAGATTCAGCTAATTATTGTACTTCTGGAGCTATAGCACCTCCTAATTGTGGAATAAAAGGTGTTAGAATAGTTAATGGTGTGATACAAGAAATAATAGATGCCGATACAAACCCAGTTTGTAATTTACAATTTGAAATATTAGAAAGTGCTATAGGAAATTGTGAATCTACATATACTGTAACTATTTCTAAAACTTCAGGAAATACTCCAGCTTTTATAAGATACGGATGGAGTATAATTAATGATGTTTCTACTGTAAATAATTGGCAATTATCTAACATGTTTGTTGTAAACAGTAATAATATTAATAGATACTTCTTTGCAGAATATACAGTTAATAATTGTACACCTATACCTAAATTAGCAGGAGTTAGTCAAAGAAATTGTAATACTTGTAGTCTTACAACAGGTTCAATTACATATTCATGTAATAATAATTCTTCTTCTACATACACTGTAAACTTTTTAATTAGTGGTGGGACAGGAAATTATAAATATAGTACTGACAACGGAACTACTTGGAGTAATACAACAGGTAATGTAACCACAAGTGCTATAAAAGGTCAAACTATTATTATAGCTAATTCTGATTCAACGTGTCAAACATCAGTTAATTTAGATAATAATACTAATCTTTGTGAATTATGTTTTAATCTTACATATGATAGTGTAAATGTTGTTTGTGTAAGTGGAAGTACAGAAAGAAAAAGAGTTACAATGGAGATTAGTAATAATATAACTTCTGGATGTCCTTCTGGTGATTATCAATATTCAAATGATAATGGAAGTACATGGACAATAACTACTTCTTCCTTTAACAAAATTTATGATGGGTATAGTAGTAATACTATTCTCCTAAGATATAGTTTATATCCAAGTAAAATTTGGACAGTTAATGCACCAGCATTTAATATTCCTTCTTGTAATGAGGGGTATTATTATGTTACTAATAGTTGCTCTTGTCAATTTAATGGTGGTGTATAAATTGCGCTTCTGTTGTTACTATTTGTGGGGATGCTGTTAGAGGAAATGTTTATACATGGGGTGTTGCATGTTCTGGCCTTCCTAACAATCAAGCAAGTGTATATTGGAACGAAGCTATAAGTTTTTAAAAATTTTTGAAAAATATTTTAATAAAGAGTTTTCCATTCTTATATTAATTGCTATTTTATTGTTTTACAAAACATTTTTTAATGATAAAAAAGAGATAAAACAACAACATATTATAAATAAAATATAATATTTGTATTTTAATTTAAAAATATAATAAATATGCAATTTATATTAGCAGAGTATGTACAATTAGTTAAAGGATTTCCAAAAAATGAAGAAGTTGTAAAATGGCTTAATTGGTTATTTGCTTTTTATAATATAGATAATCCATTAAGAGTGAGTGCTTTTTTAGCAAGAATTGGACATGAATGCGCATCTTTTAATACATTAGAAGAATCTGCTTCTGGACAAGCTTATGAAGGAAGAAAAGATTTAGGTAATACATCTAAAGGAGATGGAGTTAAATATAAAGGAAAAGGATGGATTATGATAACTGGTAAAAATAATTATTCAATTTTATCAAAAGCATATAATAAAGATTTTGTAAGTAAACCTGAACTATTAAAAGAAATAGAATGGGCTGCTAAATCATGTGGATGGTATTGGAATTTGAAAGATTTAAATAAATTAGCAGATAAAGGAAATATTAAAGAAATAACAAGAATCATAAATGGAGGATATAATGGACTTATTGACACACAAACAAGATATGTAAGATGTTTGCAATGGTTTAAATCTAAAGGTTATTCATAAAATGGAAAAATTAAAAAAGTATTGGAAAGAAATAGGATTAGTTGTATTGGGTATTATATTAGTTTTTTCTTTATTTAAAGATAAAGTGAATATTTCTACATCGACACAAACAGAAATGGATAGTTTAAAAGTAAAACAAGCTTTAGAAGGGTTAAAAGTATATCAAGAGTTTTTAAATGAAAAAAGAACTAATCTACAAAAAGAACAAGAAGAATTAGAAAAACTTGAAGCTGTTAATGCCCCTAAAGTTGTTGAAATTAAACAATCGGTAACAGTACAAAAAGTTAAATACGATGCTAAAAAAACTAAATATAAAACTTCTACTTCTACTGCTTCTTTGGATTCCCTTATTAGGGTATACTCAAAAGGTGGATAAAACAGTTTTAATCAAACTACTTTTAAAAGATAAAGCAAAAAAAGATAGTTTATTAGCTGAAGCTGATTTACTTATAAGTAAACAGGATAGTCTTATTCTACAAATGGATAGTGTAGCAAAAATACAATTTCAAAGAATAGAAAATTTAAAAGCTTCTTCTAATGTTATAGCTAATCTTCTTTCTATATCTAATACTTCTAATGAAATACTACAAGAAGCTTACAATAAAAGTAACGCAAGAGCTTTACAATTAGAAGATGATATAAAAAAAAAGAATAAAAAGATTATAGTTAAAAATAAAATAACAAAAGTGTTGGGAATAATAAGCGGTGTTAGTGTTCCTCTTTTAATTTATATTGTTATAAATGCTCTCAAATAGACATATAATCAGTCAGGTAAGAAATAAACTTGGTGGGAATAGATTAGACGATAGAATAAGTAATCACACAATTCTTACAACGTTATTGAATTTCGCTGCACTTCTTATAAGAAGAGATAGTGAGAGTAGAAAACTGTTTTCAAACTCTACAATGATTGTACTTCCTGATTGTATTGAATTAGAAGAAATTGATAGTAGTTGTAATTGCTTAGGAATTGTTGTTCCTAAATGCAGAATATTAAAAAAGAGTGTTAATAAACTTCCTGATTTTTTCATCTCTAATTTTTCCCTTCCCTTAATACAAGTGACTAGTGTTGATGAATCCACACAATTTCATCCGACTACAAGTTATGTATATTCTCAAAGTTTAAACCGAGAGTTTGTAAAAAGAGCTAATAAATATTTTTGGATAGAAGATGGGTATTTAGTAATTGCAAATGAAGATATTGAAGCTGTAAAAGTGAAAGGATATTTTAAAAATTATACAACTCCAGTAAAAAGAAGTTCGACATGCAAAACTTACTTAGATGGAATGTGGAATGTTCCTGATTATCTTACTGCTGACATATTAAAACTTTCCACCGAAGATTTATTTGTGGAAAGAAAAATTCCTAAAGATGAAAACAGTAATTTAAATAGTAATAGCAAACAATGAAAATATATAGGTCTATAAATAAAGATTTTTATAAAAGAAGTGGGTTAGCAAATAAGTTAGATTATAAAGCATTTAAAGAAATATTAATTAAATGCAACAAATTAATTGCTGAAGAAATTTTAGAAAATGAATCTGGATTTACCCTTCCTTTTAATTTAGGAAAGTTAATTATATTAAAATCTCTACCTAGAGTATGTCAAGTGTATTCAGCAACTAATCCTAATAAACAAGCTGTAAAAGTTTTCAACTTACATTCTTATGGATGGGTATATGGAATAAAGCATAAAGAAAGAAGTTTTCTCAAATATCCTTATTTACATAAATTCAAAGCAAACAGAGATACACTAAAAAAGCCTCTTTATAATAAGATTATGGAAGGAGAAGCTAATTTTCTGGAAACAAAGAAATATCACGATTATTATACAATTGAATAATGAATTTTACATCAAGCGATAAAGTGTATGCAAAGGTAAACTCTTTGCTTTTTTCTTATGGTAATGCAGGACTCTTGGATGAAGGAGATTATTATGATTGGACTAAAAACGTATTAGTAAGATTAAATATTCCTTCTTTTACAGAAAAAGAAATTATCCTTGAAGTAAGAAACAACAAAGCAATTGTTCCTGATGATTTTTATATGCTCTGGAGTTTATGGAGATGCAGTAGGTGTAACTCAACTTCTAATACAGAAGGAAGAAAAGAATTGCAATCAAGTTACAGCTTCTATCAGCATGACATTACTTATCATAAAGGTGTAGTAGATTGTAAAACAGTTATTACTCCTACAGAAGAAAATATAGTGAGGAGAAATGTTTATTTTCAAGATAACACTTTAAATTATGAAGATGATTGGTGTGATGTACAATTGATGAGTGCAAGAAATGTAAATAAAGAACTCCTTTCAAAAGATTGTCCAAATTTATATTCTAAACACGAAAATCACTTTTCTTTAAAAAATGATGAAATATATTGTAATTTTAAAGAAGGAAATATTTTGTTACAATATTATGCTTTAGAAAAAGATGAAGATGGTCTTCCTATGGTTCCTATAATTCCTCACGTAGAGGATGCTGTGGAAACTTACATCATCTACAGAGTGATGCAAAAAATGTGGTATAACAATGTAGGAGATGTAGAAAGAATTTATAGAGATGCTGAAGGAAATTATTTAAAAAGATTTAGAGAAGCTTCTGATTATGTAAATCTCCCTACTTATGCTTCTATGATAAAAATGGCTTATAAAACACATAGAAAATACAGTAAATTTCTCCTACCTGAATCAAGACCTGTTCATGGTATAGGATGGTTTTATCCTGTACAAAGAAGATATAATAAGATACAATGACACCAGAATTCTCTATACCAATCAAAGGATTAAATACTGATATGCACGAAATGAATAAGGAATCAAACACTTATTCTTTTTGTTTAAATGCTAATATAGAAGATTTTACAGGAGAAAACTTTTTCATAGGAAATGATGGAAGTAATATTCTCACTGTTGTATTAAATGAGAAAGAGAATGTTATTGGTAAAAAACTTATTGTTGAATTAAATAAAATTCTTTTATTTACAATAGAAGGAAATGTAAATAGAATAAGAGAAATTCTCCCGATTTCTTATACAGATTATTCTCAAAATCATAGTTTTGCAGATGTATATGTGGAAGACATCCCATTAGAACAAAAACCTTTAGTCCCAATAAGTAACACTGTTATTCTTACAGAAGGAGTTTTTGAGTGGAAAATTACCCATCCTGTTAAAATTGAATACAAGAGAACTGATTGTACTCTCAATTTGTATTTTAATGATAAGTTAAATCCTGATAGATATTTATATTTTGATATTACAAATGACAAATTAAGTCTAAACGATAATTTTAAAATACAGCAAGGACTAGATGAGTGTTTAAATCCTCTCTACATTAATGAATTAGATGTAAGTAAAACTAATTGGTATCCAACTCTAAGTGTTCCTACAAGCAAAATAAACGCTGTTAATGGAGGAAATTTAAAAGCTGGTGTATATCAAGTGTTGTTTGCTTATTCTACAAGTAAAGGAATAGCTCTTAGCAACTACCTATCTGCTTCCAACCCTTTTTCTATTAAGACAAAGATAACAACTGTTGCTACAGATTATCTTACAACAAAAGCCCTCAAAATTAAAATAGAAAAAGCAAATGCTAAATATCAATATTTAAATTTAGTGATAGCTGAAACTATTAGTGGATTTACTACATATAAATTAGCAGCAACACTTCCTACAAGTGTAAAAGAATACATCTACACAGGTAATGAAAAAACTATTATTTTAACAGAATCCGATGTATTTGCTCAATATCCTTATTACAAATTTAGTGAAGACATTGCTATAGCAAACAACATTTTATTCAAATCAAATCTCACTGAATTTACTAAAATAAATATACAAAGAATTGCTAATAAATTATCTGGAAAACTAAAATGGGTGAGTGTTGCTTTAAAAGAAGGAGATTTTGCTATTCCTGAAATAGCTCAAAAATATAGAGCTTATTTGAGAGATGAAGTGTACCCTTTTGGAATACAGTTGATTTTTGATAGAGGAGAGTATACACCTACAGGAGTTATTCCTGCAAGAACTTCTACTTCATTTGATAATGCATATGTAATAAATACCCCTAATATACAGGATATAGTAGAAGATGGAGAAAATTGCAACATTACTCAAAAGAAAAGATGGCAAGTATATAACACAGCTTCAAAAACCATCACCCACCCTTTAATTTATGACGAGTGTAATCCCTCTATTTATGAAGAAGGTGAATTTGCTTATTGGGAATCTACTGATTTATATCCAAACAATCCTGAAATATGGGGAGAACTTTGTGGTAAACCAATTAGACATCATAAATTTCCTGATGCATTAATCACTAATTTTCACAATGGAAACACAGATGTTTCTGTAGGGTTTGATGAAAAGAATTTTATTTTTCCTTTAGGTGTAAAGCTTGATGTTAATATAAACAGCATATTAGATGAAGCTTTAACAGAAGGATTGATAGATGAAGAAACACGTAATTCTATTATAGGGTGGAGAATTGTAAGAGGAAACCGATTTGGAAATGAAAGTGTGGAAGCAAAAGGACTTCTTTATAATACATTTGATTTTCAAGATGAAAAAGAAACATACACTTATCCCAACTACCCCTTTAATGATTTAAGAAGAGATAACTTCTTAATGAAAAGAAAAGCTGATGCTCAAACAGTATTTGATTTACTATTTAATCCTGATAATGTATTTCAAAAATACACTCCTAATAGAAAATACACATTTCATTCTCCTGAAACATCTTTTAACTCTCCTTCATTAGGAAACATTCTTAAATTAGAATCAGAAGAATACGGAACAGCTAAAGGATTTTTTAATCAATGTGAAGACCAAGCAGAGTATAAACTTTTATCTCAAGCTCATTACAACCTTGCTATCATCTTAGGTACAATCTTAGGAGAAGCTGTAGAGTTTGATGATGGAAGTGGTCAAGCTTCTAATATGGGACAGGGAATAGGTGGTATAGTGGGGGGTGCTATAGGAACTGCTATTGCTCCGGGAATTGGTACATCTATAGGAAGTGGATTAGGAGGAATATTAGGAGGACTTGTTGGAGGAGCTATTTCTAAAAATAACGACTTGGAAGATTTTTGGAGAGCAAATGTAATTCTTTCTCAATGTGAAAAAATTCTTCAATTATTTACACTTCTCGCTAAAGGGAAGAACTATGCTTGGCAATATCAGGCTGTAGGTAAATACAGTAATTCTAAAGTGGTTCCTAATAACGGAAATAAACAAAGAGAGATTCTTACATCAGGGTATTTAACTCCTTCTAAACAAACTATTTCCTCAACAAATACAACGACATTCTTTAATAATCAAGATAGAGAATCAAGTGTTTATTTAGAATTAAAACAAGATGTTTCTATTACATCTGTTCAGGACACCTCTCGTTTCACTGTAAGAACTTCCTCTAAAGGATGTAGTCTCCAAGCTAATGAAGAAGTAGTTTCTACTGTAAGCTCTTATTATGGAGCTATAAAAAGAAATATTCTAAATCAATATGGTAATGTATTCTCAATTCAATGGTTTCCTACATCTGATGAGATTGCGTCACTAAATAGCAATATCATTACATTTGGAGGAGATACATTTATTGGAAGAATGAGCTTGAAGAGAAAACATTCTTTCTTCTCTCGTACAGCTTTTAAATTAGCTGATGGTACAGAAATATTTTATGAAGATTATCCAAACATAGCACATCCTACATTCTTTTTTAATACAAGATGGAACGATGATAGTTTGGTAAACTTTACAAATGTTGATGATAATCCATTGATGAAGATGGTGATAAATGCTTTATATACTGGAGAAGTTCCTGATAATATAATTAACAATGTTGTAAATGTTCCAAGAGATGAACCCAATCCTTTATTGTTATTAATTCCTGCAATTGGTATTCCTTTATTTACTTATAAAAAATGGTTACAACCTAATGTACAATTAGCAGCATACTTAGCAGATATTGGAGGATTCTTTAGGGGTAGCTTACTTTCTCCTTATAATTTTATAAGACCTCCAAGATATTTATTAGATTGTTTTGGAGATAGTTTTGGTAATTTACTTCCCGGAAGTAATTCTACATGGTTTAATCTATCCCCTGTAGATGGGAAAATGTATTTATATTCTTATGGTATTCCTTATTTCTTATGTGAATCTTCTGTTAATTTAGATTTAAGACATCAAGAAGATGATTTACAAAAAGCATTCTATCCTGCTCAATCTAATCTAAATACATGGTTACAGGAAAAATATGTATCTTCAAAAGAGAATAATTATTATAGTTATAATAGAGATTACTCAAAGCAGAATAAGGAGCAGCTAATTGGTATTAACGACATTAACTTTTCTCCTTATGAAGATTGTAAAATAGAAAGACCTAACAGAGTTATATTTTCTCAACAAGGAGCAGAAATAGAAGATAATGATTTAAAAGATAGTTACTTAAATTTTAAAGCTTTAGATTATTTTGATTTTGGATTAAAAAATGGAAAATTAATTGCAATTAATGCAATTGAAAATGAAAAAATACTTGTAAGATTTGAAAATGGCAGTAAATTATTTAGTGCTTATCAAACTATAAATACAGATGTAAACACTATTGCAATATCTAATGGAGATTTATTTAAATCAAGACCAATGGATTATGCAATAACAGATTTAGGATATTTGGGAACACAACATGAAGCTTTTGTTTCTACACCATTTGGACATGTTTCAGTAGATGCTAAAAGAGGACAGGTGTTTCAATTCAATATGAATGGTACATCTCCAAGTGAAATCTCTAATAAAGGAAGGAAAAATTGGTTTAAACAAAATCTACCATTTACAATTAGTAAATATATAGAAGGTGTTCCTACAGATAACTCCTATCTAGGAATTGGAATATTATTGCATTACGATAGTAGGTTTAACAGATTGTTTCTTACTAAACTAGATTACCAACCTCTAAACTCTTTAATAAGATATTCAAGTGGTAAATTTTATGTAGAAAATGTAGAAGTGTATTTACAAGATAAAGAATATTTCTGCAATAAATCATGGACTACAAGTTATAATTTCTATACACAAAGTTGGGTAAGTATGCACTCTTTTACACCAAACTTCTATATAGCAAATCAAAACTGGTGGATGAGTGGATTAAATGGAAATGGAATGGGAGCTTCAAGTGTGTGGACTCACAATCTTACCAACAAATCTTATCAGGTGTATTATGGAAAACTGCATCCATTTATTGTAGATGTAAGAGCTTCTCCTTCTATTCAAAATAAAAAGGTAATTGCTGTGGAATATTATCTTGATGTAGTGAGGTTTCATAGAGAGTTTGATAAAACTTATGTAAAAGATAAAGGGTTTAATAAAGCTGTAGTAAGTAATCGTTACCAAACTACAGGGTTGTTATTTCTAAAACCCAACGATAAAACTCTATTACATCAATTCTTAGAATACCCCAAACCCACTTTAAAAGGAACAGAGATTCTTGTTAATAAATATAAGAATGGTTATCAGTTTAATGATATACTTAATAAAGCTAAGAATGATGAGAATAATCTACCAATTTGGATTAGTTCCTGTAATAATGTAGAGAAATTCGTAAATTTAGCTGCTGTAAACACATTAGATAATAAAATAAGTAACAAATATATTGAAGGACAGGAATTAGAAGTGAGACTTATTAATGATGAAGTTTCAAATAAAAAGATTATATTTAAAGGATTAAAAATAGAAACAACATGAGTTTTTGGGATGAATTAGAAAATGAAGAAGATGCAGATTGGGAGGATGATGGATGGGATGATTCTCTTGATATAGCTATGGAAGAACCAGAGGAAGATTTTGGTTTTAATTCAGATGAAGAAGAAGAAATAGAAGATTCTTCCTATATTTCTGCACCTACATATCAAGGAGGAAATTCTTTCACAGATGATATTGTAAGAAAAGAATCAGGAGGTAATTATAAAGCTACAAATCCTAATTCTTCTGCTGCTGGTAAATATCAATTTCTTTGGGATACTTGGGGAAAAGAAATAAAAAATGTTACAGGTGTTTCTTCTAAACAGGAGTTTTTAAACAATCCTCAAGCTCAGGATGCTTTCTATAATGATTATTATGTTCCAAACAAAATGCTTCCTGCTGTTGATAGAATCAAAAGAAAAACAGGAACAAATATGTCTAATGAACAACTTGCAAAACTTTATCACTTTAGAGGAGAACAAGGAGCGTTAGATTATTTATCAGGTAAATTGAAAGATAAACCTGAAGAATATAATTCTAGTATTTCTGATTATATAAAACAATATGGAGGTTCTACTTATGTAAACAAAGAACAGAAAATACCTTTTATAGAACCTTCTAAAAGTACAACAATCCAAAAGGATTTACTAAAAGCAACTACTCCGGGATGGGAAATTAATAATTTTGAAGATTATAAATATCTTACTCCAACACATCAGGAAGAGATTAAAAATAAAATAAGTGCTAAAAATACAATGTATGATTTAGCAGGACATCCTAATATTGGATTTTTAGGAGAAGAAAGTGAAAGTCTTGTTAGTAAATTAGAAAAACCCTTTATGGGAAAAGGAAGAGCTAATTATGATTTACTTACTAATACTATTAATGTAAAACCCAATTCAGGATTTTTTCCTGAAATAGCACATACAGTAGATGGAAATGTAAATTATAGTGGAGCAGGAATATTCTCTGATATTATAAGACCTTTTAGTGATATTTATAATGATGGATATAGTTATGAATATGGAACTCACAAAATTGTAGAACCTGAGTTAAGAAAAACTTATAAATGGATTTCTGAAGGAGGAGCTAAAGCTAATAATGAAGCTTTAAGACCTTATGCAAAAAAACAGTTTGGAGGAGGACAATCATATAATCCTCAATATTATAATGAAAAAGGTGAATTAAAACGAAATCAAGGAAGTTTATTAGGAGAGGATTTACAATTTCAAAATTATACGAATTATGAACCCCCTGTTTCTATTCCAAATAATGATGAAAATAATCAACTATATGATTTTGGATTTGTAGAAAAAATTCCCGATATTTACAACAATGTTTCCAGTTGGATGAAAAATAAAGGTAGTAGAGTAGCTCAGGGAGTAAGTGGGTTTTTAGATACTACCAATGATTATCTCTCTGATATTGAAACCACAAAGAAATACAGGAAAATGTCTGAATATATGAATCAAAGCAGATACTTTCCAATTAATCAAACTGTAAACAACGTTCCAATTTTTACATAAAATGCAAGAAAATATTAATTTAAAAGAACCTACTGCGGAAATAGAATTTGATTTTATTGCTGAAGATTTGGAATATGATATGTTCACCAAAAAAGAAGAAAAGCTTCTTGCTAAAATGGGAGTGTTAAAAGACCTTCTTGCTGCTGGTGTAGCTATTCCTTTTCAGGAAGGAATTCAATACAATCCTATTATTGTAGATGATATGTATAGAAATCAACTACAGGATATGTTAATGGCTCTTACAAAAAACTTTTTAGGAAATGCAACTAAAACCAAGTAAACAGTTGACAAGTGTAGAACTTATTTCTAAACTGTTTCATACAAGAACACAAGTTCATATATTTCATTTACAAACTAATTCTTACGCTGCTCACAAAGCTTTGGATGAATTCTATAATGGAGTATTAGATTTTGCAGATAGTATAGCAGAAGCTCTGCAAGGAAAAGAAGGAATATTAAAAGGATATAAATCTGAACCTTTTATTGAAAATAATACCCCTATTCCTTTTTTGGAAGATTTAAAAAGGGTATTAGAAGCCTATAGAACTTCTCTTCCTACAAATTATGCAAACATAGATAATGAAGTGCAATCATTAATTACATTAGTAGATACAACAATATACAAACTAAAGTTTCTAAAATGATTGATAAGTATAATTATTTAATCAATAGTAAAGTTGGAAAATTAACAATACTTTCTTTAGAAAAGAAGGAAAAGAAATCTTATATACATGTTAATTATATTTGTGATTGTGGTAAGGTTGGGTCTACAAGAGTTTACAATATATTAAATAAACCTAATATTAGTTGTGGATGTAACATGACACTTTCTAAAATTAAATATGATTATAACGAAAACATTTTTAAAACACTAAACACAAAATCAGCATATACTTTAGGTTTACTTTACTCTGATGGGTGTTTGGTTAAAAATAAAAACGAAGTAAAATTAGTATTAGTTAATGATTTTGAAATACTTGAAAAATTATCTATGTTTATATTAAATGGTATAAAAATAAAAACAAGTTATAATTCTTATAATAATGTAATGTATGATTTTAATTTTTGCAATAGTACAATATATAAGGATTTGTTAAGTTGGGGGTTGTACCCTGCAAAATCTAAAACATTAAAAATACACCCAGATTTAAAATTCAATTCTCATTTTTGGAGAGGGGTAATAGATGGAGATGGCAGTATTAATTATAAAGTTGACCCTAAAAATGAAAAATATTCTTATTCTAGTGTAGAAGTCTGTGGTACAATTGATGTTTGTCAAAGTTTTAAAGATTTTTGTTCTTCTATAATTAATGTAGAAAACATCAAAATAAATAAATCCAAAAAAATTGAAAATTTTGGAGTTTTTAGAGTCTGTGGTAAAAGAATTGTACCTATTCTTAATAAAATATATGAAGAACATGAAGAATTTTTTATGACTAGAAAAAGAGAAAAGTTTGATGAATATTTACAACATTTAATAAAAAATAAAAAATAATATGAAAACCCCCACAATAAAAATTCCAGCAAAGTTTGAACCAAAACCTATTCCTACCAAACCAATGAAATATGGTGGAGCAGGAATGAAAAAATCTAAAGGAAAATGTTAGAAGAATCAGAAGATATAACTATTAATTTTTTCACAAATTATGGATTTTCATATCTATACTTTGATGAAAAAGATGGAGAGAAGGAATATGTGTTTGAACACCCATCTAAAGAAGATAAGAATTGGCAATATACAGCTACATACTATTGGCCTTCTAATGATTTAAATATTGTGAAGGAACACAAATACAGTAAAGACCCTGTTTGGTATTCTGTTTATGATGGAAAATTAGATAAAATAGATGATTTAAAACATATTAAAAGATTGGTGTTGGTTTAAATTAAAAAGCTCCCTAAATAAGGAGCTTTTCTTTTATAATAAAAACCCTCTTATCCAGAAGATAAGAGGGAAAAATCAAACACAAAATATGAATACACTAAATTTTAAAAGGGTTCCAGTTTCACTAACATGCTATTGTTTCGACTGGGGATGTAGGAAACTGGAGATACAAATGTACAATAAAGAATTAGTAATGTCAAGTTTTTTCTAAATTATTTTTACACTTCTAATTCTTGATGAACAAAATCATAAGCTTTCTCTTGTTTCTTTAAATCAGATTTTAGCTTATTTAAAGCAGTAAAGAATTCTCCAGCAGGAATGTAACTCCCCTGTTTAATATTTCCAAGTACACCTGTATAAGCTACTACAGGAGTAAAACTTTCCATTAATTCAATTAGTTTCTTTTCCATTTTGTTCTGCTATTTGTAACTGTTTTAATATCCAAATTTCATCTTGCATACATTCAATCTCTATTTGTAATTGTTTAATCCTATCTGTAATAGATACTGGTTTTTCTTCTTGGAAAAGAATTGTATTATAAACTTTATTTTGAATCGTCATCTTGTATATATTTAATTGTGTAGTTTACATCTAATAGTTGAAGAGCTTTGTAAAGTCCTCGTAATACATATTTAGCATCATTTCCATTCATATTAAAAATTGTTTCAAAATCATTATCATTTAAATACTTTACTTTTATTTTCCAATAATAATTAAAATCTTCAGTTACAAATATTTCCATATTTACTATTTATTTTAATTAACTATTATTATTTTCTATCTCTTATTGTTAAATTTAAACAAATTTACAATTTAGTATAATGCAAAACAAATTTAATTTTCAGGTATTAGCTGAAAAAGGAGAAATCTATAAAACTCCCCAAGGAAATCTCAAGCAAATTTCTAATAAAGCACCCTCACATGATGATACTATACAAATATTACCTGACGGTAATACAAAGAAAGCTGCTACAGGAGGTGTTGTTTTAAATGATGCTCATTCTGTTCTATCAGATAGTTACACCCAAGTAATGAATGGGGATAGGAATAACTCTGAAATGGAACAAGCTGTAAGAATTTCTAAAAAGGAAGGGAATGACCACTTTCAAGATAAAGGGTTTGACCCAACTTTAAAATCCAGTGTTTCTCCATCTAAATTCTTTTTAAAAGCTGAAGAGGAAGTAAATAAGCAAGCAAAGAAACTTTCTCGTCCTATATTAACAAAAGATAAATTTGCATTTAATTCTAAAAAAGCTAATGAAGCTTTAAAAAATGCTTTACCAACTAGTGAAGAATTGTATGAATGGGTATTTCAAATACAAGAAAGTAAGAAACAATATAGTGATGTAGATTTTAATGTAGATGTGGCTCAATTTGGAAGAAGACCTATTATAGTAAATAATCCTAAAGACCCTAGATTACAAGGGTATAAGGATAGTTTGTTTATCTATAATCAAGAACAAAAATACAACAATTTGTTAAAGAAATTGTCTTCTACTTATAATATTTTTGATAGAGGAAAACAAATAGATAAACTTGTAAATAGTAGCGATTTTAAAAAAAACATACAATTACAGGAAAAACTTGATTACGAATTACCTAAAGATAATTTCTACATCTTCACAGATAAGGGTAGAGATTTTGCAACAATACCAACAAAGCCTAAACAAGAAATAGTGTATCAACCTAAAAAAAGTTATATAAATACTTATGGTTATAAAGAAGAAAAAGAAGGAAGTAACACTAAGTTTTATGATAAACCAGAGTATGAAAAAAAATACCCTCCTATTTATGTCACAAATCCTAAAGACCCTAGAATAGGTCGTTACACAGAAGAGGGAAATCAAATATTATATAAAACACCTGCTTTTAAAGAAAAAAACACATTTAAAAAAGAAAGAACCTCTGCAATAGAGCTAATTAATGAAGAACCAATTCAAAGTGAGCATTCTTTAAGTTTTGAGCAGATTAATTTACCAGAAGAGCAACCTTTTATTTTTCCTAAGCAAAAACAATATACGTCAGGACAACAATCTTATGAATTAAATGATGATTATTTACAAAGACTTCATCAAGAAAATGTAAAAGGAATAAAACAAACTCCAAAATTAATAAGAAATCAATTTGGAGGAGAACAAGAAGATATGGGATTGTTATACAATTTAGGACATACTGTACCAGAGGACAAAAAACAATTAATAAAAAATAGTACAGAAAATGAATTTGCAAGAAGTTTTGGACAACAATATTTTTCTTTTAAACCTGCTAAAATTAAAAATGAAGATTTTTTATACGGATTAAACTACATGTCTAATTTTCCAAACATATTAAAATTAGAAGAAAGCGATTTAAAAAATCAAAACGTAAGAAGAGCCGGGTATCTACCTATTGATAATACAATAATTTTGCCAAAAAAAGGACAATTTAAAAATAGTTTTTTACCAGAATTAGCTCATGCTTATCAGTACAACTCTCCAAATCCTAATATGTTTGGTAAATGGGACGAAGTACCGTATTCAAGTGCTTCTGAATATGATGCAAGAGAGTACTCAAGAGAGGGTTCGTTAGAAAATCAAGCACATTATAAAATAGATAACTATTTTGATGATGTGGTATTTAGTGAAAAAGAAGGATTAGAAAAGTATAAAACTTTACTTAATCATGACAATAATAAAAACAAAATTTTAAGAGAGCTATATCATCCTTCTCAAACAGTAACAAAAGAAGAAAATGCTCAAATTATGTTAGAAGCAGAAGAAAATTGGAAACCCAATACTCCCTATACATATATTAGTAGAGAAAAAAGAAAAGAATATGAATCTGATATTAAAAACAAAAATCAAGAAATATTTTTAAAGGGCAGAAGAAAACAATTTGGAGGAACGAGTACAACGAGTAATCCACTATTTAAATATTTATGAAATATCTTTTAATTTTTTTACTACTTACAAATTGTGCTAAATCAATTACACAAAAAGAAATAGAAGAATTAAGAAAAGAAAATAGGAGAATGGCAAGAGAATTTGTAAATATATCCAGAACACATTCAGAGTTTGTTTATAAATATAAAAGAAAACTTGCAGAAAAAGACACTATTATTTCCTACCTTAAATCAAGAAAAAGAAATGCTAATAGAAGAATACAAATACCTACAGATGATTTCTCCTACTAAACTGTTTAAGAATAAGAGAGAAGTGACGGAATTCTTACAAATTCCTTCTACAATTCAAGATTTAGAAGCATTTCTAAAACAATGTGAAGAAGAAGAATTGTATGGATATTGTGCTTTAATAAAAAACAAAATAGATGAAAAAATCAAACAGCAATATGAGATATAAAAAGATGCAAATGGGTGGAGAGCAGGAACAAATCTTGCAATTTCTACAACAATATGCACAGGAAAAAGGAATTGACCCACAAGCATTAATTGCAGATTTTCAACAAGCTACTCCTGAACAACAACAGGAATTTCTTGCTCAATTACAAGAACAGGAAACAGAAATGCAATATGGGGGAGCACATTATAATAAGAATTTAAATTACATTCTTCCTAATTCTATATTAGACAGAAAAAACAAAGATGTTGAAGAACCTACCTTTAAACTAAAAAGAAAAGAACTCCAAGGAGATAGAAGAAATGGATATGCTGCTTATGAACAAGATGGTGATATTTATATGAATAATATTAATGATGAACCATTAAAGCAACACGAAACTTTTCATTATTTAAGAAGTAAAGGGTATTTTTCTCCAAGAGAACAAGCAATTGAAGATGAATTATTAGATGGTTCAATCTACTCTCCATTAGATAAAAATAAACTTAATACTGATGTTTATTCTCCAGAAGAACTTGCTGCTCGTTTTCATTCTATAAGTGGGTATTTACCTAATAATTATAAAGAAGAGGATTTTAAAAAACTTTGGGAAACAGGAAAAGATTCACAAATACAAGATTTAAAACAAGTGATACCTTATGATAAAGCTTTGTATTATATGAACAATTATCATCCTTCTAAAATGCAAATGGGAGGAAATTCTTTTAACGTTAACAACGCAAAATCTTCTGGTAAAAAAGCAGTTTTGAAACAAGCTAACTGGCTAAATGATTGGTATGGTACAAGAGATATAGTAACAGAACCTATTAAACTTACCTCTGATGTATTTAACTATGAATATTATCCTAATCCTGAGACAAGACCTAAAGAAGTAAAAGATACAGTACAAGAATTAGAAGAAACGTGGGGATTTGAACCCGGTGGATATAGTGATAAAAATGTAAGTGTCTTTTTATCAAATCCTGCTAATACTACAAACCCTATACATGAATTTACACATGCAATTGACAGAAAGCATGGAAATTTTGGAACTAAAACTACTCCCAACATATTAAAACGGTTATATGATGAATTATTTGGAAATGATTTAAAAACTGATTATAGAAAACTGAAGATAAAGCCATTAAAAGAACATAAATATTATACAAATCCACAAGAGTCTTATGCAAGATTAAATGAACTTAGATATACATCTGGATATGAACCTAATTATAAACCTACTATAGAAAATATTCAAACACTTAGAAAAAAGAATAAAAGGAATAAATTATTTAAGCATTATGATGATAATTCTATTATGCAAATGTGGAATGGGTTATCTTCTAATGATTTTACATCTCCTACAATAGATAATCCTATGTTACAACAAACAGCAAAGTTTGGAATCAAAAACAAAATTCCAAGAAGTGAAAAAGGAATGTATGAATTTCCAAATCAACCTGTGGTAGTTCCTACAAGAGGTACAGGTAACATCACTATGTCAGGAATTAATTACCCTGTAGAAGCTTATAATGCCAACACAATGGAGTATTTAGATTTAATGCAACCTAATCAGGAATATCAATTTGATGGTGTAGATGATGTGTTAGAAATTCCACAAGCTAAATTTGGAATTCAGAAAATGCAAGCAGAAGGAAAAGTAAGAATAAAAAAAACAAGTAATGGTAATTTTATAGGAGATGATGGTTATGAGTATGGATACGATAAAAATAAAAATCAGTTTTATAAAATAAACAAATTTACAGAAGTTATTGTTCCAAATAATGCTATCGAAGTTGTAGATTTTAACTTAACACAAGAAGAAAAAAATAAATTTTTAAAAAATATTTTACCAGAAGTTCAAATAAAAGGAAAAAAACCAAAAGCTACTGATTATTTTCAAAAACCTATAACAAAATTTCCAAACAGTTTTAATCTTTCTTATAATGCTGTAGACAGTACATCTAATTATTCAGAAAATACTCCTGTAGAAGCTATTGGTAATTCTAATTTAAGAGTAGGAGACAAAGTGGATACTGTTGGAAGAACTCCTGTAAAAAACTTTGAAACTGCAAATAAGAATCCTTTAAAAGAAGATTGGGTAAACGAATGGGGTGAGGTTGACTCCTCTTTTAAAGACAAATCTTTTGAACAACAACAGAAGTTTGCAAAAAACTATATAAAAAGTTATTATCCTGAATATTATAATGGATTAAGTAAAAGTTTTAAAGGATTTAATATTGATAAAATGACATCTGATAAGAAATTTGGAAATATAACAAATCAATTAAGACCTTCTTTAATTACAGGAAATATTAATAATTTATCTAATCATAAGTTATCTGATTTAAATTTTTTTGAAACAGACCCCACAAACCCAGAAGACGGAATTGGAATTTTTCCTATTGTAAAATCCTCTTCTCCTTTTCCTGTATTAGAAGATACACCTTATTTACTTGATAGACAAAAAGAAGATATTCCTTTAGAATTAAAAAATTTAGGTAAACTTGACACAAGAGATTATTCTTCTCAATATCTTTCTAATGCTAAATTAAGAAATAATAGAGTGATGGCTCCTTATTTTAGAAGAAGTGATTTAGCTCTTCCAGAATTATATCAGGAAGATGTATCTCCTTATCTTGGAAATATTAATCGTATGGTGAGAGGAGCAATGCAAAATATAAATTCTAACTCAACTGTAGGACAAGCTGCTTATCAGCAATTAGCAAGTAATGCTGCATTTCAATCTAATGCAGTACAAGGTCAAGTTGCTAATAGAAATTTAGAGAGAAAGATTACTTGGAATAATACAGTTGCAGGAATTAAATCTCAACAATCACAAATAGATGATGCTAACAGAGCAGGATATACAGATGATTGGATGAAAACATTAGCTGCAAAGGATAACGTGGACAATCTTATAGACTTACAAGCTGCTCAATTTAAAATGAATAAGCAAAGAGAGGGAAATCAAAATATGATGAATGCAGCTATAAGTAGTATGATAAATCCTAATTATGATTTGCAGATTGATAATGAAGGAAACATCTTATATGGAATAAAGCAAGGGCAGAAATTTAAAAATTCCTATGTTAGTAAATTTGGTTTAAAAACAAAAGCTCTCTATTAGAGAGCTTTTTTATTATTCTTCCTGTAGTTTAATTATTTTATTTATCTCTTCATCAAATGTTGCTTCTTCTATAATGAAGTTTTGATATTCTTTACCGCAACAGGATGTATGACAATTACAGTATTGTACATCAGAAGCACAACTCATTGATAAAATAGGGTTTATTACTTTAAAAGTTATATTCAATTTATAACCTTTTCTTTCAATATATTTACAAAAGTAATTATCTATAACATTCATGAATCCTTTTGATTCCAAGAACTTTCTTGTTTGAATATAACTCTCAGATGAAGCATTATAATTTTTCTTTTGTCTATTAGCAAAATATTGCATTCTTGCTAATTTACCTTTCATTATATTATAATCTGTATCAAAAAATACTCTGTCTTCCTTATTTCGTTCATATTCCTGAACTAAATTATAAACATTTTTATCAAACCATTTTTTAGATTCCATATTATAAAGATTTTAATCTTTCAAGTACATCTTTTGGTGTATGTCCATCAAATTCAAATAAAGCTTTATCCACTTCACGAATTTTAAACAGCTCCCAATCTTTAGCTTTATAATGATTGCTAATCAGTCCTGTTGGTAATAGAGCAGAAACTATAAACCATTTCTTTTCTTTTTCAAAACAATATTCTCCATCATAATGTTTCCATGATTTATGAACAAAATAATCATATTCATCTACAGCAAGTGTGTTAAACAAAGCAGCATTATACATTTTTCTAAATTCGTATAATTCTTCAAATGAATGCCATCCATCGCTTATTCCATCTGTAGGAATCTGAAAGAAATTAATTAGCTTATTAATCATTTCAGCATTTAACTCATCAATATCAATTTCAATCTTGTTGTTTACTATTTTCATTATGATAAGGTTTAAAGTATTGTTCAAATTCTTGAAAAAGTCCTGATGATAGATTTTGAATATGTGCATAATCCATCCAATAGTATTTTTCTTTATAAAACAACCTTATAATAGGGTAGTAGGTAAAACTAAAATTATCATCAGATAGATTTAATGCAAAACTATTTAAATAGTTCTCAATAGATTGAGGAAATTCTACAGGAAAAAGTAAAATATTTTTATGTATCACTTCATCTATTTTAATACAATACATAGGATAGGAAATTGTTTCTCCTTTAATAGTACAATCAATTAGTTCTATTTTCATTTTTTAAAATTTTAATGATTTCTTCAAATGTTTTATTTTCAAATTTGAGATTCTCTGGAAGAATATAACCTTTTTTATAATGCTCAGCTACTTCCTGTATTATTTTTTCAAAATCTTTTAATGTACTTTTTACAGGAATTCTTCTTGTATATCCTGTAGCTCTATCAAGAACAGTAACATCAGATTGATATAGGTGCTCTTGATAAACATCTATACCATTTAATTTATATGTATCAAACATATTATTCTGCATTAGGATTTAGTTGAATCCAAGTTCCATCTGAATTTCTTTCAATAGAATTTTCATCAGTTTCTATTATTGGTATATTTGAAATTGCTAAATTAATTGGTTTTGCTATCACTTCTAAAACTCTTTCAGAAATAGTAGGAACAGAAATAGATTTTTTACGTGGCATGTTATTTATTGTTTTATGCTCAAAATTAATGATTTATATTTATAATTCAAAATAAATCTAGAAATATTTAAGGTAATACAAATTCTAATTAGAACTGTTAAATTACAGATTCTACACCTATTTTTGTTTCTTAATTCTAACAATTATACGTTAGAACATCTAATGAAAAATAATTAGAAATAAAATGGTAAGTAAATATTCAGCAGGAATTCCTATTCTTCAACCCATTTCTACAATGGACACCTCTCCTTTATATTCTGCTGTTTCTAAAAAACAGGAACAATATGATAGAGGATTTCTCACTGTACAAAACAACCTTGATAAATTAGCTTCTACAACAGATTTGGTAAAGAAAGATGATGTAGAAATGTTTAGTAGAAAAATGCAAGCTAAAGTAGAAGGCTTGAACTCTTTGGGAAATACAGATTTAAGTGATGTGAAATTAGCTTCTTCTCTTGCTTCAGATGTTAATTCTATAGCAAATGATAAAGAAGTGAAGGATGCTGTATCTTCTACAGTTCAATATAGAAAATGGATGAAGTCTTGGGACAATATTCAAAATAACCCTAAGTTTGCTCAATACAATTCTCCTATTAATTATCAATATGATTTAGAGAAGAAAGTGATGCCTTGGTTAAACAATCAAACTAAGAATTTTACTGATAGTTCTCCTACATATTTTTTTGACCAGAATGCAGAACTTCTTAAAACCATTAAAGAAATCAAAGGAAGTAGTATTCCCACAACAGATGGTAAATATATTGTAAATGGAAAAAGAGTAACACCAGAACAATTACAACAAATTGCTTATGATAAAATCTTAACAGATAATAGATTTCAAAAGCAGATGGATGTAAATGCTTGGTATGATGTTAAATCTAAAACTCCACAACAAATAACAGAAAGAGCTTTAGCTTTAAAAAACGCAGCTATTGAAAATTACAGTGAAAGAATGACTTCCACTGTTAATAAAATGCTGTTAGATAGAGCAGAGAACAAAGATGTTTCTGAATCTGAAATATTTTTACAAAGAGGAGAAGAAGCCCTCAAACAATTAACAGAAGAAAAAGAAGCATTGTTAACTGGAAAAATTGATATACAACAATTAGCTTTACAAAACCAAAGAGATGGATTATTAGATTTTGCAGCAAGACAAGCTTGGAGTGACCAAAAACTTACAGCTGACCCTTATGGTGTTCTTAAAAAGAGAGAAGAAAGAACTGATGCAAGATTTCAAGCTACAATGGATTATAATGCTCAAAAAGACACTTTAAATTTTCAACTTAAACAAAGAGAATTAGATATTAAAGCACTTAAAGCTACAGGAAAGCTTCCTCAAAACGGAGTAGGAATGTTAGAAGCTTATGGAGGAACCTACACAGCACCTTCTTCAGGTGTGTTATCAGACCCTGATGCAGACTATATTGATAACTATAATAATGAGATTGCTTCTAATTTAAAAAGAGGAGATGAACTAATAAAAGACACTGTAGTAAATATTCTTACGACTAATGGGTACTTTAATGCTGCTGCTAAAGTAAAAACTTCTACTTCAATAGGAGAAGTTACAGGGGTTATAAATAGAGATACAAAAAAAGATGCAAAAGGAATAGAAATAAGAAGACTCTATAATCAGGTGAGACAAAAGTGGATAGATATAAGAGATGGAAAAGATGATGGTGCTTATTTTATAGCTAATCCTGATGTAGCAAAAGCAATGAATCAAGCTCAAAAGGAGTTTGTAATGGCTGCTGATTTATCAAAGTTGTATAAAGATACAGAAGATGCTATATTAAAAGAAAGAAAAATAAGCAGAGCAGAATTAGAAAAAGCTAAAGTGCAAGATTTTTCAAGAGAACAATATGAAATAGAAAAAATGCAGTTTGATAAAAACCTAGCTTCAGCAGGAGGAAAAGGTACTCCAAGATTTGCAGAATTTGATGTGTGGAAAGCTAATAAAAGAAAAGTTGCAATTAATGAAAAAACACCTTTAGCTGAACTAAACAAAAGACTTGCTAAACACGAAACTTCTAAAAAGTTATTTTATAACATCACTCCTAATAAAGACTTAATGAAAACTGAAAAAGGAGATTATTCTTGGGGAGCGTTAACTAATGGTATTCTTGATACAGCTTTGCAAGAAGGAGTAAAACTTACAGGAAAAGAAGGAACATTTCCTTTATGGGGACAACAATTAGGAAAACTTGCAGAAAAAAATGCAGATGATTTAAAAGATGTTGAAATAGATAATGTACTATCTGTTTCTTCTCAAGGACTTGCTACAGTGAAATTTAAAAAAGGAAGTGGAGATAATGCAGAAACTATTGTTGGTGTTGTACAGCTTAATCCTGCTCAAACAGCTTTATGGATGGGAAACAAAAACACTGATACAAGATTTTCTGATATGATAAAAAGAAATAAAACATCAGGAGCTTTAAATACAACATACAAAGGGATAGTGGTTCCTTACGAAATTGGTTATAATCCCAGTTCAGATAGTTTTCAAGTAATAATTAGAAGAGGAAATAATCCAAGACCCTTAAAACAAGGTCAAGAGATTTACACATCTAAAAGAGCAGAAGAATTGGAAGTAGCTATAGAAGAACGAATGCAGGAAATTCATCAAATGTTTATTGCTAAAAATATTCCTAAAGATAAATGGGTGGATATGGCTGCTGATATTCTTACAAATACAATTAATTCTGACTCTAACGCTTACAAATAATGCCAGAACCTATTATACCAAATTTTCCTAACATACCTCTTAGTTTTCCTGCACCACAAGCAGATAAAACAAAACTTATTGTTCCTTCAATAGGAGGAGTGAGAGGAAAAGAAGACCTACTTACATCCGCACAAAAATTAGCTAATACTCCTTTTAAAAAGAATAATGAGTTTAACACACCTTATTCAGAAGTGAGTAAGGAAGACCTTGCTCGTTATCCTAATGAAACTGTATTTGAGAGTATAAACACCAATCCTTCTTATGAGGATGCGATGAGAAACACTCAATCAGAAACAGAAAGAGCTTGGAACACCACTAAGGTGTTTGGAGCAAATGCTGCTTCTATGTTTACTACAGGACTTGCTACAATTCCTAATGTTATAGGAAGTGTGATGAACAACACTATAGGAGAAACAGAGTTTGGTAAAGAGTTTAATTTGGGATATGATAGTGGAGTAAACAAATCTCTATTTGAATGGAGAGATGAGATAGAAGCTCAAAACAGAAATTATAAATCAGATTGGGCAAATAATCACTGGATACAAAATCTTCTTCCTTTTATTGGAGATGGGGGATTTCAAGAAGCTGTTAAATCAGCAGGGTATGGATTGGGTGTAGCTGCTGAAATGTATTTAACAGGAGGACTTAGTAAAATATTAGGAGTTGGTACAGCGTTTGCTAAAGTAGCAAATGGTACAGCTAAATTAGGAGGAAAAATTGCTTCTTCTATTTATGCCGTTGATAAAATGGAAAATGCTGTAAAAGGAATTGCAGATGCAGCTTCCACTTTTAGCAGAATAAATCCAGCTTTATCTACAGAAGCTAACATTTTAAGATTTGCAGAAAAGGTTCCTGATGCTTTTAGATTGTATGTAGGTGCTCATGGAGAAGCTTCATTTGAAGCTCTTGAAGGAGAGCAGAGGATGAAACAAGAGTTGGGAAAATTGTATGAACAAAAGAATGGTAGAAAAGCAGAAGGTGATGATTTAAAACTTATAGAGAAGATTTCTAAAAAAGCAGGGCAGGATAGATATTTATTAAACCTTGCTGTACTTGCTGTTCCTAATTATTTACAAGTGGGTAAACTAATGGAAACATTTCCATTGGGTAGAACTGCTAAATCTTTCTGGGATGATGTAAGACCTAACTCTGTAATTTTTGATGAAGCTACAAGGAAATTCGGTGTTAATACAAAAGGATTTGAATTTAAAACATCTTCTCCATTCTGGGAAAAAGGAGTAGGTAAAGCAGTCAAAAAAGCAACAGAGGGTAGTGTAGGATTTTTAGCAAGATTTCCTAAATCCACTCTATCTATTTCTGAAGGATTTGAAGAATTAGGACAGCTTTATATTGATGAACTTACTAATAGTACATATAAAACAGCTTTTTTAAATAAGGATAAATCTCCTACATTAACTAATTGGGAAGCAAATAAAAATGCTTTATCTAAAGTGTTTTCTAAAGAAGGAGCAGAATCTTTTTTAATGGGGATAATTGGAGGGGTTGCTCAACAAGGAGGTACAAAAATCTTTGAAATGTTGAGAGATGATTTCAAAGGTAATACAAAGGAAGAACTTGCTAAAAATCAAGTGTTAGCTGAACAACTTAATACATTGATTAAGGACGATGCCCCTAAAGCTTTTCAAGAATATTTAAACAGTGTTAATGCAAATTCTATTGGTGGAAGTGCTGTTAATAAAATAAAATCAACATTAGCTACAGAAAATCTATCCGAAGCTCAAAACATTGCTGCACAAGGAAATGACCAATTTAATTATCAAAATCTTAAACAACAAAATCTATTTGAATTTATTTCTCCATTTGTTGAAAATGGAAAGATAGATGTTTTAACAAGTTATTTAGAAGATTTAAAAAAATACAAAGAAGAGGATTTAGGAGAATTTTTTGGGAACAACACAGAAATTTCAAGCGTATATTCTTTTGTTGATAGTGCTATTTCAAAAGCAAAAGAATTAGATAAAGTGCAAAAAAATATAGCAATTAGATATATTAATCCTTATAAAATATCTCCTAATAATGAGGAAGAAACTACTAAATATGTTCTTTATGAGAATTTCAAAAAAGAATTAGGACATAAAATATGGAATCTTTCAAGATTTAATGAAAGAAAAAATGAAATAGCTTCTGAATTAGGACAATATAAAGATTTCTTTAAACTTGCATCTGAATCTCTTTCTGAGTTTAAAACGCTTATTGATAGTAAAATTACAACACTAAAAGGAGAAATTGCTGCTATTAATGCTATTCCTCTTTCAGGAGAAGCTGGAGCTTTTAATAGAAATCTTGAAACTTTGAAACTTACACAATTAGAAGCTCTTGAAAATGCTAAAAAGAATTTAGATGTAAAAAATGAGGAAGAATATGTAGATGCTGTGAGAGCTACATTTGAAGCGTTTACACAGGAAACTGTTGATGATATTCCTGATAAATTACAAAGAGCATTTGATTTGGGATTGTTAGATAGAAGTATTAAACAAACAGAATTGATTTATAAAGCTCTTGACAAACAATCAGGGTTTGAAACTTTTATTAAAGATAGAGAGGCATTCTTTAGTGATGTTACAAATAAAAAGGAACTTGAAAAGAAAATAGAAGAAAATAAAGATGTTATAAAATCCTCTAATTTAGATGATGATATTCTTAATGGAATTGTTGCAGAAAATAATTCTAAAGATATTCCTGAAGCAATTGCTAAAGAGCAGATAAAGCAGGTAAAAAAAGACCAAGTAGAAGCTGTTAAAGTAAATGAAAAAGCAAATTTTTATGAGTATAGTGGTAAGTTCTGGAAAATTATTCCTGAAAAAGGAAAAGAATATATACAGGAATTACAAGCTGATGGAAAAGTAAAAAGACCAATTACTAAAATCCTTTATGATAAAACTAAAATAACCCTTCTTCCTTCATCAACAAAAATTGTAGAGCCTATAAAAGGAGTGAATGTTTATTTTATTGCAGATGGAAAAGGATATGGTAGAAATACTAATTCTTACGAAAATGGAGAGTTTACAGATAAGAATTATTATCCATTAAAACCTGATGGAAAAGGATATTTAAGTAAATTACTCTTTTCACCTATAAATATTGTTCCAACACAAAGCTTTCAAACTCTTGCAGAATTAAATAAAGCATTAGGGGTTTCACCTGTTGAAATCAGTACACAGGATGAATGGGATGTAGAGCTTCCACAAGCAGATAAAACAAAACCCGAATTTCAAATACATCCATCTATTTTAAATCTTAGAAAAGAAGGTAGTGAAAGAGGAATTCTTATATATGCAGAAGCAGGTAGTGGTAAAAGTGATTTTGTCAGTAAGTATAGTCCAAATGTTCCTGTTATTGAAGCAGATGATAGAATTGTAAAATACTTACAGGAGAAATATCCTTTATTATCTTTTACTGTTGAAGAAATAGAGAGGAGAAGAAAAAAAGAATTAGAATCTATAAGTGGAATTAAAAGAATAAGTGGAGGTAAAACCTCTTATGCTTGGAGAGCTTCTGATGGTTCAAATGTTTTTAGTTATGATAATGTTGTTTCTAAAGAAGAAGTTGAAAATAAAATTAATGAAAAATATAACAAACAAATTAATACACTTGAAACATCTGGTTATATTGGTGTATTAACAAATGCAGGAATTAATTTTTCAGAAGCAGAAAGTGAAAACGTCAAGAATCTACTTATAGATGTAATTAAAGAAAATAAAAACAGTGTAGTGTTGTTTTCAAATCTTAATGTACTTTCTAAATTTACAACAATAGATTTAATTGTAAACAAGAAGAATAAAGCTACATTAGGAAATGTTCCTGTATATGAATTAGAGGAAGGGTTTGTAGAAAATTTATTGAGAGATGGAATTACTGTTAATAAAGCTAAATCTTTTACACAATCTAAAATAGTAACTGTTTATCATCATACCAAAACACCTATTAAAGATTTTGATTTTAATAATTTTCAAAGAGGAAAAAAACAAATAAGTCAATTTGGAGATGGCTTAAATGTATCTTCTAATTCCACCTCTTTTTTAATTAACAGATATGGAAATCCTATAGAGGGGGAAATTGATGAAAAAGATTTTATTGAGATTGATTCAAACAAAACAGGGAAAGAAATTTCAATATTACTTAAAAAGCAAGGATTTATATTGTCTGAAAATTATGATGATTTTAATGAATCTTTAAATATAAATCCCGGAGATTCAATGGTTTTATTTACAGACTTTCAAAAAAATAATAATACAGTTAATGGTGTTAAAATATTGAATCATGTTTTAGGAGAAAATAATGAAAAAATAGCTCCTTTTTATGTAATTTATAACGCTAAATCTTTTTATGGAAAAGGTTCATTAAATAAAAAAATACAAGAAACACCCAAAGTAGGTAGTGGTGTAGTAGATAACCCTGCATTAAGTGTAGAGAGTACGGCTAAAGCGTTGGATGAAGTTGTTAATGATAAAAATCTTTCAGACCAACAGAAGTTAATGAAAGGGGCAGAAGTAATTTCTTCTGTCTTAGAACCTGTTTTAGAGAATATGCCAAATGCAGATAAATTAGCTTTAGCAGAATTAACAGGAGATAAAACAAATGCCATTAAGAAAAATAAGATAGCGATAGAATATGTAAAAGCGAAAATAAATAATTCAAATCCTGAATTAGTAAAAGCAGTAGAATCCCTACTATTTAAAGAACAATCTACATCTACTACTCAATCTGGAATAGAAGCTAAGAAAGCTGATATAGAAAGAAGAAGAGAAGAATTAGGATTACAAAAGGTATTAAATATTTATCCTCCTGACCAATCTAGTGGTTATAGAATAAAAATAAAGGGAGATAAATATGAAGTTCTTGTTCAATTTACAGGTAAAAAATGGGATATTTTTCCTAAACAAAAAAATGGAAAATTTCAAGCAACTGACCCTGAAACAGGCAATGCTTTAATAATTAATAAAGAACAAGGTAGAAAATTAGTAGAAAAATATTTACCTAAAAAACTTATTGATTTGATAGAACAAGCTGAATCTATTAAAGGGATTGAAAATCAACAAAAATTTGAACAAGGTAAAATTAAAGAGTATGTGGATTTATTTAGAAAAGAATGGTTACAAGAAAGAATACCTATAGAAAAAGAATTGCTAGAATTTTATCAATCTGATAAATTTGATAGAGAAAAAGAATCTAAGGAAAGAGTAATAAAAGCACAACAAGGAGTAATTGCTAAATATAATGTAGAATTAGTAGAGCTATATAGAAAAGAAGAGCAAGCAGAATATGCTGCAATGTCTAATCCAAATGATGAAGCAAAGAAAAAAGAAATTTATGATAGGTATGATAAGTTAATCACTCCTTTATTAAATAAAATTAAAAAAGATGTAACACCTACACAATCAAATGAAGGAAGTATTCTTTATTATGGAGGAACTGATGAAAATGGAAAATTTTATGATGACTATAAAAGAAAAGCTGGAGAAGAATTCTATTTTCAAATTGTTCCAAATGCAGATGGAACAGCTAAATTAATTCCTAATACTTCTTTACAAACTGCAAAAGTAATGTTAGAAAATAGAAATATTTTTGATGCTTCTGTAGTGTTTGATAAGGTAAGTTATACCCCAACAAAGATGTTTGTGTTGGAAGATGGTATAGTTCAAAAAACAACTGATGGGTGGGAGATAATTAAAAAAGCAGTTGTTACTATAATTGATGAAAAAACTAATATTGAAAAAGCAATACAAGACGAATTAAATAACTTAATAAATAAGTATTCAATTAAACCTCGTATTAAAGATTATGTTATAAATAAAAATACTACAGAAAGAGATTTACAAAGACAATTTCTAATAGGGTATAATATGGCTGTATCTATAAAAAAAGATATTGATTTTATATATTCTAAATATAATAAAAACTTAACTCCTTTAGAAAACACTCAAAATTTATTACAATCAAATGAAGAAGAAAAAGGAATTTCTAATGTAACAAATCTCTTATATGAAATAGCTCCTATTAAAGCATTTGGTACACAAGACCCTGTAGCTTTAGTAGAAGCTTATATTTCGGCTTTAAAAAGTTGGGAGCTTCCTGAAGTTCCTACATTTGGATTTGATAACAGAGAGAATAGAAAAGCAGCAAGAGAATGGTTTTCTACATTATTTAAACAACATCAAATTTCTCTTATTAATAAACTAAAACTTAAATTTCCTAATAATTGGAAACAAGTGTTAGCTGAAAATGTAGAGATTATAAGAGAAGATGGAGGAAGTAATGCTTCTTTAGGAAATGGATTACAGCAAAATGGAAATGTACAAAGATGGACATTTGTTATTAATAAGCAATTTGTACAGGATACTCTTGGTAGAACATATCCAACAGATTTTCCTTTTGTTTTACATTCTATTAAAGGAGAAAATGGTGTAACTTATAATGGACAATCTATTATTGATTTACCCTTTGAGAAGATTAAGGATTTAGGAATTAACGGAAGAATTACAGAACAAAAACAATGGGATGATTTTGTAAAGAAATATAAAGCCACAATAAACTTACTTAATAAAGGTGTTTCATTTTCTCAAGCTTTTGACTTGGAACATGAGGTGTATGGATTTTTAACTAAAGATTCAGAGTTTAGAAAAACAGATTATCAAAATGTAGGAAAAGAGTATGTTTATAATACTTATGAGATAGATGGAAAGAATTACATTGTGTATGTAATTAATCCTACAGATGGATTTTCAGAACAAAGTGTTGTATATTTGTTGGATGAAAACTACAATCCTATAACAGATGTAGAAGCAGAAAATGCTATAATAAATGAAATATCAACTAATACAAATGAAGTGATAAACCATCAAGGAAGACAATTAGTTAGTACAAGAATGGATGGAGGTAAAAAACTGTTTACATCTGTTCCATTAAAACAAAAGGATTTTTCAAATCTCTCTGCTGTTATTGATTTTTTAAAAGCTAATGAAAAAAATCCTAAAGAAGAGATTTCTGTAGATGGAATTTACATTTCTATTCAAGATTACAAAGCAGATGGAGGGTTAAGATTTAATGCTCCTAAAAGTTTAAATAAACCACAATATGAATTTTCTATTTCTTTAGTTCCTATTAATAAACAAGATGATGTTAAAAAAACTATTTATATCAGTATTGATAAAAACACAAAAGATTTTCAAGGAGATTTGTTAAAAAAATTAAAAGACCAAGCTATTAAACAAAAAGATAAGAAAGACAATTCAGGATTAAAGTATTTTACAAAAGAAACAAAAGTAGAATTATTAGAATCTTTAAAAGATAAAAATACAGCAGGAGATGACTTAGCTACACTACCTTATTTAGTTGCTAATACTCTTCCTGTTCAATACAATGTTGATAGATGGGTATTAATTCCTAAAACTAATATTGTAAAAGCTACACCTACTGTTCAAACTATTCCTGTAGCTCAAGTAGTAGAAGAGATTGAATTTAATGCTGAAAATACAGGAGAAGAAATTCCTTTTGTTCCTACAATAAATAAATCTACCGAAACAAAAGAAATTAAAAGTGGAGATATATTACAAGTATATTCTGTGGATACTGATAATCCTGTAGCTGAATATATACTTACTAAAGAGGGTAATCAATATAAGATGGCTGAGTTATCTAATCCTTCAGATACATTACCTTTAAAAGAACAGCTTTTGTTTGATAATTTATCTAAAGATGATAATACTATGGGTAAGTGGAGAATAAAAAGAAATAGTTCTAACAAAACAAAAGAGGAAACTATTGAACAAAAAGTATTTAATTTGTTAAAAAATGAACAAGGGGTGATTTATATCAATTCTCTTCCTTATTGGGGAATTACAAATTTAAAGGGGTTTTTTATGAACGATAAACTTTTAGATAAAAAGCTTAATGATTTATTATTAGGAGATACATCAAAAGGTAAAAAAGCATTAAATAAACTAATAGACACGGGTAACGTGGATGTAAAATATGCTTTTACACAAAGAACACCTACAACAAGAATTGAAGATAATAACATAACACAAAGAGTAAATAATATTTTAGCAAGCTGTTTTTAATATGTCATGTATCAGAATTGACCAGAACTTTCTGGATTGGAGTAAAAAATATGGAGCAAAGTTCACTGTAGAACAATATGTAAAACATGGAGATGAGCTACCTTCTCTTTCTGCTTTTGAGAATACAGAGTTTTCAGTATTATCAGATTCTCAACTACACGAGGAAACCTATCGCTTGTTACCTCAAGGTGTATTTGCTATTGATAATATTAATAACATTGTAGCAGAATTACCAAAAGAAGCTAAAGCAGCTTTTTTTAATAATGTTCTTTATTTTGGTGAAAATTCAACAAAAAAGGAAATAGCTGAAGAAGCTTTCCACGCTATATTTCAAACTCTAATTACAGGAGATAGAAAGCAGGAATTTTTAAATATAGGAAAGCAAATTCTTATTAGTAAGCTTGGTAATGCGACAGTTAAAGAGTATATACAAGATTTACGAAGCAAATATCCAACTACTTATTCACAAATGAGTGATAGAGAAGCTATGGATAGAGCTTATGAAGAAACTATTGCTAATAAATTTGTTAATTGGTATTCATATAATCCTGTTACATCTTTAGAACAACAAATTGCAGATTTTCCTATTAAAGCTCTTCCAACAAGTGCTAAGAGTTTACTTGTAAGATTCTTTAATTGGATACGCTCACTATTCAATAGTTCGCTAAGAAACAGAACTAAACTTGAACTCTTCTTCAAAGATATAAATGATGGAAAGTTTAGAAAATCAAATATTGTAAATGAGAATACTGATAAGTTTCCCACAACAAGATTGATTGAATTTCGAGATGAAAATGATAATAAAGTGTTATTGTCAGCACAAGAATCACAAGAAATTATAAGAAACATTTCTCAAGTATATCTAAAACTAAAAGATAGTGTAGAAGAATCTGAAGATATTTCTATCAAAAAATCTGAAGTGATGGATATTGTGTTAAAAGGGATTTATGATAGTCTTCCTAATATCGCTTTAGAAAATTGGAAAAAACTTGCTCCTTTATTGAAAAAAGAAACCTATGATGACTATGAAGAAGTGTACACCCCAAATCCTTCTTATAATAACTTAAAAGAAGATGTTATAAAATACCTTAATGACCAGTTTAATGAAAACTTAGATGAACAAGATGATGAAGAATCTCAGATGCAACTCTGGAGTGATGCTACATCAGCTAATGAAAAAAGTATGGAAGATAGTATGAGCAAATGGTTAAAAGCTTATATTGGAACTACAGGAGATTTGGTGTATGATGAATTTAATAATCCTGTATTTATCGCTATAGATTTAGGAGGAGTTTCAAAACAAGTTCCTTTAATTCAAGTGGTTGATACAAACAGAGTGTATTATGGACTTGCAAGAGCACTTTCTAATTCTCAACATGAAGGAGAGAGACTCAAGAGATTAAAAGATTTCTCTAGTATTGAAGGAAATTCTGCATCTTCATCTTTCTTTAATAAGATAATGGATGATGTATTGGAAAATCCTACAACAGCATCTAAAGAAGCTTTTAAAGCAAGCATAGATGAGATACATCAACAAATTAAAGAGAGTGGATATAAAGACATTGGTTTAATTAATAATTTAGAAGGTGTAAGAGAAGATAGAAAATACATTCTTCAAAGTGTTCTTAAAGGATTTGATTTTTGGGTAAGGGATAATTGGGTTAATACAATAGACAGTAAAGATGGAAAACTTTTATCTAAAGTGTTTTCAGCTAACAGTAATTCTGTAGTTAATAATCAAATTGGACAATTTAAAGATGGACTTTCTACATTTGCTGCTGCAAGAGAAGAGAAAAAAGTTGTAGCTAAAGGAACAGATATTTCTGCATTAAGTAATAAAGATTATGCTTCATTATTTAATCAATACAATGCTTTTGAAAGATTGAAGCGTACTTTTAATTTACAAATATCCAATCATACACTAAAATATATTATAGCTCAAAGACAAGAATCTACAAAATCTAAAACAGATGAAGAGCTAGCGGCTAAAGAAGAAGCAATAAGAAAATTCTTTCCTGAGTATTATACATTTAAAGAGTATATTGGAGAATATAATATAGACCCTATCATTTCTTTATTTACTAAAACTTTTCCTCAAATAACTGCTGATGAAATTACCAATTGGAATGAAGCAGGAACATCTAAAGATTTAGCTGAAATCAATGCTTATTTTGATGAAGCTCTTATAGAATCTTCTTATAAAAACGCAGAAAATAAAAACATCTACACATATCAATATAAAACTCAGCATTTAGCTTATTTAAACTATTTTATGCATAACCAGAAATGGTGGGAAGATAAAGTTGATGGGGTTACACATGAGTATGCAGATGGAAAATTTCTTGAATCCAACAAACCATTTTTTACTGAAAATTATTATGTTAAAAAGTTTGCAGATAAAAATTGGAAAAAGTTCCTTACTAAATTAAAACACATTTCTATTGATGGTATTAATTTCAATGAAGAAGCTAATACATTTGGAGGAATGACAAATAAAGATTTTAATGTTCTTAGATTGAATTTAGCTTTTAGACAAACACAAAGAAAAGAAAATGGTATTACAGTAAGACCTTTATTGGTTGGTGTGTTAGAAGCTAAAAGAACAGCAGATTTTGTTGAGATTATAGATGTTAAAAATAAAATTACAAAGATTATAGAAGATGAAAACGGAATTCCTGAAGAAGTAATAGAAACACAAGATTTGTTCATAGAAGGAGTAATGACTCCTGCTACAGAAAATCTTGTTAAAGATGAAATTAAAAAGGAGTATAACAGAATAAAAGAACAAGCTGCTAAAATAGCAGAAGCTATTGTTACATTAGGAGAAAGTATAATTAAAACAGATGAAAAAACAGGAGAAAAATATATACTAATTACTAATGCACTTATTTCTTCTAATCCAAGTGTAAAACAAAAGTTTGGAGATGTTTTTGAAGGATTTCATACAGGAAGAGTGCTTCCTAAATACAATGGAGAAGGACAATTTATAGGATTTAATGTAACAAAAGGAAGTCCAAAAGCTTTAGAATTTTCTGATGCCCTTAAAGGATTTATGGAAAATAAAGAAACTGAAACAATAAGAAAAAGAGCTTTAGAAAACCCTGATTTAACATTTGCTAATTCTACTATTACCACTGTAGCTTCACAATATGAATTGTTATACCAAGCACATCTTACAGAGTTAAGAAATCAAGGAATACTTGTAGGAGAACTCCTACCATACAATCCTTATGTTAAATATGCTGAACTAAAAGAGTACTTTTTATCCAGTATGTTAAACGCTATCTACATCAATCAATTAATACATGGGGATAATGCCCTATTGTATAAGAATGATGGAGTAGATATGAATAAAAGATTTGGGGGTAGAAATGCTGCTATTGTATCTATGAAAACAGGATTTACTAATGCTGCACTTGGAGTTAACACTCCTACAGCAGAAGTGAGAGTTGTGGTAGGAAATGAAATAGTACAATTATCAGGTGTTGATAATGGAAAGATTGATGCTGCTGATGCTCAAACATGGCAATCAGTAGATATGAAAAGAAAATTCCTACATTCTCAAAACAAACTTACAAAACCTGTTGCTGATATTCTTACTAAAATTGAATATGGAGTGGAAGTTTCAAATAAAGAGCAAGCTTATTTAAAGAAAAATAACATCTATTTCAATGTAGATAAACCTGTTGGATTTGATGGATACATCTATATTAAAACAGGTTCGATGATGCTTACTAAAGATGTTACGTCTATTTTTACAGGTGTTTTAACAGATAGGGAAGGAAATAAAATCTCAAGAAAAGAGCTTCCTGAGAAATTGGAAGATTATACAGCAGAACAAATTGCTACATTATTAGATGAAAAGAACTGGAAACCAATCAAAGGAAGTGAATTTTTACATGGTGTAAGAAAAGCAATGTATGAGCATGGATTTGATTTGTATGCTCCTAAATCTACTTCTAAAATGCTTACAGCTAACATGTATAATGCTGACTACACCTCATCTAATATTAAAGAAGATGTTAGAAACAGTATTATGAAAATAGATGCAGATTTCTATGGATTACAAATGGAAAACCCTGCTGGAAAATTAAGAATATTTGACCCTTCACAAAATCAGGAAATTGTTGTTAATGAATTAGGAAAGCTTGTTATTATAAAAGATGGAAAAACTAAAGTAGAAATAGATTTATTACAGGAATACCAAAATCTTCTTTCTCAAAGAGATAGTGCTGCTTTTTTACAAGCTACTAAGGAGTTATACGACAGTAAGGGGTTTAGATGGAAAAACTTCTTATCTAAAGCACAAGACACTCTTGCTTCTTCTGGAGCGGATGTTCAAACTCTTACATTCTATACTCCTGATGCAAATGGAAATAAAGTGTACAATCCTAATATGAGTATCACACTTGAAAAATTTGTCAACCTTTTCTTTTCACATTTTTCAAAAGGTGTATTACAACAAAAAGTAGCAGGAGATGCATTAGCTCACGTTTCTTCTTTTGGTTTTAAACCTTTAAAAAGAGTTGTTACATATAAGTATACAAATAAAGATGGAGAAACAAGAGATGTATATAGTTGGGAAGTAGTTCAAAGAAACACTGAGGATTGGAAACAACAATTAGATGAAGCTTCTATATTAGACTTTAGTGATAATGAAAAGAATTTCATCTATGATGAAACAGATGATTTTGAACAAATTAATTTTGCTACAGAAGATACAGCATTAGTGCAGCGACTTAAAGCTTTGGGAGAAGGTGCTTATTTTATAGATGATTTAAGACATAACAAACCAAGATGGAATGTAGATGCTAATGGTGTAGTAAATAAAGACAAACCTCACTTGGGAACATTTACAGAAGCAATGCTTCCTACATATAATCCAAAGATTAAAATTACAAATGATAGTAGATGGATGCAAGGAGTGAGAATTCCTTCACAAGATAAACACTCTGCTGTAAATATTGAATGGGTTGATGCACTTCCTGAATATTATGGAAACACTATTATTACAGCTAAAGAAATTGTACAACTTTCAGGTAGTGACTTTGACATTGATAAATTGTTCTTAAACAAACCTGAGTTAAAAGAAGATGGAACTAAGTATACAGACACTTGGGAAGATTATGTGGAGTTTCAAACAAGTGAAAACAAAGCTTTAAAAAGAATTGTTAAAGGAAAAAAGAAAGAGGATGTATTTTATAATAACAAAAAAGAACAAATTAGAATTTTACTTTCTTTAAGAAAACAATATGAATCTGCTTTTAAAGGATACGTAGAAACCTATGCTTCTTTAGATGTTAAAAAACTTGAAGAAGAAAAAGAAATATTAATAAATCAAGTAGATGATTTTATTGAAGAAAGAGAAGAACAACCTTCTACTAAAAAAGGTAGTTATACAAAAAAAATTAAAAAACTTCAAACACAAATTGAAGATTTAGAATTTACTATTGAAGAAAAAATAGAACAAGATTTAGAATACAATCCTGAAACAGGAAATCTGTTTGCTAAATTAAAAGATAACAGACTTACTACATTATTAAGACTACAGGAACTTGATGAAATCGAACAGGATTTAATTGAGCTTTCTTTAAAAGAATTACAACTTCCTTCTACAGAGCAGGAATATAAAGAGAGTTATACAAAAAATATAGGAGCTATTAATAATGAAATCTTAGAAATTAGACAACTTGCACTTACAAATGATGAAACCCTTAAAGCTAAATATTTTAATACAGAGGGAGAACAAATAGAAAAATCTGAATATAAAGATGAAGAAGGGTATTATAAAGTGGAGGCTATTTACAAAACTCCTGCAACACAGGACGAATTAAAAGAAACACTTGCTAATGACCCTGATTTTAAAAATCTTGATATATTTAATAAAAACTTTGTATATTCAATTCACTCTTGGTTAGCTCAATCACTTTCTCATAAAAATACTACAACAGGTAAGAAGAATATTGCTGTATCTGTAAACGCTAACCTACTTGCAATTGCACTGAGAAGGATGAACGTTAACTTTTTATATCCTACAATTATTAAATACGGAGAAAAAGAAGTTGGAAATTCTTCTGTTAAGGATTATGTATATGGAGGTAAGAGGTTATTTGATATGATAAGTACCCTTATCTCTGCTGCTACAGATGAAGCTAAAGACCAACAAAATGCCAAATACAATCTTACTATTCCAAGATTAAATATTATGGTTCCTTTATTATTACAGGGACATAGTATGAAAGTTGCTATTGCTGTAGTTAATCATCCAAGTTTGAAAGGATATTTTAATATGCTTTCTACTAAAGAGAACAAAGTGCAGAATGAAGCTGAACAAAAAAGAAGATATGATAAAGATATAGAAATTCTTGAAAAATTACGTAACGTAATCCCAATTTCAAAGAAAGAGTTTACACAAGAAAATATTATTTCTGATTTAAAAACCAATATATCAGAAGTAGGAAGAGAAGTAGTAGGAGCAGCTATTAATGCTCTTAAAACAATGGAAGAAATAAATCCTATTATGGATTTTATAAAACTTAAAAGAGGAATTGGTAAATCTACAGATGATTGGGAAAAGCTTCTCGATTCTTATGCTAAACTGTTTCCTGAAGAAATGCCTTCTGAACCTTATACAGATGTACATACTAAGATAAAATATTTTGATGGGCAGTTAACTAATTATGCAAACATTTTATTCAACAATCCTGAAACAGCTTTAGAGACAAAGATGCAGGATTTATTTGTGCATTATAAACCTGAAACTAAAGAGTTTTATCAGGGAGTAAAGAATGAATTAAAAACTTCTAACAGTAGGAGATTTAAAGAGGTGGTAGATAGTGAGTTAATGTCTTATTTATATTCTAAGTTGTATTACGATTATCTTGAAACTGTTAATCCTGCTAAACTTTCTATTTACAATGAAGTATATGATAATACTAAAGTCGTAGTTAATAAAATTAGAGCATTACTTCAATATATTGACAAAAACAAAGGTGATGCAAGTGTAGAGGTGTTTGAGAAAAATACATTCTTAAATAAAATTAAATTTGGAGCTAACTCTGCTGCAAGAGTGTTAGAGATTCCTACATTCAGTAAGATGAGTGGAAAAGACCAAACTTCTTTAATTGATGGATTTGAAAGCTTATTCAGAAGTACACTTAATTTAAACATTACAGAAACAATTGATAATGTAGAAGTAACAGTAGATGAAAAGCTTGCAGATGAATTGTTTGCTTATTTTGTTGTAAAAGATGGATGGTTATTTAGAAAAGGTAGTTTATCTAAAGCTATCTCTCCTTTCTTCTTTAAAGAGCACTCTGCTGCATTAGAGGACTATCTAAGTCGTAAATTCTTTAATGAGGAGCAGATGAATGCTGCTGTTATTGATGCTACTACAGCTTTTGCTTTAAATAAGAATAATATGAAATATATTCCTCAAGCAGAAGACAGTATAGTTATAAACTACAAAGGTGATTCTTATAATATAGTGAGTGTTAGGAATGAAGGAATCACTGTAGATTTGGAACAAGCAACAGCATTGTTAAAGAAATCAAATGAAAATAAAAAAGAAGAAGATAAAGAAAGTATTTTTGGATTATTTGCTAAAAACTCACTTCTTCCTTACATTAAAGTTGTAGATACAAATCAAGTATTTGCTGCACCTTTGTTTTTGGTAAATGATAAAAAGCTTTATAAATTAGATAGTGTAGGAATGTTAGAACAAGGAGTTAATGGATTATTTGGATATAACACTTATAGAGATGTGGAAAATATTCACAATTACAGAAAACAAAGTTTAAGAAAAGCTAGTTATGTTCCTGTAAATTTTGTATCTTTAGGAGAAAGAAAAACTTTAACAACTTCCCCTAAGAAAATGCAACTTTCTATTTTTGAAAAACCCAAAGAAGGGGTTTCTACTTTAAAAGGTATAAATATATTTAGTAAATCTTCAGATTGGTTAGGAAAAGCACTTACAAACCCAACTTATTCAAAATATCAGATTCCTGATAGTAAAGGAAATATGTTTGATGTGGAAAGTATTTATAAAGCTAATCAAAGTTTAAAAACTGCTCCACAACTTGCTGTTGAAGAAGCTTTGAAATATGATATGAATTTAATGGCTAAATTACAAATTCAGAAATTCTTAAAATATCCAGAACTTATTCAAGAGATAGATAAAAGAGGAGGTATTGAATTTATTGAAAACTCTTCACATATTGTTGGAACAAAAAACTCAAGATGGGAAGGTAAAGGATTAGAGAGTAATTTTATTAAAGTGTTAGTAGCAGCTTATAAAAAAGCTAAAGAACAGTTATCTTTATATACAACTTCTAAACAGGAAAATAGTAGTCTAATCTATTCTCAACTTCCTATTAAAACACAATCAGGAAATATTGTTATTAAATCTGTTTATCAAAAAGCAGGTGTAGAATATGCTAAATCTATTGATGGAGTATTTAGTTTAAGAGTAGATGGAAAAAATAAACATTTTGGAAATCCTTTTAGTAGTGATAAAAAATTAGTGGAAAAAGATGGATTAATTAAAACAAATTCTACTAAAGAAAGTGTTGAAAGATATATTGATTGGGTATTAAATTCTCAAGAAGAAAGAGCACAATGGATTAGAGAAGTATTAAAATCAGGTGTTTTAAAAAACAAACCAATTGTATATTATAAAGAATTAGGAGAACCTTCTCATGCTAATGCTTTAGATTATTTAATTAATAAATATGAATTTGAAACAAAAGAAACTATAGCTGTAAAAGAAACCCCACAATTAAATGAAGAAGTGGAAAATGATGTTAACACTTATGTACTAACTGAAGAAGATTTTACAGGATTTCTTTCTAATGAGGATGTTGAGTATAATCCATTTGATGATGTTGAAGTAAATAATGATGATTTTAATTCTGATAACAGAAATGATTATTTGTTAGACTATCAAACTGGAAAAGATGATACAAGACCTTTAGCTACTGACCCTACATTAAGGGAAAGAATTTTTAAAGGAAAAGATGTTATTACAATTAAAGAAGCTTTACAAAATATACAACAAGCTAACAATCCATATTTTAGTTTATTATCTAAAGTTTTATTAACAAAACTTCCTAAAAGAAGTGAAGATATTCCTGTAAAACTTATTCCTAAAGTTGGTCTTAGTAAGTCCACAGAAAGAGGATATTATTCTACAGGAATTTTAACAGGAACAGCACCTTATATAGAAATTTCAGAAAAAATTACTTTTCCAAAAGGTAATGGAGAATCTACAATTTTACATGAGATTGTACATGCTTTAACATTTGACCAAATTAACAGAGTAGAATCTACTATTTCTCAAGATTTTGTGAAGCTTTATAATTACGTAAATGCTACAATGAAAGAGGACATTTATGGAATTAAAGATGTTTATGAAATGGCTACAGAAGTGTTTACAAATTCTGATTTTATCAAATATCTAAAACAATATCCTCCTTCTGAAGGAAAAAAATACAAAAATCTATTTGATGAAATTGTAGCTATTATTTCCAGATGGTTTACAGGAACTAATTATACATTATATGATGAGGTAGTAGCTGCAACAACACAAGTTATTGAAGAAAACTTTAATTTAAAGATGAAAAAACAAGTACAACCAGAAATCACTTGGGAAGATTTTGGAGGAGATGAAAATATAACTAAAGAATGTCTTATAGGATGAAAGATTGTAAATTTGAATACATAGATAAAGCAGCTTTAAATCAAGATGAAAAAGCAGCTAAAACAACAAGACATCAAACTCTTGCTAAAGCTTTAATTGATTCCAAAATTTCTTATTGGAATGAAGGAAAACTTATTGTATATCCTTCTATGAAAAGAGAAGCAGAGGATTTTATACGCTATTCACTGGATGCATCTAATGAAGCTTTCTTGTACCCTGTTGAAAAAGTAGATAGCAAAGGAAAAACCAATATTATAGCTTACAGAGTTAGAATAAATGTTCTTAATGATAGTAGTGGTGTAACAGAAGATATGGAGCTTGACAAAGCTTTTTATGAAAATATGTTTAACACTAACATTCTACAATCCATTGCAAATGAAATGGAAGATGAAGTGGAGGAGCATGAGGAAGTTTTCACTGGTATTTTTGATAGTATTAAGCAAAAACTTACTACATATTTAAATGTATTTGAAGACCTTTCAGATGATTATGAAATTGGGGATAGAAAGAGTGATATAAAAAGAATAGTAGGACAATTATCTTCTGCTGAATTTTATAAAAAAATGTTAGGATTTTCTTCTTATGTTGTGAGAAGTGTTAATAAAGTTGACCATCTATCTAAAAAATTGATGGGAACTAAAGATAAGAAATTCTTAGGAGTGAAAGAAAGACTTGCAAATCTCCCAACAAATTCAGAAGATAAAAAAATAGAGTTACGAAGCATTGCTAATTTGTTAGAACAAGGAAGAAGTTTTTATCACATGTTTGATGAATTAGAAACAATTAATCAAGAGTTAATAAAGCTTCCTCAATACGCTTCCTTACAACCAAGAGCTCTTGATAATTATGATAGAGAAAAGCTCGGAATAAGTTTAGAAGATTTGTTTACTAAATATGCTCTTACAGAAGAACAAAAAGAAGAAATTCTTACTAATCTTGCTGTTAAAAATGCTAATGGTGTATGGGAAGGATTTTTAGATAGTGATGCTAAATTATATGAAGCAATTAATGAAAGAACAGATTTAGATATTAAAAATCTATTTGATGATGTAAGAAACACTCTTTCCAAATCAAAGAAAAAATACCCTCCAATTTTCTCACAATTACAAGAAGCTCTTAAAAAAAGAACAAGTTTACAATTAGAATTTAATGAGCTTTTCTTGGATGTAGCTGTTTCTATTTATTATCCTGAATATTTAAAAGGCTTTAAAACTGAAGAGTTCAAATATACAGAAGAGCAATTTAGAAATCTGTTACAAAATGCAGACCAAGATAGCAGCTTTTTAGCAGGATGGTTAGGAGCAGCAGTAGATAGCAGTGACCAGTTGTTAGCTTTTACTACAGCTTTTTTAAAGAGAAATCTTAATGACCTTTATATGACTAAAACAGAAAATGCTAATAATATGGCAGATGTTTTAGAAGCTACAGGATTTGATAAAAAATCAAAAGAAGAAGCTCAAGTATCATTTGATAAGATGCAGTATAAAACTAAAACTCTTAAAACAGATAATTTTGATGCTTTACAAATAATAGATGATGTTACAGAATTAGATTCTTCGACCTACATTACTACAAACTATTTTGGAACTCCTGTACATTTTGCAGCTAATCCTGATGAACTTATTTATTCTGAATATGATGAAGCAAGGTATAATGCAGAAAGCAGAACATTCTATCATCTATTAGATAAGCAAGTGCATGATGTAGTGCAAAAATTAAAACTTAGAAATGATGATGGGAGTGTAATTAGTGTAGAAGATTTTTATGCTGAACTTAAAACATTAGTTCCTAATATTCCTAATTTAGAAAAGATGGTAACAGCATATATCAATAAAGAGAAAGTGCTTACACCAGAAATATATGATGCAATTGTTAATTTTAACTATTCTGGAATAAGAAACATTGTAAAAGCCATTTATCAAATTGATTTTAATTCTGCAAGGTGGCAACTCAAATCACAATTAGAAATAGAACAAGAACAAAAATCTCTTGGTTTGTTAAATATAGATTTTTCACAAGAAGGAACAAAACTTACAAATTTAAGAGAAAGGAAAAATTTTAAGAAAAATGTTAGTTCTAATGAAATTAAATGGTATGGAGAAACTACATCAAGTTTAGGATATACAATTAAAAATAAGTTTGATAGATTGTTTGGAAAAAATCATAAGTTTTTAATAGAAGGAGATACAACAATTGAATCTAAAGAAATTCTTGTACAAACTACTGATGGAAAATACAAATGGATGAAAGTAGAAAAAATTACAAACAGAAATGCTGTAGGTGAAGAATATTCCTATGCTAATTTTCCTGAAGGAGGAACAGAAAATGTAGCCAAATTTCATACGTATAAAGGAGTGTTTCAAACATTTACAGATGCTTATAAACTACCTCTTCCTAACTTTACAAAACAGGAGAAACAAATGTTTGATTTTATCAAAATAATGGTAAAAGATGCAAGAACTAAATTTGGAAATGCAGCAGCTTTAACACCATATATTACTTATAGAGATGAGCAGAGTTTTTGGAGTAAAGCTGTTAAAAATCCTAAAGGAACAATAAGAGGGTTTGTAAAGGAAGTCATAGATTTAAAACCTGAGCCTGATAGTTATCCTCTTATGAAAAATGGAATAAACGTAGATTTTAATGGAAAACCTGTTAAAACTCCTATTTATGTTTCAAGAAAACAATATGACCTTTCTAGTAAAACTATTCACACCATAAAAGCTAATTATAATAATTTTGTTCCAGTGGAACAAAGAAATAGAAATTTAGCAGAAGTAGCATTATTATATAGTAATGAAGCCACTACATATTCAAAACAAAGAGAAATGCTTCCTCAAATTAATCTTCTCAGAACAATTGTAGAAGGAGATGAAAAAGCTAAAATCTCTACAAATGGTGCTGTATTGGGAAGAAAAACCAGAGCTAAGAACAATTTGGGTAAAATGCTGTTTGGAAAACAAGGACAACAGGAGGTTGTAAAAGCTGAAAAATTAAACAAACAGCTTAACAATGTTGTCAATCAACTATTTTATATGGAAGCTGAAGCTGATAAAGTGTGGGATTTAGGTATTACACAAATTTCAGCTAATAAGCTTTCGAGAAAGATTTCAGGATTTCAAAATTTACAGGTGATGTTGTGGAATGTTTCTACAATGCTTCCTAACTTTTCAATTGCTACAATACAAATGAGAAGTCAAGCTGTAATGGAACTTTATTACACTGTATCAGATTTTAATAAATCCTTTTTAGATGTGTTCAGAAATCGCATTCCTACATTTTTTTCTGATATAACAAAGCTCAGAAATAAAGATAAATCACTACTTGCTCAAATAGCTATTAGATATAATGCTATACAGGGAGAAGTTATGGATGCTCATGGGATTGTTCATAAAGATGATTTAGCTAATAAATTCTTTAGCAACGCAACGTTTTTTAATCAAAACACAATAGAATTTTTAAATCAAATCCTCACTATGCAAATGGTGATGAGAGGATTTAAACTTCCCACAGGAGGCTCTTTGTGGGATGCTATTGACCCTACATGGAAAGCTGGTGAAGAATTCAGATACAGTCCTGCTATTGTAGCTCAAATTTCTAATTTTAAAGAAATAGAATTAGATTTTATGGCTAGATTACAAAAGATTAATAGAGATTTACATGGAGCTTATGCAAAGGAAGACAAAAATGAATTACAAAGATTGTGGTATGGTAGATTGATGATGATGTATAAAAAATATCTCTACCCTTCATATAGAAGTAGATTTACAGAAATGCAACATTCTTTTGAACTTAAAGATGTAGAAGAAGGATACGTAAGAACCTACTTTAAAGAAATCTTTAAAGAATTCCGTGGGTTAGCTGAACAAAAAACACTTGTAGAGGGATTGGTAGAAAGTGGATGGAAAAAATCTCTTTTAACATTTGGAAAGGGAATGGCTAAAATAAACTTAGCGGCATTAGATGCTGCTTCTTTTCGATTGCTTTCTAAAAATGTAAAATCTGTAGATGATTATTTATATGGAGAAACATTGGATGAAAGAAAAAGAAAAGCAATGATGAGAGCTACATGGGAAATGGGAGCTTTAATTCAATGGATGATATTAACATATGTTCTTTCAGCTTTAGCAGATGGTGCAGATGATGATAGTGTAGAACAGAAAGTGTTGCAAACATTAGAAATCAATGCTTTTAGAATGCAGAGTGATTTAGGAATGTATCTTCCTTTTGTACTTGCTCCTCTTGCTCAAGGAAGTTTGCCCGGAGGTTATACAATAGATTCAGCTACAAGGATATATAAAGACCCATTTACCACTGTAAGAATGATTGACCAAACTTCAGGATTTTTTCATCAATTAATTGGTGTAGATATAACAGAAGATGGATTGGATTTTGCTTTTAACGATGTATATGATAGAGCAGGATATGGATATGAAAAAGGTGATAGTAAGTTGTTACATAAAGGATATAGAGTGTTTCTTTCTCCCTATTGGCAAATGATTAAAATGATGAGTCCTGAAGAGCAATTGCAATACATGGAATTGTTAAATAAAAATTCAAGATAAGCTATAATTTTTAATTAGATATTATTTATTCTAAAATGTTTCCTTACTTTTGATTTTTCAAAACAGGGAACATTTTTATTCTTCAATCCCTTAATAAAACTCTACATACATGGCTTGGGGTACATCAGGAAGACCTAAAATAGATTTTGGTATAGCAATTCTTGCATTACAAAATAAAATTGCAAAAATTATTTCAGGAGATATTCCTATAACAGGAAATTCTTTTGGAGGAGAAACATGGGGCGGAATTACAGGAACTCTTTCAAATCAAACTGATTTGCAAACAGCTTTAAATCTTAAAGCTAATACATCTGCTTTAGCAGGATATTTACCAATTACAGGAGGCTCATTAACAGGAGCTTTAAGACTTGATGGACAAACAATAACTCCTTCTGTAGCTGTTGTATCAACACATAAAGTAGCAATTAATTTAGGTGGTGTTACTTACTATTTATTAGCTTCTATTATATAAAAATATAAAACAATGGATTCAAGACTTTATAGTGCAGGGTATTTAGCTATACCTTTAAAAGCTAATGAAAACTCAACACTCAATCCACAACCAAATTTTATAGTAATTGAGAATATATCTGGAAGAACAAAAGCAGAAATTCCTACATTAGGAGATGTTGTTGTTGCTAATTCTCAATATAAACTTGTTTATAGAGAAATTCTTGAAGCTAGTGAACAATTAGGTAGAGCAGAAACAATGAGAGAAATAATATATGAGAATGAAAATCAATATGTTCCTATAATGATTGTGCCAGCTTTAAGTGATTATGGATATTTATCTCAAGCATTACCACAAGTAAACGGAATGTTATCTATTTTTCAATTTAGAGGAGTGTTGTCAGGATTTGTATTGGAAATAGATGAAAATAAAATAGCTGAGATTATTGTTGATATGACACCTGTAATAATTCCTTTAGTAGAATAATGGGAATATTTCTAGCAGTTATAGCATTAATGATTAGTGTTATTTTGATTCCAATTGGTGTTGTATATGGATTGATTAAAAATTTGCTTGGAATCAATAATAAATCATTAAACATTGCTTTTCTTCTTGATATAGGAGGAAATGTATTTTGTGCAGAATTGTTTAACGATTTACTTATTAAAACTAATCAGAATTTATTTGGAAGTCCTTATCAAACTATTTCAGAAGTGTTAGGAATAAATAATCAACTTTTAAACATGACAAAAACAGGACAAAGATTGGTAAATTTACTTCATTATCTTGACCCTTATCATGTAGAAAAAGCAATAGGAATGAAAGTTCCTAATATAGTGTTAACAAAAAAACAACTAATAATAAGATTTACAGCGGTTTTGATTGGGTTAATGGGTATTTTAACTTTAATAGCTGCAATAACAATAAAAATAATTTCAATATTTTAAGAAAAAATAAAACAAAAATAGTATGAAATATCACATAAGTGTAAATGAAAAAACTCATTTTGAGCAAACAGCAGTAGAAACAGTAAAATGTGCAGATTTAAGCACTTCTCCAGATTATTTATTGGCAGTAAAAGGTAATTGTTTTGTTAAAGTAGTTCCAAGTGCTGTAGAAACATCTCCTTCAGGAAGTGCTGTATTAGTAGCAGGAACAAAAGCAGTGGCTTATCCTACATTAACAGCCACAGATAGAGTGTTAGTAGCAGTAACTACTCCTGCAGGTACGAGAGGTTATTTAAGTGTAACTAAAAATGCAGGAGTGGGTTTTACTATTAATTCTACAAGTAATACAGAAACCTCCACTGTTGATTGGGTAATTAATTCTTAATAATATGAATGGAATATCTTTAAAAACAAAACTAAACTCAATACTCACCTCTATTATTAATTGTTTACCTGAAGGCTCTGTTACAAAAGTAGTGGGAGTTAATGGAAATGGTTGTTTAAAAGTAACAGATGTTTCTTCTTTAGGTGGAGGTGGGGTAGGTATTCCTCAAAACCTTTCTATTAGCGGAAATAACCTAAGTATTTCTCAAGGAAATACAATATCACTTCCTGTTACAGATTTAGCATATACATCAAATCCTAATACAGGAACAGTTACATCTTCAACAGGTGTGGATGCAGTAATACCTGCTGCCACTACAAGTATTGCAGGATTACTTACAAGTGCTGATAAAATCAAGTTAAATAGTATTACAGGAATAAACACTGATTTATCTATAGGAAATCGTACATCAACTACTTTAGATGTATTTTCAAATACAGGAACAGATGCTACAATTCCTTTTGCAACCACTTCATTAGCAGGTCTTTTTGTTGCAGCTGATAAAACTAAATTGGATGGAATAGCAACAAGTGCTAATTTGTACATCCACCCCAATCACAGTGGTGATGTTGTTTCTGTTGCAGATGGTTCTACTACTATACAATCAAGTGTTGTAACTAACGTAAAGCTTGCTAATATGGGAGCTTCTACAATTAAAGGTGCAATTTCAAGTGGTAGTCCAATTGATTTAACTGCTTCTCAAGTTAAATCAATATTAAATTTTACTGCTGCTGATGTATCAAATATTCCTTCTGGAAACATTGCAGCAACAACTGTACAAGCAGCATTAAACGAACTTGATGGAGAAAAGCAGACTAATATTCAATTTCAAGAAGAAGGTAGTAATTTAGGTGCATCAGGAAATGTAAATACAATTAATTTTACAGGTGCAAATGTTACAGCATCAAGAGTTGGGAATGTTGTCACAGTAGATGTAACTGGAGGTAGTGGTGGGGGAGTTACAAATCTTTCTTACAGTAGCGCTTCTTCAAGTGGAAAAATAAATTCAGATACAGGAGAAGATGCTACGATACCTGCTGCTACAGGAAGTATTGCAGGATTATTAACAGCAAGTGATAAAACAAAACTAGATGGTATTGCTACAGGAGCAAATCTTTATATTCATCCTAATCATTCAGGAGATGTTACAAGTGTAGCTGATGGGGCAACAACAATTTCTACAAATGCTGTCACATTTGCTAAATTTCAACAAATACCCACTGCTACATTATTAGGTAGAAGTGCTGTAACAACAGGAAATGTAGAAACTATTACATTAGGAACAGGGTTAACTCTTTCATCTGGAATATTATCTGCTACAGGAGGCTCAGTAACAAGTGTTGGTATTTCTGGAAGTGATTTTACAATTAGTTCTTCCCCAATTATAACAAGTGGGACAATTTCTCTTGCGATTGCTAATAACGCTATATCTAATGCTAAACTTGCTCAAGCACCTGCCAATACTATTAAAGGCAATAATACAGGAGTATTGGCAAATGAAACAGATTTAACAGTAGCACAAGTAAAAACATTACTTTCTTATACTGCATCAGATATAGTAAATGTTTCTGCTGGAAATATTGCGTCTGGTAATGTTCAAGGAGCTTTAAATGAATTAGATAATGAAAAACAAGTAAAACTTCAATTTCAAGATGAAGGAGTTAATACAGGAACATTAGGTGGAATTAACACTATTAACTTTACAGGAGCTACTGTCACTGCTAATTCTTCAAGTGGTGTATTAACAGTAGATGTAACAGGAGGAGGAGCAAGTGGAAATACTAATCTTAGCTATGCAGCATCTCCTATTAATGGAATTGTAGCTTCAGATACAGGAGCAGATGCAACACTTTTATTAGCTGATGGAACAAATGCTGGACTTCAATCTCCTGCACAATTTACAAAACTTGGGTTTATTACAGTTACTTCAGCTACTAATTTAGATACACTTCGTACAGATACAACAACTAATAATGCTAAAGTATCTAATGCTTCCCATACAGGAGATGCTACAGGAAGTACCATATTAACTCTTGCTACAGTAAATTCTAATGTGGGAACTTTTGGTTCAGCCACGCAAGTAGCTGTACCTACAGTGAATGCTAAAGGATTAATCACTGCTGTATCTAATGTAACCATTACACCTGCTGCTTCTTCTATTACAGGAGGGGCTGCTTTAAGTAAAACTGATGATACTAATGTTACATTAACTTTGGGAGGAACTCCTACATCTGCTTTATTATCTGCAACTTCTCTTACATTAGGATGGACTGGCGTGTTAGCTGCAACTAGAGGTGGAACAGGATTAAGTGCTTTAGGTACTTCATTACAACAATTAAGAGTAAATGCAGCAGGTACTGCATTAGAATACTTTACAGCAGCAGGTGGAGGGATTACTTCTTTAAATGCTTTAACTACTGCTACACAAACATTCACTAATGATACTAATGTCACTATTGTTAGTGGAGGTTCAGCACATGTTATTACTTGGAGTGGAACATTAGCAGATACAAGAATAACTTCTGCTGCTAATTGGAATAAAACATATCAACAAAATAAAATAAGAGTGGTTAGTGTTAGCACTACTTTATCTGCTACTACAGATGGTACTGTAGTATTTGATACAGGAGCTACTACTGCTACATTACCAGTTTCTGTAACAGAAATTAAACTAACTGTTAAAAATGTTAGCGCAGGAACTATTACTGTATCAGGTCATATTGACGGATTTTCAGGAGCTTCTTATGTATTAGCTGCTAAAGAATCAATGCAATTTCATGGAAACGGAACAACTTGGTATTACATAGCTTAATAAACAAATGAGAATAGATACATCAAATAGAACACTTACACAATTAAGAGCATTTACAACCATAGATGTCTTATACAATCCTGTTGTTAGGCTTTCTGATAATGGAAAAGAAGGAGCTTTTGAATACGACAATACAGATACTACATCAACAGATAATACAGGGACAGTTATTGTAACTGCATCGGGTGCAAGGTATAAAAGAATTGATTTAGAAGATGTACTTTCTTCTTGGTTTGATAATACAAACGCAGGATTTCAAGCATTTATTAATGCCGCAGCAGGAAAAGTGGGAGTTATTAATAACTCTTTTTCTTTAACTACTACTATTAATATGGAAAGTGGACATTTAATTCAAAGAAAAGGAATTAGTGTAACTACTTCTGCTGCTGTAGGATTCTTGTGGACAAGAAAGAAAAACTTTATTGGAGATGGGTTAAACTGGACAAGCAGTAATGCTACGTTAGGAAACACTATTGTTAAAATTGATGGACTTTGGAATGCTTCTTTTAACAGTTGTGTGTTTGATATTTCAGGAAATTCTGCAATAGATATTATCCAATTGCTTCCCGGAAATTCAGGAGATGTATGGGGTACTTACTTTGTTGTATTCAATAATATGAAAACAGCAGGAGGTAGGTATGTATGCAAAGCTGATGGAATGACTTCAGGGGCTTCTTACATTACAAACATCACATTTAATTTCTGTTGGGCAACAGGAGGAGTAAGTTACATTAAAGCGTTTCATGCTGAAGATTTCAATATTCATAGAATTACAGCAGATTCAATGTCAGGACACGTTTTTGATTTGGATTATGCTTCAAACTTTGCAATTGAAACAAATGAAGCAACTCCGGGTAGTGGGTTTTATACATTAAATGAAACTGCAAACTGTAATAAAAATATATGTATTCTTGCAAAAAGAGTAACAGATTTTACAAGTAATTTAGATACATTAGGATTTATTCCTAATTCTCTCACTCTTCAGGGAAGTAATCTAAATTCAGATAATTTTAGAGCAAGACTTTCAAGTGTCTTCAGTTATTTAGGAAGTTTATTTTTGCAGGCAAAAGGGGGAACAAATACATGGATTGATATTATCAAATGGAGTGAGGCAATTGGTACTATATTTAAAGCAGGATATAACAACTATCTTAAATTTCAAGAGCCAAGAATATCTTTTGGAGCAACAGACCAAATTAAAAAATTTGTTAAAACTATTACTGCTACAAGTTCTCAAAATCAGGATGTTCTTTTGTTTTCTTTAGGAGGAGCTTCAAATGCTGTAAGTGCTGATATAAATATTTATTACAGAAGTAATGATAATACTGTTTCTGTAATGCAAAAAATATTTTTTACAGCAACCGTAAGTGCAGGAGGAACGGTAAATCAAAATTATGCTGTAGTAGACCAACTAATAACAGGAGCAACAGTGATACCTCTTATAGATAGTTTTTATAGTGGAAGCGGATTTACAGTAGCTATAACACATTCTAATGTAGCATTAGCGGCTACAATGGATATTGAAGTTAATTGGTCAGGAACATCATCTATAGCAGTATCATAATTATGTATTTTACAACAACAATTACAGGGTCTTACAGTGTATTGAATAACATCAAAGTTGTTTTAATAGCAAATGCATCTACAGCTATCACTGTAACTCTTCCTGACCCCGCTAAATATAGGAATAGAGAAATTACTTTAACAAGATTTTCTTCTTCCGACACTGCAAATGTAACAGTAAATACAGTGACAGGAAATGTTGAAAATCCTGCTAACAATACTCTTGTAACTAGTTTTGCTTTTGGAAATGCTATTAAAAGCTTAACATATATTTCTGACAGTATTGCATGGCATATAATTAGCAGTAATATTACGGCTTCTACAACTTTATTTAAAGGTACATCAACACAATCTGCCACAGGAACAGCAACAACTTATACGATAGCTCATGGTGTAGGAACAACTCCAACTTTTGCTACAGTAACTCCTTTATCTGATGATGCTTCTTTAATTAAGAGTGTTTCTTATGATGGAACAAACATTACCATTAACTACGATGTAGCACCACCATCAGGAAGCGGTAATTTAATATTCAATTGGTTAGCAATATAACATATGTACAAACAAATAACTACTTCTGTTTCTTACACTATTTCTCAAAATGTGAAGAATGTTTTGGTGTATAACACTAATACACCAATCACTTTAACACTGCCTGATGCAACAGCATATAAAAATAGAGAAATATCTATTGCAAGATTTTCAAATACAGATTTAGCTAATATTACACTTGTTTCAGCAGGAGGTAATATTCAAGAACCTTCCACAAATCAGTTACAAACTACTGTTTTACTTACTTCTTTTTATAGATGTGTGGAGTATATATCTGATGGAATTGATTGGCACACCATTAGTGCAAAAACCATTGATTTTGATATAGATTTTACACTTGCAGGAGGAAAAACATTAACTGTAAACAATACACTTACATTACAGGGAACTGATGGAGCAACGCTTACTTTTCAGGGAACTGACACTTATGTAGGTAGAGCAACTACAGATGCACTTACAAACAAATCTGTAAATGGTGTTACATTAGTTAGTGGAGGAACTCCTACTTTGTATTTGAGTCAGGATGGAACATATAGAACTCCATCAGGAGGTGGAGGTTCTCCCGGAGGAAGTACAACACAACTTCAATATAATAACGCAGGAACTTTTGCAGGAATAACAGGAGCAACTACAAATGGAACAGTAGTAACTCTTACCACTCCTATACTTGGAACTCCTACATCTGTAACACTTACAAATGCTACAGGATTACCTATTACTACAGGAGTAAGTGGAATGGGAGCAGGTGTTGCTGCTTTTTTAGCAACACCTACGGCTGCAAATCTAATTACTGCTGTTACAGATAAAACAGGAACAGGAAATTTGGTATTTGCTACTTCTCCTACATTAATCACTCCTAATTTAGGAACCCCAAGTGCAATCGTTTTAACTAATGCTACAGGAATTCCTGCTGCACAATTATCAGGCATTATTCCTACAGGTGTATTAGGTGCTTCAACTTTAAACATAGGTACAACATCTATTGCACTAAACAGAGCATCTGCTTCACAAGCATTAACAGGAATTACAAGTATTGATGGGTTTGCTGCTGCTGTAACACTTACTGCGGATAATACTACTAACGCAACAAACTATCCTTTGTTTGTTAATGCTGCTACAGGTAATCTAAGTCCTCGAACTGACACAGGATTTACATATAATCCAAGTACGGGAGCATTAACATCTACATCTTTTATAGGAGCTTTGACAGGTAATGCTTCAACTGCAACAAGTGCTGCAACACTAACCACTGCAAGAGCAATTAATGGAGTAAATTTTGATGGTAGTAGTGCAATTACAGTAACAGCAGCAGCAGGTACATTAACAGGAGCTACATTAGCAGCAAGTGTTACAACTTCTTCTCTTACATCAGTGGGTACAATTACATCAGGTACTTGGAGTGGAAGTTTTGGAGCAGTGTCAGGTGCAAATTTAACAGGATTAACAGCAGGCAATTTAAGCGGAACTATTCCAAGTGCTGTATTAGGAAATAGTGCTGTTTTTATTGGTACTACATCAATAGCTTTAAATAGAGCTTCTGCTAATCAAGTATTAACAGGTATTCTTAGCACTACATTTGCAGGAAGTACTTCTGGTACAACAGTATTGATTCCCACTGCAATTGCAGGAACTACTACAATTACATTACCTGCTGTAACAGGAACAGTGGTTACAACAGGAGATTCTGCTACAGTAACTAACACAATGTTAGCAGGAAGTATTACTAATGCAAAATTAACTAATAGTACAATATCAGGAATTGCATTAGGAGCTAATTTAGCAACTCTCACTATTGGTACAGGATTAACAGGAACTTCTTATAACGGTAGTGGTGCAGTTACAGTGGCTATTAATAGTAGTGTATTGACAGATGTTTCTACACATACACTTACAAATAAAACATTTGATACAGCAGGGATTGGTAATAGTTTTTCTATTAATGGATTAGCCGTTACAGCAAATACAGGTACAGGAGCAGTAGTTAGAGCTACTTCTCCTACATTAACAACACCTATTTTAGGTGTAGCATCTGCTACATCAATAAATAAGTTGACAATAACAACTCCTATTACAGGAAGCACTCTTACTATTGCAGATGGAAAAACATTAACAGCTAGTAACACATTAACTTTTACAGGTACAGATAATAGTTCTATTGCATTTGAAGCAGGAGGTACTGTATTATATTCAGGAGGAGTTTTAGGGACTCCATCAAGTGTTACATTAACTAATGGCACAGGATTACCCATTAGTACTGGTGTTTCTGGATTAGGTACAGGTGTTGTAACATTTTTAGCTACACCCTCAAGTGTAAATTTAGCTGCTGCTATCACTGATGAAACTGGAAATGGTGCTTTAGTTTTTGCTACAAGTCCTACATTAGTAACACCAAATTTAGGAACTCCTTCTACTTTAGTAGGAACTAATATCACTGGTACAGCAGCAGGATTAACAGCAGGAAATGTCACTACAAATGCTAATCTCACAGGTGAAGTTACATCTATTGGTAATGAAGCTACATTAACAAACTCTGCTGTAATTGGTAAAGTGCTTACAGGATATGTTTCAGGAGCAGGTACAGTTGCAGCAACAGATACTATTATACAAGCTATACAAAAATTAAATGCTAATGATGCAACTAATGCTAATTTAACAGGAATGGTTACAAGTGTTGGCAATGCCACAACAGTAGTAACTAATGCAAACTTAACAGGAGTTATAACATCAGTAGGGAATACAACCTCTCTTGGTAGCTTTACTTCTGCTCAATTAGCAACGGCTTTAACAGATGAAACTGGTAGTGGGGCAAGTGTATTTGCTACTTCTCCCACACTGGTAACACCTGTGTTGGGGGTAGCTACAGCTACAAGTATTAATAAACTTACTATAACAGCACCTACAACAGGAGCAACTCTTACAATTGTAGATGGCGGAAGTTTAATTACAGCAGGAGCATTTTCCACTACATTAACATCAACTGCTACTACAAATGTTACATTACCTACCACAGGAACACTTTCTACATTAGCAGGAACAGAAACTCTTACTAATAAAAGAATTAATCCAAGAGTACAATCTATAACATCATCTGCTACAGTCACATTAAATGCTGATACAGATGATTTAGTAGTAATTACAGCGCAAGCAGTAGGGCTTACATTAGCTTCTCCAAGTGGTACACCAGTACAAGGACAAGCGGCAATTTTTAGAATTAAAGATAATGGAACAGCAAGAAGTATTACATTTAATGCTATTTTTAGAACAATCGGTGTTACACTTCCAACTACCACTACTTTAGGTAAAATATTATATATTTCAACGATGTATAATTCAATAGATACAAAATGGGATGTTTTAGGTATAGCATTAGAAGCGTAAAATATGTATAATAGATTTCCATCTTTACTTATAAAAATAGGAGCATCTACACCTATTCTTCCTTATATATTAGATAATGTTTCTAATACTAATTTAGTAGGTGCGTGGTCAATGAGACAATTAAAAAGCGGAATTACTTACGCAAACAATATTCGTAGAAATAGTGATAATTCTACAGTAGATATTGGTTTTTCCAGTGGAGATTATAATACAAATGCTTTGAGTTCTCATGTATCAAGTAATAGTGGATTTGTAACAGCTTGGTATGACCAAAGTGGAAATTCAAGAACTCTATCTCAGGCAACAAATGCAAATCAGCCAAGAATAGTAAATGCAGGAACTAATGATGTTATAAATAGCAAAGTGACAAATTATTATAACGGAACAAGCAGTAGTTTAGTAACTTCCACACTAATATCAGGACTTGTTAATAACAATAATTTGTCTATATTTTTAGTATATCAAAAGTTTACTTCGGTTTACGCTACTATTGTTAATCAAGGAAAAAATGCTGCATATTTTCATTTTGGATTAGCAACTGGTCCTAATCCGAACAATACTTTAAGATGGAGGAATTCAAATGCTGACTATGATTACGGAAGTAATACAAATACTTTATCAGATAAACAAGTTATATCTATTATAAATATAGGAGCCTCTTCTGAATGTTTTAGAAATGGAATTAGCATAGGAACTACAGCAAATGGGATAATGGCAAATAGTGTTGTAACAGGAAACGAATTGGCGATAGGAAGAAGGGCAGGTGATGCAAGTGAATTCCTCAATGCTAACCTTTCTGAGATTATAATTTTTACGAGAAATTTATCTACAATAGAAAGACAAACTATTGAAAGAAATATGGGAACTTATTATGGTATTACTGTAGCCTAAAAATAAAATAATGATAACTAAAATAACAAACATAGCTCAATTAAGAACAAGAAAAGGAACTACTAATTCTTTAGTAGAAACATTAGGATATTACACTGCTTCCGATGGAGGTAATAATACTTATCAATGGAACTCTTCTTCTGTTCTTTCAGATAATGGAGGAACAATCATTGCTGTAACAGGTGTAGCTACAGGAAGATGGATTTCAACTTCATTAATTGTGAATTTGAAACAATTTGGAGCAAAAGGAGATGGGACAACAAATGACACCACTGCTGTTGCTGCTGCTATTGCTACAAATAAAAATGTATTTATTCCTATGGGAACATACATTATCACTTCAAATCTTGTACTTAATTCTAATCAACAGGTTTACGGAGAAGGAGCAGAAAGTGTGTTAAAAGCAGGGGCAGATGGATTAAGAGATTTTGTAGGAATTAATGGTAAAACCAATGTAACTGTTTCTAATTTCAAAATTGATGGTGGAGGGCAGACAACAAATGTTTTTACAGGATACAAATACTGTTTTGGTGTTACTGTATACAATTCTTCTAACATCACTATAGAAAATCTGACCATTGATAAATGTGGTATTGCAAGAAGTGGAACATCTGCTACAATTATAGATGATAACTTGTGGGGAGGAATGGGGATTATTGTAGGAGCAAGATATGGAGCGGTAAAAAATGTTTTGATTAGAAATTGCAGAATTTCTAATATTGCAAGTGGAGGAAACATTGTAGGAGACGGTGTTTACATTGAAGGATTTAATGCTAATCCTTTAATTACTACAGAAAATATTGTTGTAGAAAATTGTTATGTAGAAAATGTTGGAAGACATTGTTTTACAGCAGCAGGAGAAGGAGGAGCATCTGCATTTAATGTTGTATTCAAAAATTGCACAGGAAGAAATTCTGCACTTTCAGGAATAGATTTTGAAGAAGCGGAACATTCTAAATTTATTGATAGCGAGTTTCAAGGGTGCGGAACATACACAGCTTATTATGACCCTTCTACAATTCCTTCTTATGGAGCTACTTATAGATTAAGAGCAGCAATTGCTACAGGAAATGAATCTCATAATAATTATTTTAATAACATAAGAATTAGAAGTTGTTATTATGGTATAACGTGGGGAGGTGGGGGTTATAACACTTGGTCAAATATTATTGTAACAAACAGTGTTGTTAATGATATTTATTTAGGATTGGCAAGATTTGCTGAAAATAATACAATTTCAAATTGTAAGTTTTTAACAACAGGAAAAACAATCAATCCTTTTTTTAACATGATTATTGTTTGTAATACATTGGTTGAAGGATGTGTTTTTGCCTCTACCCTTAATATTACAGGACAACAACAAAGCAAATTTGTTGGAAACATATTTCAAAAGAAAGTGACGATTGGTTTTGATTGTAAAGATATTTTGTTTGAAAACAATATCTTTACAGATACTACAGGGTTGTCTTTTGAAACTATAGGTACACTTGCTGAAGATTTTACTGTGAAAAATAATCAATTTGTAGGAGCAGGAGCAAGTTATTTTTTTGGTGTTTATGCAGTATATAATTCCATTATAAGATTGAATATAATTGGAAACACTTTTAGAAATTATTTAGGAGATGTGTCTACAGATGGATGTGGAGTTTTTCACCTAAATAGTGAATTACAAAATGCTTTTGGAATAATCTCAAACAATAATTTTATAAACTCTGATTATGGAATTAAATTGTATCAGGGAGGAAAATATACTATTATCAGCGCAAACAGTTTTTCTAATATTTCTAAGTGGTGTATTTATATTCAAAGCATTTCAAGCGCATTAGCGTTAAAAGCAGTTAACTTTACAGAAAATATAGCTGACAACACATGTGTAAATGGACTTTGGATTGAATGCCCTACAGGAACTTGGGATTATTGTACAATTAGAAATAATAGATTTCAAGATGTAACCACAGTTGATTATCTGTTAAATGCTTTAGATTTTAATACAAATGGAATTACAGAAGCTCCTACTCTAATTAGACCTGTAATTACCAAAACAGCAGGATTCACATTAACTAAATTAGATGCAGGAAAAATATTTTACATGAATTCTTCTTCTGCAATGACTGTTACAATTCCTGCTGATGCCACAGCTAATATTAGAATTGGAACAATGACAACATTTGTTCAAATGGGGGCAGGACAAGTAACATTTACAGCAATAGGAGGAGCAAATGTACACAGCGAAGGTGCAAAATTTAAAACAGCAGCTCAAAGAGCATTGGTAAATTTAACTAAAACTAATTACGAAGAATCAATTTTAAGCGGAGAAAGAGCAATATAATGGCAAATCTAACTTTAAATTTAGGAAGTCCTGTAACAGGAAATTATAGAGTGAGTTTTAGGAATGATGAAGGAAATCTCCTTACATCTTCTTATCTCACTCAAAACCAAGTGATAAATCTATTAAACTCTTCAACAGCTACAATTGCTATTGGAAATGGCGTATACACACTTGATAATATTAACATTAGATTAGAAGCAGTTTCTGATACAATGTGTAAGGATGATATTACTACAAATTTAGTAGTGAATTGTCCATCTACAATTTGTACTGTAGCTATTTCAAATGTTTCAGAATCGTGTGTTTCTAATACAACAAGTATTGTTGTAGCAGTGAATACATCTGGTAGTGGTACATTGGAATATGGACTTAGTACAACAATAGGAGTTGCACCTACTTCTTGGCAATCTATTAATCAGTTTAATCAGTTATTAAAAAATAACACTTATTACATATATGTAAGAAATACAGAAAACCCTTCTTTATGTATTACTTTTACTTCTTACACCACAGGAAGCTGTCTTCCTAATTGTGGATGTTCTAATTTAAGCAGTTTTTCTGTAGATAGTATTACAAAAATAGGCTCCACTACAAGTTATAATATAGCATTTAATGCTTGTTCTTTAACATCAGGTAATTGGAGAGTGAAAAATTCTACGGGAACAATTATGACAAGCGGTACAATTATTCCTACAAGTAGTGTTCTTACAATAGATTTTGGAACATTAGCTCCTGCAACTTATACATTTGAATTAGATAGTAATGCGTGTTTAGGACAAACTGCTAAAACTTTTGTAGTCACTACTCCTGTAACATGTTCTCAATGTTTTGAATTAATTTCAGGAAATTGTGTTCCTATTCTCAATTGTGGGGGAGGAAGTGGAACTGCTATTGCAATCGAAGATTTTATTGTTGATGCTCCTATAGGAAAAACAATAAGTTTTTCTCTTTCAGGAGGTAATTTGCTTGATACTGTCACAATTGATTTAAAACAGGGAAGCTCAATTGTAGGAACTCTCACTGCTGCATATTCTTCAACTATGACAGTAACATCTTCTCAATATGGATATGTAGATGCATACATAGATGGAAATTTCAAATCTTCCATCTATCTCCCACTAAGACTCACTACAAGTTTTTCTGTAAAGGAATCTAAAGCTGTAAATGAAAATGATGGATTTATGAAACTTGTGTACACACAACAACCTAACGGTGAGTTTCTTATAACAGATAGTGCTTCACCTTCAGTTTCAAACATCTATTACAACGTAAATGGTAAATGGAGAAATAATCTTTCAGGACTAAAACTTGAACCATTAACAAATCACAGTATTACTAAATATGCTTATAATGGAGCATATTGGGGAGATAATAGTGCTGCACAATCTAAAAAGCAAATTTCATTTAGAATTGTTTCTGCTTCTCCTACTTTAGGTGCAGATACAGATGCTTATGAAAGTATTTGGTTAGGGGGATTAAATGATATAATAAATGTAGGTACTGTATTAGTAGGTGGAAATAAAAAAACAGCTATAGATAACTGGAGAGCAGATGGCGGTAACATGATACTATTCACTGTAGAATGGGCTGAGTTAGAACAAGTGGAAAATATTTTAGATGTATTAACCCTTAATAAGGTGAAAGCTCTTTTAAATTATATCATTAATGTAAAAGGTATGAAAGCTTATTTAAAATTCCAAATGAGTGTTGGAACATTAAATCCTGCTCCTGCTCACACTTATGACCCTGTTAATGATGGAATGAGAATGTCTAACGGAGCAATGTATTCAGGAAGTAATACATCTATTCCAATGACATTAAGCAGTGGAAAAATTACCAATATGGATAGATTTTGGAATTTAGTATCTAATGAGTTCAGTGGGTATGCAAATAATGTTATTGTAGCTGTTACACAAGAAGAAAATCAAGAACTTCAATATCCCATTTCTAGTCCCGGAGGTTTAAATTGTGATTATCATCCAACAGAGATAGCTGCTTGGAATACATGGCAAACTTCTGTATATGGTAATGTATTATCAGCACCATTAGATTATAATGGAACAGCAGGAAAACGTTGGTTGAAATTTAAAGGATACCAACTGAAAAAATTTGCTAAAAGATGGGGAGCTATTTTTAAAGCAAAAGGATTTAATACAGTTTATGATTGTGGTAGTTTAACAGATTCTATTGGTACAAGAGGTGTATGGGCTGTTCCCACTTCAGATTTAAGACCTGAAATTGATGGATTAAAAGATAATCCTGATTATTGGGATACCTATAATATAGAAATGGAAGCAAGTTTGTGTCACACATATAATAACAATTTATCTATATTAGAAGACACATATAACCCTTCTCAAAATGTATCTACCAATGTAAACAGAATTTATAACTCTATAAGGAGAGCTAAAACGGGAGGAATTAAAATTTCTAATTTTTCTTTTTTTAGTAATTATCATGATACAGGAAGTCCTAATTATCAGGTAGCAAGTCAAGTGTTGGCTTTATTAAACGCTAATAATTTTTTACATAAAAGAAGACTCTATCCAACTAATAGTTGTGCAACATTAACTTTTGAAGCAGATGTAGCAAGAACAGGTGGAGGATACCAAAGTGCATATAACAACACATATAACAGTGCTTATGCTTCTTGTGGAAGTGGAACAAACGGTTATCCAAAAGTAGTAATAATAGATAATTTATAATATGAATATTTCACCTTATATAAGTAACAGTACTCCTGATAATATGGTGGCAGATGTGTTTAATTCTGCCCCTACATTTACTCTCACTACAAAAAAATTTGGGTTTGAGGTTCCTTTTTATAGAACAGGATTGGGAATTGTAAATGCAGCAACAAGATATAATAAAGGAATTTCTCTTTTAAGTAATACAGATAGTTCTATATATGAAAGAGGATATACAATGTATGACTCTGAAGCTGTAACTAATTTTACATCTAATGCTTTTGCATTAGCTTATGGAGCATCGACAGCTTCTTCTTTTAAATATATCTTTGGAGATTATGAAGGAGTTTATGGAGATGTAAACAACTCAACTACCAGAGAGAGAGTAGCTAATTTTGCAAAAGGGGTAAAGGATGCAGGAAGTTATTTTGGTCAATGGGTAGATGCTATGTCTTATTTCACCAGTATTCAAGTGTGGGATGCAGGGGCAACTACTTTTTATAATACTCCTATAGTTTCAGGAATAGGTAATCAATCTGTAACTTCTTTAGGAGGCACACTTAATGACCAAATAAATATGAATATTGTTATTGGTTATGGAGTGGATTTAAGTAGAAATAATGCTGCTTTTGACCCTGAAGTAAATTTGTATAATTATATACACAGATTCAGAGCTATTAAAAAAATGAAAGAAGCAGGACTTATTTCTCATGTACAAAAACAAATAGGATTTTTAGCAGGATATTGTGATAATTTTGGAGCAAATGTTCCTATATTCAGACATCGCGTTTATTTAGATGCTCCTTATACAAATACAAGTTATATTTATCAAGATTATCTTTCTGAAGAATCTCTTGCTACAATGGAATCTTATGCTTTATATGGAATGTTAGAAGGAGATGGAATATGGTATTGGAAATCTCCGGGAATTGCAATTAGTGATGCTAAAAATGATAGTGTAGATATTCTATATTCAGGATTTGATTTAAATAAAACAGGATTTTCAGGAAGCCCTTCTCCTCCAACTCCTTTTGGTGTAGGTCATGGAAACAGACCCACTCCTAACAGAAGTTATAATTATATAGATGGACTTTCTGTAGAAGAAGTGTTTAAATCTGCTCATGTGTTTTCTCAAATAGAAAATATTGTAAGTGGAGGAACTAAAATAGATGCAGACTTTTCTTATAAAAGAGGAGCAGGAAGTTGGGTGAGTGTTTCCAAACCTTCAAATGGAAGTGGAATTGTTGCAGATTATCAGGGGGGAAGACCTATTGTTACAAAAATTATAAATGGAAATAACATTTTGTTTATTTGCACAGACCCTAAAGCAGACAACCTATCTACAACAAAAATTAAAGTGAGTCATTCAGGAAATCAATGGATATTTTCAATGCAGGATAGAAGAACTAAAGTATTTAAAACAGTAATTAATTCAGCAGCATAACACATGGCCTTCATATTAAGACAGTTTCAGGAAGGAGATAAATTCTTTTCTGTTCAAGGAGTAGGGAATACTCCAAATACACATTGTTGGGTAGATAGTAATGGTGTATATAAAGACAAACAACTAATTGTAGTTGTAAATTCTGCTCAACACCCTATCCCCTCTGAAAATGTAATCAGTTTAGGAAATGGATATTTTTATTTTACACTTCCTTCCAGTGTAGGATATTCAAGCAGTAAGGATAATACAATCTTGCAAGTGAGGTCTTATTGTAATGCAGATGTTTCAAATTCTAAAACTGCACTACCTGTAGGATTTAATTTAGGACTTCCTTCCGAAGTTCTTACTTGTAATGAGCAGCTTACTATCCTCCCTACTTTACAGGATAGAATAAGATTGTTCTTTGCTCCTACTTCTCCCGCAAGTGCAAATATAGTAAAACTTTCTTTAAATGGCAGTTTTTTTAATCGCACCAACGTATTTTTAGAAGAAGGATATACAAATAATGTAAATTCTACAAATGGTGTATGGACTGAAACTACAGCAGCAGGAAATAGTGTATATTGGAGTAACAACTTGTATTCACCTACTAACACTCTTTTAATAGAACCTTCTACATTAAATTATTTTACTACAAGACTTGGGTATATTGAACTTGTATTTAATGGTACTAATGTAAGTGTTATTAACTACCTCACTGCTATTTCTACCGTATTAAGTACTTATATTACAAGTGATGATTTTATTATTACTTCTACAGTTTCAGGATATACAGTGAGTAAAAACAATGTTACGATATTCCAAGCTAATAAATTCATCACTTACACCACTACAGGAGGAACTATTATTCCTTCTTCTGGATTGTTAGGAACAAGTGCTGTATGGAATCTTCCTGATGTAGGAGCTACATATAATGTAAGTGTAGAATTTAATGGATTATCACTTAATAAATCCGTGGTGGTGAATGATTGTGCTTCTACATCTTATGAAATGGTGCATAAACTCACAGGATTTGATTTTAAGGGATGCTCAGAAGGTAGTGTGGAATTATATAGAAATTCTATTAGAGTGGCTACAATAGAACTTAATGTGCTTGGAGAGGGAGTTTATCGAACATCTCTTTCTGGATATTACCAATTTAAAATAAATTGTAATGGAACATGGAGTGTTTTGTCCTGTTATCAATACTTTTCTTTTAAAGAGCAATGCAAGTGTACATCTAAAACACCAACAGTTCCAAATTGCAATTGTCATTAGTAAATTAAAAATGTAAGGAGGGAATCAATTTCCCTCCTTTTTTATTTAATCCTTTTTATTAATTCTTGAATAGCTCTTGGAGAACGTTCTATAAAGTATTTTTTATGAATAGCTCTCCAATTAATTCCTTCTGCTAAACATGACTTTACTAAATCTATCTGCTCTCTTGTATATGAAGAAGATGATTTCCAAACAGTAGGAGATGTGGAAGTAATAACATACATATTCAAATATTTCACTTCACAATGTACAACAATGTATTCTTTTATATATCTTGGTAATCCTTCATAAGGAAAATCTGTACTATATAATTTTAATACAGGAGCTTCTGTATATCGAAGCTCCTTACCTTTAATCTCACACCATTGCTGTTTAGTTTTATCAAACAGTGTTTTGTATCTTGTCATAGTGCTCTAAATGTTTCAAGAAGCTCTGTAAGTTTTCTTCCTATTGTTTTGATTTCTGTTTTTACTTTATTATCCAATCCTGAGTAATTCACTCCCATTCCCATAATATGAATATGATAGAGTTCGTTAATCATAGCTGTTTTATCTATTAATTGAAAGTTAATTAAAGGGTCTTTAGATTGAATAACTGTCCATTTTTTACTTTCTAAATTATGTTCTGCTTCAGCAAGTACATAATTAGTAGTTTTATTATCATCATAACTAAAGGTGACGTATTTATCTTTAATTTTTAAAACAGTGTAAATTGTGTCATCATCCCCATTTCCGGGTTCTCCTGCTATAAATTGTAATCCTACATGTATCAATGTTTTAAATATTTAAGTTAAACTTTTATTTTTCATAGTTTTTCTACCTTCACTATAAAACATCCACCTTGGGTTTTAGGAAGTGTAAGAATTCCTGTGTTTATTGATTTACCTAAAGGTGAATTTGTTGTAAAGAATGCATGAGGAAATAATTCTTTCATTTTATTATTAAGAAGATTCATTTTCATTTTCCATTTTTTAAATTCATCTTCTTTACTTTTGTTGGGTTTAAGTTCTTCATGTATTCCAATAATAGTTTTAAGAGGAATGTATTCTTTATTATAATATTCTTGTTCAATCAACTGTTTGTATTGTATAAATCCATTTGGATAAGTAATTTTATACATCTTTATAAAATGTTTGAATATTTTGTTGCTCTTTTCCATTCAAATAAAACACAGCTTTTGTATCTTTTTGAATATATCTGATAGTATATAAATGTTTATAGCTACTATCATCTATATATTCGATTCCTAATTTTTCAAAATATTCTTCTAAATCACGAAGAGGGTACATTGGTAATACACAATCTATTAAAATTCCATCAATAACTTTTTGTATATTTTCTTTATCTTGTTTAGAAATTTTCATATTAATAATCACAAGCTTTTACAACGTCTACCAATGAAACTTCTTTTTGTTCAAACGCTTCATCCCAATTTCCTTCTAATTCTTCATAAATTTCTGTAAATATATCGTAATTATAATAAGTGGTGATAGCAACAAATTGTCCTATTTCTAAATATTCAATAAAAGGAATTTTCTTAGAATATAATTTTTGTTCTACTGCATTATTTTGATGTTTAACAATCATCAACACTTTATCTTCAAACACTTCTATTACTTTACCAATAGATTCTTCTTTTATTTCATATTCTTCTACGTAATCCTCTTCTGTTATTTTTTTAATTTTCTCAGTTTCCATTTTATTTTTTATTTAACAACTGTTTTTTAATTGTTTTTGTAATAATTTTTTATAATTAGGATTTTTAGCATATTTCCTACTTATTACAGCTATGTATTGCTTTTGTGTAGTGATGTGATATTTACGAATCAATCTCTTCTCATAGGCAGCATAATCAGCTATAGAAAGCATCTTGTTTTTATATTTAGCATAATTACTTGTAGTTTTTCCGTAATGAAACTTTCTACTCCCTACTTTCATTCCAAATAAATTGTTATATTTACGACATAACTTAGACTTGTAGTTTCCAGTTTCAAGTCTACTTATTGCTCTTCCTACCCTCTCATATTGCAATCCTGAATAGAGATTGTTGTTTCCATAAATGTTAAAAGTTACTAATAATAATGTAATTGTTATAAATATTTTCATAGTAATTTGATTTAGTGAAATACAAAGTTACTACTCTTTTCTTATTTTTCGATACAAAATTTCAAAAATCAAAAGAGTAATAGCTAATAATACAAGTACAATGAGCTTAGTTTCAGTCATTTACATGTAAATAAGTATTTATAATTTCTTTTCTTTGTAATAAAATTAGTGTAAAAAAGAAACACCTGTTTTTTTTCTACCACTATATGAATATCAAATAAAAATAGGAGCAAAACTGCTCCTATTATAATTAAAATATTAATCCAGTTCATATCAAATTTCAAAAAGTTCTTCATACTCTGCTTCTACATCTTTTCTAGAAGAAAATTCTATGTAATATGGATTTTTGTTTACAAACTCATAGAGTTGCTCACAATTAGTAATAGCATCTAATTCATTTGTAATAATGTTACAAAGGTGATTGTATTGTACATCAGATAATATTTCAAATTCTTTTTTAGAATAAGAATAATGAAGCTTTACATCAAGAGTACTAGCAGTATCAATAATTTGTTTAGGTGTGTTTGCAATAATAGATATAATAACATCTCCAACAGTAAGTGTGTGCGTGTACATGTTTATTTTGTTTTTAAGTAATTAATGATAACATCTACTAAATTAAAAGCATATCCAATTATTGTAATAGGAATAGCAACCACTAAAGGAAGAAGAATTAAAAAAGCAATTGCATTTGTATCAATATTATACACACTCCATACCCAAACTTTTTTCCATCCTTTTTTCTTATGTTTTTGGTAAGTTTTAATAAGTTCTGTAGTAGATATTGTTAAATAAAACAATATTGCTAATAATTCAAGAAACACAAAAACTTTAAAATAAAGCATATTCGTTATTTGTTTGTTTAACTTTCAATCCTTTTGTTTTTATTAAAAAATTGATAATATTCTCAATTTCTTTATATGAATATTTCTTATTTTTTGCAATTCCCCAGAAGAAGAAATATAGCGACTCCACCGAAAATTTCCCTACATCCTGCAAAAATTCCTCAGCAGCAAATTTAATCTTTTGAATTCTCTTCTTTTTTTGTTCTTTAGTTAACATATTTAAAATTCATTAGGGTGTTTAAAACTTAGTCCTTTAAGTAACTTCCCACTAACAGCATGTTTAATTACAAAAGGATATTGAGAATTTCCTGTAGATTCATATTTAGCAGGAATTTCTTGATTGAGCTTTGTGGGGTGTTGTCCTTTAATATAAGCTTCAGCAGATAAAACAGCTTCTTCTTTTGTTTGACAGAATTTAGAATAATTACTCTGAACAATTTGTTCAAACTTCTTTCCCACATCTTCCATCTTTACTCCATAGAAATACATAGTATTGAGACACACAAAAAAAATATCCCCTAATGAATCGCAAAGTTCTTCTACATCTTTATTATTCACAGCATCTTTCATTTCCTGCACCTCTTCATCTACTAAAGATAAAGCAAGAGGTAGTTTAGTTTTATCTCCAAATTGAAATCCTGCTGTGTGTAACCATAAATACACCGCTTCCACTACATTGTAAATTCCTTGACTATTCATTAATTAATTTATTTAAATTTGAGGTTTTTATATAAATAAGTTTATCAATAATTAAAAATTTAATAAGATTATAAATAAAACTAAGCCACTCTTCTTTGTGTGTATAATAAGGACAAAAATCCATTAACCTTAAAAGAAGCGTATAATTTTTTTTAATTGTTATTTTATTTAATTCTTTATTTCGTGTTCTACTTGTATAATCACATTGTTTTAATAAAATGATTAGTTCTTTAAAACTTAACTTAGAAATAATTTTTTTAACTTCTTTGTGATTATCCATTGTTATTTTTGTTAAAATACACTACAACCCTATCTTCATTTGATTCTTCTTCATCAATATATAATTTTTGATTAAGAGGAATCTCTACATTACTTACAAAACCAAGTTTATGTGTTTCTTTCCAAAGAGGCTGTATAGTTACTATATTAGTTTTACCTATATAGTTTAAAGATGGTTTTGTAAATCTAATACAATCTTGTGTTACTTTAGTAATAATTTCTTCTCCTATTTTAAAGAACTTGTTTGAAGAACATAAATAAAAGAGTCTATTTGTTTTTTCTCTTTTATAGAATTTCACCCAATTACTCATATCATAAAACGTTTATAGGTGTTTACATCATATTTTACAGCAGGAGTGATGGTCTTGAGAGTTCTATTAACAACATCTTCTACTTCCTGTTCTGTATATACTTTTTGTTTAGCAAGAAGATTTTCTATTATCATATTTAACTCATAAATTCCTGTAGTGTTACTATTTAAATATAATGCAATAAAATTTTGAAATAATTCCACTTCGCAATTTAAATCATTTTCTAAATCTTCAGCTTCTAATTCTGTTCCTAACTCTTGATTAACTAATTCTAATTCTTTTTTAGGAATAAACAGTTTTTTTAACTTTTCAATTTGCCAAATTGTGGGAGCTACAATTTGTTCCCATTTAAATATCCAATTTCTTACATTGTGTTGATAAAATTTATTTTCTTGTTTTAATACTTTAGCAGCAAGTTGCATTAAAATCACTGAAATTATAGAAGCTGTTAAAGCTCTTTCTTCACTAACACTAAATTGTTTTTTATTCATATTTTTATTAAATTTTCTAATGATTTTCTAATTTATTGTTTTGTTTTAATTTTTTATGATGGGTTAATACATATTCTAAACTATAGTTTGTAGAATAAGTTCCTAATGTCAGTATCATAAACAATCCTTCTAAAACATGGATAATTCCTAAACCAATCATATACTTTTTAGGAAATTTACTTTTTATAATTTTCATAAATATTTTCTAATTAATTTAAAAATCTCTCTTGTATCTGTAACTTTCACTCCTCCTTTTATTTGTAGAAAAAATGCTGTAAACCCATGATTTCCTTGAAACTTTTCTGTCACTCTTTTTCCATTAATTGTATTAATATAAATCCAAGGGTAGTTTGCAAAAATTTCAACAATAATACCAAGTTTTTTTAATCTATTTATAAATACATCTATTTTGTTCATAATCCAAAAGCTTCTAAGGTGTACTGGAAAGGATTTCCTTCAATTTCCTTAATACATTGTAACATTTGTTCTGCTATTTCATGGATTTCATCCTGTGCTCCATCATCTGCTCTTAATGTGTAAAAATTATAAAAACAACTCATATTCATCATTACAGATAATGTTATTTGACTATTCATTGTTTTAAAATATCTAGCAGATTCTTTAGCTCTTTTTCTTCCTAAAATAGGAGTTAATTCTTCTAAAGATTGGTGGTATAATTTATTACCAAGTTGAGTGTAACCCTCTAATATTTGATACCATGTTTCAAACCCTTGTACAAATTCATTTTCATTGTAAAACAAATGATTTAATTTAGCTTCAACCCCTTTCCAATCATCAGGAAGATAAAACTTATCCTCTTTCAATTCTTTATATCTGGCAGATTCTCCATTAATGTTAGCTAAACGATGTTTAATTAAGTGAATATGGGAAGCTTGGTCACAAGTAATATTAAACTCAACAATCCCCCTTTCAAAAGGAGTTTTGTGAGGTTTACCACTTTTATTATTCCATAATTTATTTACTATTAAATCTTCTATTTGTTCTTCTGTTTTATTTTCTATATTTATTTGAGTGGAAGTCCAAGCTGCCCTTGCAATTCCTTTATCCCCATTCATCCAGTTTGTTAATTCAACTTTATTTTTCATTTATATATTTTTAATTAATTATTAAATAATCCATACCGAAATATCCAATATATCTTTTCTTATCATTTCTTTCATAAAATTGAAACATTGGATAACCTTCTTTTTCAATTCTCTTTAATTCTAATGTTTCATTTTGAGTTTTAATAAATTCTAAAACAATAGCTAGTGTCATTAAATCTTTCCCACTCGTATTCTTTTTGATTCTTTTGCTTAGTTATTTCTATTTCTTCTTCTACAAGTGATAATGCTTTTGTAAATCCTTCTAAGTACCCAAGTTTTGCTGCTAAAGCTTCTTCCAAAGTATAATAATCACTTGGAAGATTTTTAAAATATTCTTCTACTAATTCAGCAGCATTTAATTTTAAGTCTTTCATATTTTTTATAAATAAAAAGGGGATTTCTCCCCTTTAGTTTTAATTTAACTGGTCTTTAAAATTCTTCCACCCTTTATCTTTACAAATGAGAATTAGTCCTCCTATAATATCAACAACGCAGTTTTTTACTGTTTTCTCATCTTCTACATCAATATTTTTAATGCGCTCAATCTTCTCATCAATTCTTGCTCCATAACTATGAATTCTTGAAAATATTTTTAATGGTTTTAAAGCAGATTCTCCATAGGATTTATTCTTTACTTCTAAAAACTCTCCAATATTTGTAGCAATTTCCATTAATTCTCCTCCACTTACATTTTCCTGTGTTACTTTATCTGTAGAAAATTCATTCTTTTTGTAAGCTTCTACCTTCCCTATAAATGAAGGATTGAAGGGAGTGAGGGTTGCAAAAGGAATAATAGCAGCACTCTTAGGAAATTTAGTTGTTGTAACATGAAAAAATAATTCACTTGGAAGAACATACACTTTCTCATCAATATAAATTAAATGTATCCATCCATCTTTATACTCATCAGAGTAAATACGAACATTTCCAAATTTACTGTTAAAAGCAGCAGAGTTAATGATTTTGTAAGGAACATTATTGGTTCCTAATTTAGACAGGTAAGACTTCTTGAACAAAGACAATTCCATTTTTCTTTCTATATTTAGATGAATAATTAGTTACGAATTCCTTTTTACTTAAATGAGTACGTGGATTCAATAATAAACTCTGTACATCACCAATTGTACAATTTTTACGTATTAATGTGGTGTATTTCTTGTGTTTAGGATGATAAAGCTTGCTGTTTACTGTTAGAGTAGATAGAAAAACAATTAATCTGCAATCTACATCTTCTTTATACATCCTTAATTCATAATTCTGAGGATTAAGTCTTAAAAATCTCCACCCTAAACTTATAGCTACTCTTTGAATATCTAACAGGTTTTGCTTTATCTCATCTGGGATTTGTAAAGCAAACACTTTAAACATCTTAATTCTAAATTTTGGATAGCTCATAATATTGTTTCCAAAATTCTTTTAAAAAAGAATAGTAAATTTCTGCTTTTTGTAAAATACTAAAAAACCATTCTTTCATTTGTTAAAATTTTTTAATTTCCATAGTTGATATTTTATGTTATCAATAAATTCAAGTAATTCAAAAAATATAAGAAACAAATTAGCTATAGGAAAAATTAGTAATAATATATACCACACTATTCCTACATCAAGCATTGTTTTTTTTATAAATTTAAAGTAATAACTATCAAGAATAATATTTATTATAAATAACATTCCCCATAATCCAATTGTTCCTAAATACAAATATATAAAAAAACTAATCATTTCTATGATACATTATTTTTAAAATTTCAAATATTAATACAATATTTACAATAGGAAAAAATGATATAACATTAAGTCCTATAATAGCTTCTTTAAGAGTGTATCTATTTTCTTCTTCTACCGTCTTCAAAAATCCTTTATCCTTTTTTAAGATGAGGTGTAGCATAAGTAGAGATATAAAAACACTCCACACATAAATTTGTATTACCATGATATTTGAGTTTGATTAAAAGATTTATTAAGACTTTCTTTTTTTAACATTAGTTTGAATTCTTTCTTTGACTCCTTCTGCTTCGTGATAGTAATGATAAATACAATAACCTAAAGCGTAAGTTTTTTTATCACAATCTTTAGATGTACAAACTGTTGGATGGGTTTCTCTGTATTTAGTAATATGATTTGTTAATTCAAAAGAAGAACCAGAAACAACACTATAATATTTCTTTAATAGTTTATATTTTTTTATTGTGGCATATCTAATTGTAGAATAACAAACTCCTAAAAGAGTAGACAACTCTTTTACTGTTTTTTCTTTATAAACTAAAATTCCTTCTAAATCATATATATCATAATATACTAATAAATCCTCTCTTGGTTTACCTGTTAAAGTTTTTCTAATTTTTTCACACACTTCAATTGGTCTTTTTCTTCCTTTTCTTGTTTCAGACATTTTAATTTTTGCAATACTCGAATGTGTATATTTCCAATCTTTTATACCTCCTGTACAAATATTTGCTAAAGTACCCTCATTATTACATCTTCTACCATACAATCTAATAAATTCTTTTTCTTTATTTCCAATAAACTCTTTATCATCAGATTCAAGAATTATCTCCACTCTATATTCTGTTTTATCAACAATTCTTTTCCAAAATTCACTTCTTTGGGTTTGATTATAAGCTCTGGTATAAATATACTCATGTGATTTTGCATCTAAAGGTTTACTTCCAATACCAACATAAAATACCTCATTAGTATCTAATCTTATATGTCTATATAAGTAGAATTTTCCTTCATCTTCAATCATTTTTAATACTTTTTAAATGATTAATAATAAGTTGTCTGATTAGTGTTGCTACTAAAAGTCCTTGACTCTGTGCAACCTGTTTCAATTGAAGATAAAGTTCCTCTGAAACATAACTTTGTATCTGTTTATTTTTCATAAACAAATATACAACTTATTTTAACTATTTACAAGTATTATTAACTAATTTATTTGATTAGAAATTAATTTTTGACATTTCTTCAAATTTAATAAAAATATCTGTATTATACTCTTTTTTATCTTTTAAAATTTCTAATGGATGTGGAGACATCAATACTTTTTCTCCTAATAAATTAGATAGTTTAAACAATCCTGTTCCTAATAATAATGTACAAATATTTAAATGTTTTAATATTTTACAAACTTCTTCAGTAAATTTATTATTAGAATATTCACTTATTAATTCCACATTAAACAAAAAGCAACCCTGACTTACTGAATCAAGCATATCATTTTGTAGATACCAATTAAAGCTTTTCTTAGGTTTTATAGAATTTTCAATAGCTTTTAATGTTGGAGGTTTTTCCTTTTCAAATGTAGCTAAAGCATACCCAGAATTAAATTTATTTCTATAGCTGTACTCACTTATAATAGCTCCTTTTAATTTAGTAGGATTTACCACAAAACAATTAAACATATCTGTAATAATAGGAAAACATTCATTTGAATTATTCCTAATATCTTTTATTGTTTGTATAAGTATAATAAAATCTTCAGATAAAAAATAATTATACATTAAATTTACCCACCCACTATGAAATTTAAATAACAAATTACATATAATTGTTGGAAGCACAACTACATCTTCTTGCTCATATCTTAAATAAACCACATCTACATCCTCTATAGTTAAATATTTTTCAATTTCAAATAAAGGATAGGTGGAAGATACAAAATTTTGATATATATCTACAACATAAATAGATTTACCTAATTTAGCAGCAAGTTTAATCTCATCTAAAGAAATTCTCCATAATGTTTGCTGTAATTCAGCTTTTACAATGTAAAATAAAGTGGGGTCAATAAGTTTCATTTATTAAATAATCTAAATAATTCATTCTAATCTGTACAACATCTTGTTCTAATGTACTCTTAATAGGCCACCAATATCCAAAAGGTTTTTCAGATGTATCGTAAAACTCCACATGTAAAGATGAAGAGGGTTTATTATCTTTTAAATAAGCATTTAATTCTTGAAATTCTTGAAAGCTAATAGTTCCTGAATCTTCCATACTATTTACAGCATTGCAAATTCCTGTATATGGAGCATCTTTATAATATTCTATTAAAAGAATTAGAAGTTCTTTAGTTGTTCTCATTATTGATTTTTGTCAATGCGTCTATTATACCAGTTTCAAGAGCTTCTTCGTAAGTATCCTTTTTTACTGCCCATCCATCGTATTCTATTTTTGCTTGAGTATTATCCCGCTCTCTAACATTATGAAGTACAATATAATAATCATAATAAAAACCTTTTAAACTATCTACTACATCTACAACTATATTTATTTTATGTTTTTCTCGTAACCATTTCTGTAAAATGTGTTGCTGAGGAGCATAGATTAAATCACTTTGCTTACATTTACCAATTCTTCCATAAGCTAAAATAGTTTTTGTTTTTGGATGATAAAATTTATCAACCCACCCCATCCAACCATTTCTTTTTTTATATCCTTTTTCTTTAGCAAGTAAAGCTGTATCAAATGAGACTATCCCAAATTCCTGTTGAATATTTTGCATAATTTTCCTTAAACATTATTGTTTCTCTTACACCAGATAAATTAATAGGAATTCCTCCCCAAGTAATAAAAGCAACAAATTGTTCATTTTTACTTAAAGGAGGAATATCATAAGAACTTCTATCATCAAGCTTCTCTTGTTTCTTCTTTTTTTGCATTCTTTTTTCGATAACTAATTTCTGCTTTCATTACCTTTATAGTAAATTTCATTTGTTGTATAGCACCGTTCATTCCTTCTTCATCTTTCACATCAATAATACGTTTTTGAAGATAAGTGATTATAGAATCTAAATGTTCATCCTCTAAATCCTTTAGAATTCTTGTAACAGGTTTTTCTCTTCTGGTTAAATCTTTATTATAGATAGATGTCCATTGAAACTCTTCTCTAATTACAGGTAATAAAGCATTAACAGATGCTTGTTTTACCAAATTAGGATGAGACGTTCTTGTATAATCTTGAAAGCCATCTATAAAATAATACACATCATTAATTTCGACTGCTTTAAAATCATAATGGTAATAAGGAATAAGTTTCTCACCATTAGGAAGCAGTAAGTAATTGATTTTCATATATAGTAATTGCGTAATGTATAATAATTTGCATTATTTTTGGCACAAATTATATAATTAATATTTTATACGTATTTATAAGTTTTTACATTTTTCCATCCAATCAATTGCTTCTTGTAGTTGTTCTATACATCTTTCATATTTCTCCCATACAATAAAATTTTCATGAACAAATCCAAATTTTTTTGATTTAAAAGAAAGAATATAACTCTCATAAGAATATATATCGTTATGTCCAAAAGTAAAATCATCTTTTTTCCATTTTCTACCTTTTATTAAAGAACTGCTTATTTCATCAAAATTATTATTGTTTAAAATTGTTTCAAGTGCATTCATATAAGTAAATTTATATAGGTTTTACAATCTGTAAATCCTTTCACTACATCATCTTGGATTCTTTTAAATGTGGGGGTATCAATAAGAGTTGAGTTTACAAGCAACGTAATGTGTTTTATATCTAAAGTGATTGATATATTATTTTTACTAAAATGAGCATAACTTGTTAAATCTGCATTTTGTTTAAAACCTTTTAAAAGTAATAATTCAATTAACTGTTTTGAATCTTCCATTAGTATTCAATTTGTGTATGTGTTATAACTTCTATCACTTCAAACATTTTACCAATATCCACAACTTTAATATTAGGATATTTTTCTTGTAGATAATCTACAATGTTCTCCCTATTTGGGATTTTATTCCTATCTAAAAATAAATCGTTATACCAGATGATTGTTGCATCTTTCTCTATTGTATAAGCAAATTCCAATTCCCACCACTTTTTTTCTACAATCATTAGATAAAATTTTAAGTTGTTTATTGTGTTTGCATTGACACCTTTGGAAGTACTTCCAATTGTTCTACTACTAAATCTATATATGTATTTACTGTTTTTATTGGCTTAGGTGTGTTATTATAAGTTTTAACTAATTCTTTTGTAGGAGTAAACATCCGTTTTCTTTCTCTTTTTTTTATTTTCTTAGTTTTAGGAATATTAATTGTAATAGGAATATTATCTATCACTTTATTTGATTCCTTTTCTAAGAACTCGTTATGCATTTTTGTAAATTTATCAGGCATTTCTACTAACTTTTGAGAAGTTAAGAATCTCCATTTTGTCATATTTAATAAGTTTTTAAAGAAAGTTTTCATTATAAAATTAAAAAGGTTGAAATTTAGAATTGTTTTTTTCATCTCTTGCCACATGCATCACAGATTGCAATGCTGACAATCTTTTGTTTAGCTTATCTACTAATTCTTCAGCCCATGTTTTTAAAGCTATAGAAGATGGAGATTTTCTTTCATCATATCTATATCTTGCAGAACCATACACATAAGAAGCATTTGCGAAATTTGCACTTAGTTTTTCTATAAAAAACGCAATTGCATGAGGGTTTTCTGAATCTACAGACGTATCAGATAATGTTCCTAAATAATTCAATTGTTCAAATATTTCTTCTGGTTCAAGCCATTTAATATTATTGTCCATCTTTTTGATTTATTAGGGTTTTGTAATAAGTGTTTAACTCAGATTCTAATTGTAATCCTGTTTCCATTTCTAAATTAGAATAAAATCTAACTTGTCCAAATTTAGCTTTTACCTGTGTAAATTTAAATTTAGGATGATGTAATATAATGTTCATAAACATTTCATTTAAATACTTCAAGAATCTCTCATTGTCAATAAATACCCCATAATGACCAAATTCTAAATAATTACTGTATTTTTTGTTAAAATCTGAAACGTTCATATTTCTTCTCTTTTTTTGTATTTTCTAAAGCTTAGTTTAGGGAGTTTTTCAAGATTCATCTTTTTTATTTTTAGAGTGAAGAGAGGAGTAGCAAGATGTATTTTTAAAGATTTTCCAAACAAAACTTCCAGCAGTTTTAGTTCTCCCATCTACCATATTTCTAATACTATTTTTCATTTTTTTCTTTGTAAATAAGATTTAGTTTTAATTTTATGGTCTTCCTTACAAAGAATTTGCAATAATGAAGAATCTTCAACAGCTAATCTTTTAATGAAAGGAACAATGTCTTCATAAGAATTTAAACTACCACATTCTTGAATATGGTCAATTTCTATATCAGAACGCTTAAACCATTTCAAACAATGAGCACATTGATATTCTTTTTTTAAACGTTTATTTAAAGATTGAGAAGGTCTACTAGATTTTTCTAATGCTTCTTGAAAAGGTTTATAATAACGAAATGCATTTCTTAATGCACTCCTAATTTGCTGAAAATATCTTGCTTCTGTCCAAGTATTTCCATTTCTTGTTTTTTCTACTCTGGATTTTGCCATATTTGTATAAATTTAATTTTACACAAATATAGCAAGAAATTACAAATTTTATAATTTTATAGCTTAATTAGTTTAAAAGAATGTTCAACACTATCCATAGAAAATAAAAGTTTAGTAAATTCAATAGAATATGTAATTCCTTCTCTATTAGAAACTTTATAGTTATAAGTATTCTTTCTATAATCATTCCCTATAATAAACAAATTTCCTTGTATTGTGTACAAAGTCATTATGAACCACAGTTGAGGCAGTCTTCATCTTCTGTATTATAACTCTCAACAAGAAAATCACTAAGCTGTGTGTTTAACTGCCGTAATTCTTCATAATCCATAGCATGACTTTCCATAAATTCATCCAATAATTCAGCTTGCTCTAAAAAAGAAGCTTCTAAATATTGTCCACTGTTCAGAAATTCTTTTTTTTGTTTAAAAAGATTTTCTTCAATTGCTTTTTGTGCGAGTTGTAGCTGTGCTCTTTCCTGTAATGTCATAGTATTCCTGTTAATCCAAATGGGGATTTATTTATAAATCGAAATAATTTTAATAATATGTCATAATCCGTTTTAGATATTTCAGTAATATCTAACATGTTCCATAAGGCTTCTTCATCCTCAATCTCAATAACTTCATTAGTTCCGAAATATTTATCTAATGGAAATTCACCTCCATCTAATACTCGTAATAATATTGTCGATTTTAAATCTTCTTCAGATTCAGCTTCAAATAGTTTAAATCCTTGTAAATCAAACTCATCAGCATAGTTTGAATCCTCTTTTACTAAAAAATGTTTCATTGTTTATTAATTGCAATTATTGCTTGGTGTACATCATATTCTTCATATGTTTCATTTTGTAAAATACCATCTATATCAAAACTATCCTGAATATAATTATCATCAGATTCAGCTAAAAATATTTTTAAAGCTTCTGTAACAGCTTCTTGTAAGTTTTCTGCTTCTACAACATATCTCTTATAAGATTCCCAAATAATAGGAATTTCGTATGTTTTCATATTAATTTTATAATATGTCCATAAAATTCATCTACACTACTGAATTGTCCAGATTCTTCAACAGCAAATTCTAAAGCTTTTTTCCATGCACAATTAAAAGCTTCTTCTAACAAATCTACTTCTGATTTTTTGAAGTATTCTGGGTTAGTAGAAATTTTTTTTACAAATTCGTTAAACAATTTTTCTTTATATTTCATGTTCTTTTGCATCTAATATTTCTTCTTTTAACATTTCAAGTAATTCTGTTCCCTCTGCTGCGCCTTGTGCTATTGTATATACACCATCAAATACAGGAAAATTAGCTATGTATTCTACAGCTTGTTCAAATCCTGCAATATAAGCTTGTGATAGGAATTTTATATAAGTCTCATTTTTACTAATAGATTTAGAGTATTCCTGAGCAAGTATTGTTTTTACTTTCATATTTTATTATATTCAGTTAAATCTAATGAATCACCATCTATTCCTCGTATTGTTACAAATGTACAAATTCCTGTATTGATAAATTCATAAGTAAAAAATCTATTAATTTCTGTTACCTCTTTATTAAAAAAAGGAGAACTTATTTTCTCCCTTTTCCATGCTTCAGCTTTCTTTTCTTGTTCTTCTGACAATCTAAATTCTACCATGTTACTGCTGATACATCTGTTAAGTTATCAAAATGATGTGCTCCACCAAAATCATCCATTGAATTTAAATAATTAGAATATTTATTTCTACGCATTTGAATCCATTCAAATATTTTTACAGCTACATCTTCAGAATATGTTCCATAAACGCAATCTTCTAAAGTAATTTTATCTTTTCTTTTAAACACTTTCTTCTTTTCTTTAATTGCATATTTAATAATAGCAACATTAAGAAGTGTCCAATAAAGAATATGCTCAAAACAAAAGGTAGATTCTAATAGTCTAAATTCAATAGTTCCATTTTGTTTAAAAAGATAATTTACAAAATTGACAAAAAAATAACGATTAAGATTCCATTTTCTTGTATCAAGAATAGTATTGTAGTAATCGCTACCCAAATGTTCTGTCTTCACTTTATTACCATTAGCAAAATATACAGCAACTTGTTTAGTAAATAAAGTAGGGTTTTTAGCACCTTCTGCAAGATTTACATGGTCAGGTAAATACTTACAATGGTCTTTCATTTCCCCTAATCCACTTGTTCTTTTAGAAGCAAAATAATTCAAAGATTTTTTATAAGGAGGAACAATAGAGTGAATTTCATGTTCCAATCTTTTAAATAAAGAAAAAATAGCTGTAAAATTATCTTCACTATATGGAATTCCTCCTACATGAACGTGTGTAGAGCAAAACATATTTTTATTACATGCTTTCTTTAATAAACTACAAAATTGTCTTAAATAATCAAAATTTTCTACTTCTAAAGGAACAGAAACAAACTCATGTCCTGTAATACTTCCATCATAAAGTTTTACAAATTTGTAGTCATTTACAATTTTATTCAAAATTTCTCCTTCAGAAGTTTCAATCTCAAATCCAAATGTTAATCCTGCTAATTCTTTTTTAATACAATCAAAATCCGCATGTATTTCTTTATTACTAAGAATTAGTTTAGCAGTATCAGGACTTTCATTCATACTGTAATGCTTATGTGTTCTTCTTACAGGGTAAATTTTTTTATAATTCTTATCAATATAAACTCCTTCTAAAAACCAAGAAGGAATTAATTTACCTGTACTAAGTGCTGATACACAAATTTCTTTTGTGCCTCCCGCATAGTAATAAATAATCGCCTGTGTAGTAGTTACTACATTATTAGAATCGTGGTTTTCATAAACAGTGCTGTATGAATGTTCTGATTTAAGTTTTCTAACTCCATCATAATTATCTAAAAATGTAAGAGGTTCTCTATACCATTTTTGACCTATTTCAAACACATCTCTGTTTATAAGATAGTAGTTCTGTCCTATTTTTCTACAAGCTTCTCTTGCTTGTTCATCATTTCTAACGGTTACTACTTGTGACATATTCTTCTACTTTTTGATTTTTGTAAATATATTCTTTAAAAGTACGTGTATCCTTAAAAATTTCTCCTTCTTTTATATAATCATTTTTATTAACATCATATAACGCTACAAGTTGATTTTTGGCGTTTACAATAGGAATTCTTCCTACAAATCCTTTTAATTTATTTTCTAAAAGAAATTTATCAAAATCTTCCTTACTTGTACAAGCTATTACTTTAGCAATTACTTTTTGCATATCTGCATTATCATAATATACAGCAAAACCTTTGCAAAAAGTACCATAAGAAGGTAGAAAATTTTCTACTATTTTGTTATTGTGTACAAAATATCCTAAAAGATTAATTTTTAAAGAGGTAATAATAGCGGTGGAATGTTTATTAGAAACAGTTGGTTTATAATATTTTTCATCTTTATAATATTCTTCCGTATTATTGTAAGTAGTAACAACAGTTTTAGTTCTTGGAATAACAAGCGTATCAACAATTCCAACTTGTGCAAAAGTTAAAAGTGTATTATTACCTACACATGTAGGTTTTATATTAAAAGAAATTTCCAACACGCTGCTAATGGAATGAAAATACCATCCATCTTCTGTTTCCACATAATACATAGGACGCTCTTCTACATTTCCTGCTGCACCTTTCCATACATAAAAATGTGTATTTGTATAGAATAAAAAAGCTGCTGCTCCTTTGTATGTTTTCAACATTTCTAAAATACGAGAATAATCTTTTGCACAAAAAGCATTTGCAAATCCATGAGCAAAAACCCGTGTATCAATGTAATCAACCCATTTAGCTTTTGTGCTATAAGGTTTTACAAATTTATTAAACATATCCCATGTTTCTGTTACACTTCCATTGTGAGCTAAAGTAAGATATTCTTCTTCTTCTCCTTCATGCTTCCAAGAATATCGCATAGGGTGTGAATTTTGTTTGCTAAAAGCACCCACAGTAGATTTTCGTGTATGAAAAATAATAGGTTTATTTATTAAATCCACTTTTTTTATATCTTCTTTATTTTCAAGAATAAAATCCCGTGCTTTTGATAGTTTTGCCACTCCATGTTGACAATAATCATTACCAATAGCTACACCACAACTATCAGTACCTCTTTCTTCATTTGTAATTGCTAACATAAACATTCTATCTAAATCAGCTTTTTTTCCTTTTTTGGGCAAAAACCCCGAAATTCCGCACATGTTATATTAATTAAGTAGTTTTATAAATGATTGATTAAATTAAATTTTAAACTACTTTCACAACTATGTATAATTTAATACACACAAAGCTGTAAAAGTAGTTTTTAAAAAAGTTAGATTTTAAACTGATTTTTCAACAATTTTGTTAATTTCTGCTACATATCTCTCAGCCATTACACTTGAAGCTGAGGGTGCTGAATTTATCTCAATAATACAAAACTCAGGAGCTTTCTTTTTATTAGATTGAACTCGTACATCAACAGCACCAATAGTAAGTCCTACAGCATTTAAAGCAGCTACAGAAGCAGTACAAATAGCATCCCAATTTTTAGGTGTGTCAAACAATTCATTCTGCTCACTAATCCAATTACAGTTGATATTATTGAAAAACCATTTTTGATTATCAGGAGTATCGTTTCTACGTAATTTTCTCCAAGCTAAAAACACTCCATGTGTAGAAACATGAATACGATATTCTTTACTTGAGTTAAAAAATACTTCGTAGATGTAATTATCAAGATTTCTACGAGTACTCCATTTAATCAAATCTTCTACACTATCAAGTTTGTAATTTCCAGTTCCACGTGACCCTTTTATATGTTTTGCAATAATAGGGAATTCAAATGTTTTAGCTTCTTCAATGTTAGCAGTCCATTTAGTAGTTGGAACTTTAGCAATATCAAAACATTGTTTCATTAAAAATTTATTACTACTCCGTTGAATAGAAGGAATAGAATTAATCTTTACTTGATATTTAGTTTCATCTACTACAGTGATACTACCTAAACGTAGCAATACATTTTTACTAAACAAGAGATTTGAATTTTTCCGAAACACCTCATGAGAAGGGTGTCTACTTAGCACTTTTAAAGGAGTCATAGAAATAGATTGTTTGATTAAAAATGGTTCTATTAAATCAATTGTAATACCTGTTTTTCCATTATAATACTTACGAATAGGAAACTTGGGAATTTGTCCATTTAAATCATCAAATACATAACACTTACCATTTAATTGAATATCTGTATAAGCATTTGTTTTTCTAACTTTAGGGATATTTTGCAAACTGGATTTTAAATATTCATCTAAATCTGCAAAATTTTCAAAATAATAACTATGATTTAATATTAAATTTTGATAATTTTTAAGATGTTCAGTATAATGTTCTGTGTGTACATTATTTTGATTTGTAACCTTAAAGCTTTGTAACTCTTTTACAACATTTTCTTTTAAGAAATTACCAGACCTTTTGTAAAATATACTATATCCTCCTAAATTATAATGTAAAAATCCTAACAAATTATATTTTTGCAAATTTGTGGATAATTCCCACTCTTTCTTATAATGAAAATAATTAATTACAATATTTTGCATATAATACAAATGTCTCAACCAGCAAAACAAATAATAACTATGTTTGTTTTTAGGATTGTTGTTTATATGAAATACATAATCACCATCAATTTCTTCTAATTCTGCAATAGCGGGAAATCCTAAAGATGTAAATTCATTTAAATATTCATCTAATGAAATTCCAATACAAGAAAGTGTAGAAATAGCTTTTGATTTGCTAACAAGAATTTTCCACCAATAGGAAGAATCCTCTTCTTCCTGCATAATACTTATAATAGCTTGACAACAACCATTTTTAAAAAATTTGTTTGTAGCGTTTTCTTTATTGACACCATAATAAGTTCTACAACTATTATTTGCATTATAATTATTTTCATCAATGCTTTTAAATTTTTTCATAAAGGTTATTGATAATTTCCTGTTTTTACAAATTGATAATTTTTAACTTCTGTTCTGGTCATAAAATACAACCAACAATCTAATTCTTTTCCATCTTCCAACACTACAGGAATAATTTCTCTTTTATACCAATTAGGATGTCCTTCTAAACTATCAATTCTTGGAAGATTTTCAGGAGCAACTTCATATACATCTACAACAATAGGTGTAAGGGGTTCCTTAATAACATAAGGAATACCACTTTTATACATTGCATATTTTTCCTTTGTAACACCTGCTCCTATGTAAGAATTTCCTTCCACTCTCATCAACCTATTATTACCAAAGCCTTTGCGTAATGTACCATAGCACGAAACGTAAATAGGAGATTTTTCTAAGTTATTCATAATTAATTGGTTAAATCTTTTATAATTTCTTTGTTTAATTTTTTTGCGTGTGCTACAGATAAATTATTTGTAAACGAAATATGTTTCATTGTTTCAAAATAAAGCGTTTTCAATTCTTCTATTTTATTAGATTCAATTGCAAGTTTAATATTATTAAGCCCTTGTTGAATTATTTTAGGAAAATGATACATACCTGCTCCTAAACTCCTATATTCTACCAAACAGGTTCTCTCCTGTTCAGACTATCCCTTCATCTTCAGCTATATAAACATACTGTTAAGATGCACCTATTATAGTCGTTGCACATCCTCTAACTTAAAAAATCAACAAATTACTAACCACATTTTTTCTTTAGTAATTCTCCTTTTTAATATGAGTTTTGCTCAGGATTGCTGATGCTGTTTCCCTGAATTTAAGGTGTTTGTGCTCCCATATTTCTATGAGACATGGCATTAAGAAATTTTCTTTCCAGATAAATTTCTGCATCAATATATAAATCATTTAATATTTTTGTAACCTGTGTTTTACCATAAACTCCTACAGTGTATATGTTAGAATTATCTTTTCTAATTGTACAATTTACACTGTAATTATCTATAATAAATTTTTGAATTTGTTCAGCAAATAAAATAGAACCTGTAGCTATACTTACTTCTCCGTGAGATTTTCTTATATAACCATCTCCATCAATTACGCCTCTAAGAAAGTGTTTATTAAAAGAATGATTATAGAAAAGTGTAAAACTCTTTTTAGAAGTTATACCTAATTGATTTAGATAATCACAAATTTCTTGATTTCTAAAAGAAGTCCTATAAGAAATATATTTCTTATGTTCTAAAAGTTTTGTCTTTTTTAGTTTAGGATTGATAAATTTTATGAATTTATCAATATGAATTTCATCTTGTTCTTGTAAACCTAATGAAATCTTCCCTTCATGGATTGCTCTATCTGCTGCTAAAAAACCCAACCAATATTGAACCTGCTCATTATCTAAATCAAGAAAAGGATTAACACTGACAATTCTTCTATTTTTTACCATATCTTTAAAAGATAGAGTTTCTATGTTATTATCTTTAGCTCTTTTTCTAACAAATTCTTGACTTTTGTTAAATTTTTTAGCTATAGAATAAATAGTTTCTTTTCTTAAAAGACATTCAATTACTTGCTGTTCTAATTCCATTTTTTGTATATTTAGTTATATACAAAAATACACACATTTTACAAAAAATACTAATTAATTATATAGTGTTTTTAGTTAGTTTACCATACTCTTTTTTTATTCTGTGCTCACCAATTTTCCCGTAAAAGCCTCTCCTAAATCTATCTTTATCATAAATATATGAAGGAATTCCTAAGAATAAATCACATAAAAATATGAAGTCTTTTAACTCTTCTTCACTTGGAATATCAATCCATCCGTGATGGGTATGTAGTCCTAAACTCCTGAAATTACCTACTTCTTGTGGTGTAATCAAATCACTCAATCCATTAGAAGCATAGATGTTATTACTACGCTCGCATCCAAAAGTTTGAGCTTGCTCTGATTGTAATTCTGATTCAGGAAATTCTACACTGCTAATTGCATGTAGTTCCCATTCAGGATTGATTTTTTGTAATTCTGTTTGTGTTAATGTAACACATCTGTCAATGTAACTCTTAACAGAACTAAAATTATTACATGCTGGAATTGTAAATTCTACCAACACATTATCTGTTAAACAACAGCATCCATCAATTTGAATTGGTTGTGGATGTTCTTTTGTTCCTCCTACAATTCCTACCATAGAAACAGGAGCTTTACCTATCACTACAAACTCTGGGTCTGAACCAATTGTATTAAAAAACTTCATTCTAAATTATTTCATAAATTTTAATTAACTAATTTTCCATTATTCCAAACTTCTATTCTTCCATCACTTATTAACTCTGATGTAGTCCAACCATATACCAATCCTTCTAGTTCTTCTTCCTGTAGTTTTTTTAATTTATTAATAGCAGCATTTTCAGAAAAAGCTTCTATATCTATTTTACCTTCAAAGTATCCTACAGCATTCTGTGTAATTCTAAATGTAAATGTTTTCATTTATTTAATGTAGGAAGTACAAACTCATTAAAGAATTTTAGTGTTACATGATTGTATTCCTTTTCTCCTTTCATAGAAAAAGCAATCATAGGAGTATTTTCTTTCCAATACCTTACTATACTATTAGAATATGAATAAGCTGGATATTTATCTCCTTTCAAATATCTTGGTTTATTTTGTCCATGGTCTTTAAAGTATGTATCATCTACATCATAAATTCTATCTTTAAAGTGTTCTTCTTGTAAATAAGGATGAGAATTAAGAAGAGGTAATACAATTTTAAACATACTTTTAATAGGAATTTGTACACATTTAAATACACTTAATGTATTTCCTGAAGCTCTACCATTTTCTACTAAACTAAATGCTCCTTCGCTGTACAATTGTCCTTTTGAAGAAAATGCTACATAGTCATGCACTACATCTATTTTACATCCAAAATGTCGTTGTTTATCCTGTTCTTCAAGTTTTACAACAAACTCATCATCTGATAATTGTTTAGTTATTTTCATTGTGGTAAATTTTTATCCCATTTAAAACTCATAGCTTTATATTTATCTAACACCATATACTGTCGTAATTCAAAATCCCATTTTAACTCGTATTGTTTACCGATTTCTAAATCTTTAGGAAATCCTCCAAATAGTTTAGAAATTCCTTCTCCAACAATTGTTCTTTTTATAGTTTTCATTACAATTCTTTTAATTGTTTTTGTAAGATTTCAATTTCTTTTAGAATTCTTTGTTTTTCTACTTTTTTAAATTCTATTTCAGAAAGAGAAATGTAGTTGCCAACTAAACTTTTGTATAAATTCTCTGGAACAAAAGAATCTCTAAAATAAATAGTTAATACACCTATCTCTGCTGTATGTAGATAAATATTATAACCTCTATTAAGTACTTCATGTGTTACACTACAAATCTTAAAAATCTTTCCATTTTCTTTTTGAAAATATTTATCTTTTAAATCATTTACTACTCCTTTTAAAGAAAATTCTAAAAATTCTTTAAAATGATTTTGATTTAATTTTTTTCGAGTTTGTACTAATTGTTTTTGTAAATCAGTATATAAAACCCATTCATGTTTAAAACTATAGCTCATTTCTTTCATTCTAATAATCCGTTTTTATCCATCCAATATAGTACTTTTTTTTTCCCAACATTTCTTATAGATTCATCTACATCTTTACCATAATCTACAGGTAAAAAGATTTTACTAACTTCCTTGTATTCATCACAAATTCTATTAGCTACAGCAATTCCTTTCTCATCATTATCATACAGCAATACAATTCTTCCTTTTGTTTTAAGAAAATCAATTTGTTGTCTTGTAGGAATAATTCCTTCATTTAATAATGCTGTAGAATTTGCTCTTAACACCCTACTGTAAAATTCATCTTTAAAACTCTTAGTAAGTAATACAGTTTTAGAAGGTTTTAATAAATGAGCATTTACCAATATTCCTTTTAAATCTGTGCTTCTAAATCTGTATTTTCTATCTTCACAAAATGGAGAATATATTTGAAATATCTGAGGTTTTAATTGATAAGCAAATACTCCTTCTTTACTCTTGATTTTATTTTCATTATACCAAACATATTCTGTAGAATATATTTGATGTTTTTCTAATTCTTCTGTTGTAAAGTTGAAGTTATTATTACAATTCCAAAAATTTAATTCTTTCTCTGTAAATTCTTTTTTTCTTATTTGAATAGATGTAAGTTTCTTTACAGGTACTTCCACATGATTGTAATTGCTGTTTCTTTGAATTGTGGGAATATTTGTATTGATTGGTTGAGAGCCCAACCCAAAATCATTTTCAATGTGTTTAAGAGCTTCATTATAAGAACAGTTGTATAGAAGTTGAACAATAGAAAAACAATTCAAATTTTTATCATTTCCTCCCCAATCTCTCATATACAATGTATTTCTTATATAAAGAAATTCTGTATTAGGTGTTTTATTTTCTCTTAAAGGATTAATATATCTTCTACCATCTGTTTGAGGATATATTCCTAAATACTTCTCAAAAATAGATTCCTGTGAAATTCTTTCGAGTATTTCTTGTTTTGTTAATGGAATATCATAAGTAAACATAGATTAATAGTTCCAAGCATCATAAGCACAAAATTCATCATTAAATGTAAAACTATCAATATGTTCTAATACAAACTCCAAATTACTATCTTCATCTTTAATATATCTTGCTATTGCTTCTTGTTCAGATATGTTAAAATAGCATCTTTTAAATCCAATGCTTCCAATTATAATTAATGTGTTCATTTTCTAAAATTTAAAGATACAAAAAAAGAGGGAAAGAATATCTCTCCCTCTTTACTATTTTATAACTATGAAACAAAATCAAAATTCTTAAAACAAATCTCCATCATTAGATGAAGGGCCAAATGGTAAATCATCATCTCTTGATGGGGTTGCGTTATTCTCTGTTAACTCAAACTCTGTATAAACTTTATCATAAGCGGTGAATTCACTAAAATCACGTTTATCATTAGCATCAAAATACCAATAATTAGATTTAGAAATATTGACAAATGGGTGATAAATTGCTTTAATTTCTTCTTCGGTTTTTCCTTCAAATTTAGAAGGGTCAAACTCTTGTTTATCTTTAGCATATCCCGCTTTAACACGAATAGCTTTAAGTGTGGTAAAATCTACATTTCCAAAATATCCATCAAGGAATTCTTTCCATGTACTTACCGTACCTGTAGGTTTTTTTGTAATTCCTAAAGCTTTAACAAGACCTGCTACACCCTTAGATGCACCACTAATAACTTCTGGAGGATTAGGAACACCTTTATTAAATGAGGGATTCCAAAGAGTACGAACAGTAGTGCCGCCATTAGGAGCTTCAAACACTAAATCTCCTCCATCTTTGTTATCTGGATAAGTGTAGCTTACTAATTTAGCAACAACACCATAAGAAGGATTTGTAGGAAAAGGAAAACGTGTTTTAGCATTAGAAGAGGTAGTTTCTGCTGCTGTTGTTGCTTCATCAAATGAAAACATAATAATATAAAATTTTAAAAGTGTGTAAAAAAGAGGGATTTCTCCCTCCAAAAGTCAATAAATTATGGGCTAAAATAAATCTGTTTTGTTAATAGAATCTTCTTCCAAAGTTTTTTCTTCAAATACAATAGATAAAACAGGAAGTTCTTCTACAGATGGAAGTACAACATTAGGAATTTCTTTTGTTATAAGATATGCTTTTACATTTTCAATCCCTGTTTCCTGCTCTGTAAGAAACAAGTAACATTTTTCGGTGATAGAAAATCCAGCTTGTACAGCAAGTAGATTGAAATAGTTTGATGTAAAGAGGTTTCCAAGTCCTTTAAGAAATTTAGGTTTTAAAATCTCTACTGCATCTTCTCCTGTTTGAAGTAAAAATAAATACCCATCTTGTAATGCTGCTGTATAACCTAAATCATTAACAAGAAAAGAGGGTTTAATTTTCCAACGATTTTGTTCTGGTAGAAACATTAAATCCCACTCAATTTTTTTCTCTTCTTTTACTACTACTAAATCTGAAAGTTCAGGTTCTTTCTTTTGAGAATTTGCCTGTGGAATAAAGCTTGCTTTGTGTAAATTAAACATTGTTGTTTGTTTTTTTAATTACTGTGTTAAAAAATGATGCTACAAAAAGCACCCTATTAAAAAAGAAAATGTTTTCATTCTTTTTTGCAGAGTTTAAGTTCTACATAGGAAAAAAGAAACATTCCTAAAATCCAAATTGCAGATAATACATCTTTTGTATCACTTCCAAATATTGTTGTTAGAAGTAAACAAAGAAAAAAGAAAATGTTTGTAATGAGAAGAATTGTGTATTTTTTCATATTAGTTAGTTAATTGATGGAAAAATCTGTTCCCAATGTGTAATTATTGATAAATAAATTTTAAATTTTTGCATAATCTGTTTTGTTCAATACTACTTTTAATAGATGTAGGATTAATATTGTAATATTTTCCAGCATGTTTTAAACTTCTAAATGATAAACCATCCGTTTCACAAAGAATTTTTATTCCTTGTTGAATAGAAGAAAGTAATCTTTGTTCTAAAGAAATAACCTTTCCTTTCATTCTTTCAGAAGTTAATTTCCTCATTCTATCAGATTTTTGATGAGTAAAAGAGCGTTCTTTTAAAAAATATTGCTGTTCAGGATTATAATCTTTCTCATATATAAACATAGTGTTTTTAACAAGTCTTGATTTTCCATTACAACATTTAGAAATGTTAGTGCTTTGGTCGTTATAAGCTTTTGCTGCATCAGAAACAGAAGCAAATCTTTTTATAAAATTACCCTTTAAATCAAGTGCTATTACAGGTATAGACCTTCTCATTTTATTATTAGAAATAAGTGTTTCATCATAAAAATTTCTTTGTGTGTCTTCAGTTGCATTATAACCTTCTTTAACAGCATTAAACATTTTTATATACAAAAATTCTTTATTTTCCAACTCCAGTGTTTCTTCTATAATAAAAACCAAAAAATCATCTTTTTTATATTTATTATAAGAATTCTGTAAATATTTACTGTGATGTTTATTGTTTACTAACAAATATCTATGCTTTCTAAATCTATATTGAAAGTTTTTAGCACTTCCTATATACACCTTACTATTATGTAAAGTAAAAATACAATAAATTCCTGATTTTTTGTTTTCAGTAGAAGGAAATAATGAAAATATTTTTAATGATGGGTTTGTACTTAAATAATTGTAAAGAATAGAAGTTTTATCAAGCTGCTCTAATACTTCTTCAACATTAATTAGATTTTTCATTTGGATATATTTGTTAGTGAGTTGCAAATATACAACACCTATACATACATATCCAAATGAAATCTCAATTATTTTTCAATTAATTATTATAATCTTCAACTTGTTCAATTACATAATTCAAATCATTTGGAATAATCAAAGTGGGGAATAATTCCATTGGTGATTTAGCAGTATTTGTTCCATCTGATTGTGTAAGAAATCCATAATGCATTCCTTTTTCATCTTTAGTTACATTTGTATATAATACAATACTGAACAAACCCTCTAGAGTTATATATTGCGTGAACATCTTGCCAATTGACTTACTCTGCACTTGTTGATTTCCTAATTCATCTTTATCAATTTCTACATGATGTAAAAATACAACATATAAATCTTCTCTTAAATTAGGAATTAAATTTACAAGATTAAACATATTTTGTCCAATATCTGTAAATTTATTATATCCACTCTCTTTAGCTCTACGCATATATTCATTTCCCATCGTATACTGACTATCATCTATGATAATATGCTTAATTTCTGGCCTTTCTTTATCAATATAAGAAAGAGCTTTCATAATTTGTGTTGTATTATCTGTAGAAACCATATTTCCTGATGGATTATCTTTACTATACTTAGTATAGTTATTTTTCCATCCTTTAAAAGGAAGTGGTTTATTCACCACATTGATAATAAATGTTTTTGTAGGGTCTAAATTTCTCAAGCTCGTAGATTTACCGCTACCTGATTTTCCCAAAATTAAAATACCTGTTGCCATAAAATTATGTATAATTGTTTATTTTTCTACTACAAATATAGCTATAAAAGCCTATAATATAATGAATTTAAAGAGATATTTTATCAATATTTCCCTTTAAATAATCAATAATTTCATTTACTTTTTCTACTGAGGAATTATTAATATAATATTCCAAAGCAGAAAAATTATAACCCTTAAATATCTTTGCTCTACATCTTATATAATTGGTTGTAGAATAACTATAAGGTGTGGTAATTTTATTTTTAATATACAGAGCGTATGCAGCATCTAAACTTCCAAATAATTCAAAATAAGGAACTGTAGGAATACGCAACGATTTTAATACAATAAGAGGAATTGTGTATTTTAACCCATCTAATTCCTGTTTTACAAGAGTTGTAAGTTTTTTAGTTTTAAGCATAATCAATTATTTCTTTTTTAATTATCTGTTTACTTAATTTTCTATTTAATTTTTCCACCTCTTGATTTAAATATTCCCTTGCTTCTATAGATGTAGGAAATCTAATAATTTCACTTGTTTCATAGCCTACTAGTTTATCCCAACTTAACCAAATAAACCAAAACACTTGATATTGCGGAATAAACCATTTAGTTCCTGAAGCTTCTGTTAATACTTTAATTCTATATTTCATAAGCTTTAATTTTATTTAAAGAATATGCTTCTAAAATTGATTTTTTATCTACCCAAATTTCTCCTGTTCCATAATCAGAAGGATTCTCTTTTGCTACAGCATTATCTGCTGCTATAATTAAAGCCTCTTGCACACAAGCTTTAGCAAATTTAACAGCTTCTCTAAGCATTTCTTCTCTAGTGTATCCACCATATTGATTAAAAAATTTATCTGCTATCATATTATTCTAAAAATAAATCTGGTTGTGTTTCTGGTGAAAATGTAAATTTTGATTTTGTATTAGCAATTCCGTGTTTTTTTAAAAATGCATCATAGAGATTAGGATGAGCTGTAGGACTTGGAATTTCTACAAAGCTAACTGTATTATAATCAGTGTAGAGTGCTGTAACCTCTCCTGTTGTAGAGAAGTTACTTTTTAGTACATAAATTAAATTTAAGTGTGTTTTAAACAATTCTACATTATAACCTTCTATTTGTTTTATATGAAATCTGTATGGATTTAAAGTCCCCAACACTAGAGAATGGTCTCTAACTGATTCCTTATCTGTACTTATTGACTCAGAACTAGGTATGTGTTTACTATCTACACGATTCCCTTGATGAAACACAGCAGTTTGAGATGAAACATCTTGTTGTATAACATTAATCATAATACAACCATAAGTATTACCTAATAATTTATTTGTATAATGTTTATGCCAATATTTAACTGAATCTTGTTTATTTAATTTAAGAACTCCATCTGCTTCAAAGCTGTCACTTGTATCTACTACACAAACTACTTTAAGTATAGGATTTTTTCTTTCTCCTATAATTTTTTTACCTCCTTTATATTCAATTTTATGTAAATCATCTAATATACTTACACAATAATTACCAAACTCTGTAGGAGTAAAACATCTTACAAACCTAATTTTAGTATTAAAAGCATCTATAGTTCCTTGTACTTTTCTAAAATCTTCCTCAAGCTCTCTATCTTCTCCTTGTTGATTTCTATTAAGAATTCTATCTCTTGTATATGTTTTTCCTAATTTTTTAGAGAATATGAATTGTAGGAATTTTAAATACATTTCTGTTATAGGCATCTCAATGCAGTTGTACAAGACAATAACATCACTCTTTGTAGGGTTGTTTATACAATATGAAATCATATCTATAATTAACCTAAATGTAAGTGTAGTCTTGGAGCCTCCAGAACTTCCTGTAATGAGTATCCTGTCCGAATCTTGATATTCTGGTAGTGCTCTTTTTAGTGTGGGGGCATTTAATAGTAAAGGGATACCTGTAGGTTCCCTCCATCTTTTTTGTAAAAATCCAAGAAATTCTTCACTTGTCATTTATTTTCCTCCAAATTTATCTTATGTTTCATAATAAATTCAAATTACTATCACTAATATAATAACAATGTTTTAACATTTCTTTTTCAAATTTTAATAATGATTCAGCTAATTGACTATTTACAGAAGGAATATTCTTTTCTAAATTAGATTCATTAACTAATTTTTTTATCTTTTCCTGAAAAACTTTTTGATTAATTATGATGCATTTATTCATTTTTCCAAAGTTCTAATAATGAAATAGTAGTTTCTGCTCCATCATATTTAGACTTAGCATGAAGTATATTTCCATAAACATTTCTATTTTTATCAGGATATTTTGCAACAAATTCAGCAAATGCTATCATATCTTCCTCTGTATAAATGAAAGTTTCTTTAGCTTTTTGATACCCTTCTAAATATCCTCTAACCATATTATGAATTTCACTATTTCCAAAATAATCAGGATGTCTTCCTGCAATCTGTCCTGTAAAATTCTTAGCTGTTTCTCTTCTTGTATCTAATTCTCTATAATAATTAGCTTCGATTTCTTCTATATTCATCAGAAATTAATATTATATCCAATGAATTTAACAAAACAATACAACAAGAATAGCGAAGTTACTAATAGCTGATAAACATCCCATTTCTTAGATGTTTTATAATATACAGGACTCTGATATTTTAATATCAGCCCTAAAATAGGAAGTCCTAATATGATTTTTTCTAATTTTGTCATTATTTCTTAATTTTTCTTTTTAGCTTCCAATCTTTTCTGTAAACTTTTATATTCCAATAAATAACGAACTAATATTCTATCAGTTCCAAATTCTTCTTTATATTGTAATGTATTATTAAAAAATTGAGAAACAGCTAATGTATTTCCATTATCACATAATTTCCAAAATAAATTCATAACATCTTCTTCTGTTCTAAATCCAAGTTTGTGATATTCTTTAGCAGGAAGCCTGTTACTAAACTCTTTTCCTTCTACATATAATTCTTCTCCCCACACATCAGAAAGAAGATATTCCCACAATTTATCTTTAGAAGATTTTCCTGTAAGAATTCCTTTACGAAACTTCTCTGTTACTTCCAGCTTCAAGATTTGAATTTCTTTTCTCCCTTGTTTATTTATTTTTACATATTCTCCATAAGGAGCAGATAGAAGTCCAAGCTCAATTAGATACTCCACTCTTGTAGCCCAAGGAATTAACACTTCATTTTTTCCATTTACATCATAAAACATTAGAGATTTAAAATACCATCCTAATGACTTATTCAATTCTATATCATGAGGGTTTTCTGTGCGAGAATTTATCGCAAGTAAAAGAAATAAATCTTCTACCATCAAAACTCGTTCTTCACAAGCTTCACTAACTCTTTTTAGTAATACTAATGTATCTCCTAAATGCATAATTTACTTTATATTTTAAATCTTTTATATTCATATTTTATTCTACATTTTAAGTATTACACCTATTTCTTATTGTCTAAGCACATATTGAATTTGATAATTCCTACACAAATCCAATATAAAGGAGAGAGTTTAAATATTTCTTCTCCTTCTTCAAATTCATACCAAGGATAAAATAATCCAAACCAAAATCCTCCAAAAAACACTACAAGAATAGCTCCTAATACAGCAATTCCTATAAATAATAATAACACTTGCCACAGCATTATACAAAATATAATAAGGATAATTCCACCTATAGTTAACCAGAATTTTTCAGAGTTTTTCATAAAAATTTGTTATTAAATAAAGGAGAAATAAATCCTTTCCATTTTTCATATAATTCTTTTGTTCTTTTATTTAGAAACACTCTGTTTTCTTTTAGTAGTACATTATTATTTATATGAATATTATATCTACTAACTTCTACATTTAAATCTGCAATGAGTTTAGTTTTATTATCTCTTTCTTCGTCTAATATTTTTAAAATATTAGGAATTACTTTTTTATCTAATGCTAATGTTCTAATAATTAAATGTTCTTTAATTTCTTCTTTTGCATCAGAATTTACAATTTGTATAATTTGTTCAATATTCATAAAGTTCTTCTATTTCTTCAATTGATTCCACATACTGTAAAAAGCGTTCATTCTTAGTTTGTTTAACCACCCATTCTATATCTTGTGTATCTTTAGCTATTAGATTTATAATAACAGATTGTTTATTTGGATTTTGTTTATCAAATCTCAAGCTACGTCCTTTAGATTGTTCATAAATTCTTTCTTTAGTATTAAATACCAATCTAAAGATAAACTCTACATTATCTGTTACTTGTCCCACTACAAGTTTGTTACAAGAAATTAATTGAGAGATTTCTTTTTTATCAAATTCCTGTATCACAGATGAAGATGTAGTTCCTACATAAGATTTTCTACATTGCTTATCTTTTGCAGCAATATCTAAAGCTTCTTGTTTTGTATAAACATAAGTAATACTTTGTTTATCTTTTGTTAATTGAAGAAGTTGTTCAAGTATTTCTTTTTTAGAAGCTGCTTTATATAAAAGATTTTTACGAGCATTAACTTGTTTCCACCACCTCTTTGCACAATAAATTATTACACCTACTTCTTTATTTAATACTCTGGCTGCCTCTCTTGAATATTGATTATCTTGTAAACAATTACTTATAAAATATCCTGTACCATATTCTCTAACTTGAGAAAACATTTTCATATAATCCTTGTATTCATTTTCAATCTTATCATAAGATAGTTGTTCTTTTTTAGATAAAGAAATTAATAAATTATAAGTTTTATATGGAGGTATTAATCTAAGCTTTAATCCTGTAGCAGAATCAATTACAAATTTGTTTTTAAATCCTAAATTAGAAGCAAAAGCTTCTTGATTTTTATCAAGAGTTGCTGAAAGAAGTAAAATATATTCACAAGGAATTAACTCAATAGTTTTATTAAAAAATTGTGAATTTTCTCCTAAAACTACATGAGATTCATCTACAAACAAAGCTCTAATTTCATTAAAAGGTTTGTTTTTAATATATGTATTTACAACAAATACATGAACATTTTCAAACTCTTTCAAAAGTTTCTCAAAATCTTCTTTTAAAAGAGTGGTTGGAACTATAACAACATAAGGAAGAGAGTTTCCAAACTTTTTTTGCATACGCTTAATTGCATAATATACAATTCTACTTTTCCCTGATGAAGTAAATAAATTTGCTATATACTTTTTATGTTTAGCAAATTCTGTTACAACAAGATTTTGTATAAAATCTCTTTTTTCGTTTAATTGTGAAAATTTATTAATATAAATTTCTTCCTCTTCAGATAATCTTCTTTCTGTCATAAAGAATTTTTCTTTTAATATTTTTCTTCTAAAAGAAATTTCAAAATTTTTTCCCTTCATTACACAACCATCAAATGACAATCCTTTATAGCTGAATTAATTACTAAAGGATAATTAACATCAATAAGATGTTTTGTTAATAAAACACTCATGATTTTGAATCTAATATTGTTTTAATTTTTCCTTCTTTTAACCAACTCACTTTAAATGGAATGAAATAATAAATAATCTGGTCTTTTTCCTGTGTACAACTATTCATCCACACAACCCCTTTTGTTTTAGGAAGAAATTCAGGAATTTCCTGCATTCTATTTTTATAATCTTCTTGATTTTGGTCATAAATATCATCTCCAAAAATATACAACCCATTATTCATTTTATGATAGATTATCCATCTTTCTGCGGTATTGAACAATAACTCATATATCCCATTAGGAAGAAGTTGTACATTCCAACTTGTTACGTATATTGAATTCTTCATAAATTTCTGTTAATGCTTTTATTTCCTGTGTATCAAGATTTCTTGCTGTATCAAAGCTAATAATTTTCCACCAATTTAAATACAAATATACAGAAAATTCTATAGCTTCATTCATGTAATTTGATGTTTGTGATGCTCTAATAAATAATCTTTCATTTGTTGATATTGGATGAATTGCTTTTCTATGTAATTCACCTCTTCACATTCAGCAATAGTGTATTCCCATTCACCTTTTGCAATGTATTCTTTAGAATTATCAGAAGGGACATAATACCCATAATCTCTACATAACACCCTTTGTTTAGCTGTATTTAATTCTATATCAAACAATTTAAATTGAATTTGATATACTTTCTTTGTATAGAAATAGAAATTTCTTTCGTAGCTTTTAATGAAATTTTCTACATACTTATAATTGAGATTTGTATTATCTACAATAACATCATATCCATTAAACAAAGCTTTAAGAAATATTGTTTCACATATTTGGGACACAATTTCTTCTCTTATTTTAACATCAGCAGATTGATAATATCCTTCTAATGTAGAAAACAAAGAAATTCTTATACTATCTCTATTCACTACAATAGTGTTAGGATGTTCTTTACAATAAGATGAAGTAAATGTGGATTTTCCACCTCCGCTTGGTGAAATTAAGAATAGTATGTTCATATTACATCGTAAGTAAAGTTATTAATTTTTGCTCCTGTCGTATTGTAAATTGTAAAAATTTAACAAATGTATTTAGTATAATCCTTTTCATAATTATTCTTTTTTAGAATCGTATGCAAGTGAGAGATATTTTGCTGAAAATTTACTATCCAAACTACGTAAAATTAATCCTTCACATAAATTTGTTTTAAAATAATCTTCACACTCTTTTATCACTTCTTCTTTACTGTTAAACACTTTATTAAATACTTCTTTGCAACTATTTAATTTCATAGCTGTTAAATGCTGTTTATATTCATTGTAAGGAAGTTTTAGAGCATCATTAGTATAATCATCTATTCCAAACACTAAAAGTTGATTAGGAAGCTTTGCAGAAGGATTGTTTTTGTTTCCACTTCCTCTAGATGAAGTTCCGATGAGTTCTGCCCTTACAGCCAAGCTCAGAGAATTTTGCTCACAATAAATTTTTAGTTTTTCAAGAATTGGTAAACCATATTTAACAAAATCACTATCTGATTCTACTTCTTCTCTAATTAGTAAGTCTACATCAATTCCAAAAAAACCTTTTACTGCATCTATAAAAGAAGGAGTTTTTCTCCCTACAACTTTTGATATTGTAAGTGGTTTAAGTAAATTACGAGAACATATCCCATAATTCCTACTGTTTTTATAGAATATACTCACAGAAGAACCATCTTGCTTGATATTTCCTACTAAATTAATAGGGAATTCAATATAATTGCACACTTTATTCCAATTCAATTCATCTGTTTTATACATTCCTGTTGGAAAGGGTTTAGAAGCTCCTCCAATTACATTTCCTTTACTATCATCAGGAGCTTCATATTTAGTGATACCTAATTCTTCTGCTAAATTATCTTCATTTTTATTAGCAAATAATCTTGGAAGAATAATACCATAACTAAATGTAGGATTTCCATCTCCATTGTGAAGATTAAATTTAATAGCTTTGATTCTATTGTTCTTTCCTAATTTAGATTTAGAAGCATCTCCATTAGGTCTGATATAATTTTCAAATAAAGGGCTATCAGGAAGACAATAATCAGGTTCTATTAAATACACAATTTCTCCAATTTGATATAAGTCTTTTCCAGAAACAATAGGAAATCCTAATTCAAGAAATTCTAACAATTCAATAGAATTAGCAGGTGCTTCTCCTTTATAAAGTTGATGTTTTGCTTTTATTGTTACTTTTTGTACTATAGTGTTATTCATGTTTTAATGGTAGTATAATGTTTCTTAATAACTTTTTTTCAGATGTAGAGAATATAAAGATTGAACTACAGATGATATAGAATTTCTTGTAGCATCTTGTTTTCTCCAGATTAAATTATTAATCACTTTCTAATATTGTTTCTAATTCTTTTAATTTAATTGGTCCTCCAAGTAATGTTGTAAATCTACTTGAATTAAAAGATGGCTCCTTATAAATTATCCCTGATAATACACTTTGAATAGGGACATCAGGATTCTTTATTTCTTCTAAAAATATTCCTACTTTTCCTCTTACATGTTCCACACCTCTTATATAATATATTTTATCTTGAATAGGCACTTGAACACCATACTGCTTATAAAACACCAGCACTTCATAAGAGAAATGTCCGTTTATACAAATTACATCCATTAACTTAAATGTTTTATTTTTTCAATTTTTCCTTTTTCTACAATTCCATTTTTATGAATTTTAAAATATTCGTCTTCAATAAGAAGCAAATCGTACCCCTTAGATTCTAAGAAGTCTAATAAGTCTTCTTTGTTTGCAACAATAAATTGTTTAGGAACATCATATAGATGTTCCTCAAATGTTATAAGTAGTTTGTTTAAGAATTTCATTTTTTAAATTGTTTAAACCATTCATTAAAGTCATAGTAGTAAGGTTCTTGTGTTTCTTGATTAATATCTGTCCAAGACATTTTACCACCATCTTTAAATGCTTCTTTTAAATCTTCCTCACTATACATTTTTTTTGCTTGCCATTTAGCACCTGCTATGAAATCATTTTTACATCTTTCTGCATGAATTACATTAGATAAATGTATATTATTTACTAGTCTCCATTCTTGTAGATATTTTTCAGCAGCTTCTTCTAATTCTGTTTTCATATTATTCTTTTTATAGGTACGAAATAAGCACTACTTCCTGTTTTATCTTCTGAACCTAAAGCAAGAATAGCTTCTTCATCAAACCATTCTTCTTCCATTAAATCTTGAGATTCAGGCCATTGTACTAATACATAACAATCTTCCATATTAGATAATAAAGTAGATACTTCTGTTGGTAATACGTGAATGTTTTTCATGTTATATTAGTTAAAGGATAAGCGTTTAGGATTGATTCATCAAATACCTCAATATTATGTTTTGTACATTCTTCTGCATATACATTATAAACACCACATGAGTTATAATTAACTGTTTCAGATTTTACTAAGAAATATGATTCACTATAGTTATCTTTGATTTTGATTTCAGCTTTTTCACTTGCAGCTTTCAATGCAGCTTCACAATGTTTTTTTGCAAAACTTATTTTTTCTTCTTCATATTCTGCAACAGCATCATATATTTCTTGTTCAGCATACCCAACATATTTGTTGATAATGCTTAGTAGTTTTTCTTTATTCATTGAGTATTTGAATTTTATGGTTTAATTTATTAGTAATAATATAAGTATTTCTTGCTTCTACAGCTTCTTTTACTATTACAGTTTTTATATTAATTCTTTTGTTTGTGATTTTGTCTTATAAACTTAATAAATTAGAATATAACTCATTACTTTCAGCTAATTTATCATTTAATAAACATTCATCACTCATCATTCCTTTATAATATTTACCTTCGATAATAGAACCATCTTTTAAAACTTCAAAATGTTTATTTGTAATTGTAATATCACCATGTAATTTTTTATCAACAGGGATATTTTTTTTACTATATCCAAATAATAATGTAATTCTAAACATTACATAAGGAGAGTTTGAATAAATATTTAATTCATTTTCTTTACAATTTTTGATTAATGTAATTAATTCATTAATTTGTTCATCAGGATGCTTATTTGCATCAATGCTATTTTCACTAATATATCCGTAATACAAATTTAGTTGTATCATAAATTTATTTATTTATTTATATAACCCTTTAATTGTGACCATACCTCCCAAGCTCTATTATTAAAAGTATTTGGATTTAAATGCCAACCTGTTTCTTTAAAAGGATTAGAACAACAATAATATACTGTTGTATGAGGAGCTTTTACTCTAACTCTAAAGTCTATCATATTGCCTGTAAAAGACACTTTTTCAACTTCATAAAGAATTACTTCTCTTCTCCAATCAAAACTAAGTAGACATTTTAAAACAAAATCTTCTTCTTTGTTTTTAATACCTAATCTAATCCTATTAATTTCTAATTCTTTTTGTTGTTTTTTATTAGTAGGTTCGATAGGCATAAAACTATGTATAGGAAATTCTTCTACGTTTAAGTTTCTATATTCATTATATTGTTCTAAATTCATTTTAATAAATGTTTAAAATAAAGTAAGTTGTTTTATCATTTTGAACTGTACCAATCTTTTGCTATGTTTGCTGTACAAGTTTGATGAACAAATCCATCATTTAAATAATGATTTGCTGCATCCCTCATTGTTGTTTCAAGAACAATTCTATACTCATCAGCTAATTCTTCTTTTACTTCCATTACAATTTCATCATATATAAAATTAGCTATTCTTGCTTTTCCTAAATGATTATGTTGTTTTATGTATTCAAATAATTTCCACATAGCTCTTTTACTTTGATGCGCTGCTAATCCTTGAGAAGGATTATTAAGACACAATCTTTGATAAGAAGATTTTCTTTGGAAATATTCAGATACAATAGGTTTGTTTTTTAAGAAATAACTATATGCTTCTCTTTTTTGTATTATATAAGAAGAAATTGTTTTATCTTCTTTTCTTTTCTTTTCTATATCTTTGTAGAGTTGGTATTCTTGTTTTCCTTCTCTATATATTTCCCAATCAATTTCTTTCAACATTCTTTCACTTTGAAGATATTCTTTGTAAAAAGGAAGTTTTAGTTTAAATCCATCAGTAGATTCAATCCATCCTTGTTTTAAAGATTCTTCTAATTTTTTTTTACCCCACACAAATACATCAGCATATAAATTCATATACACTTCATATATTTTTTGTGCTTCAGATTCTTCCATATTTAAGTTCTTAGCTATTGTTGTAGCATTTCCACCATAGTTAATAGCTAATCCCACCACCTTTGATATTTGTCTTTTTTCTCCATGATTATTTTTAATTTCTTTATCACTCAACTCTTTTAGTTCAGGATAGATGTATCTACATAGCTTAGAGTGAGTATCTCTTTTATTTGCTACATTATCTAACATCTCTCTATCTTTAGTAAGAAACGTAGTTGTAACCCCCTCTTGTGAGTCATAATCACACCCAATTATTACAAATCCTTCTCTTGCTTGAAAACAACTTCTTGTTTCTTCATCTCTCGGAAAGTTCAAGAAATTAATAACTCCTCCTCTTGCTGATATTCTATTAGTATCTACAATAGGATTAAATCTACTATATATTCTTTCGTTTACAATCTGTTTCAATACATTCTCTCCAAATGTGGAAATTCTTTGTTCAGATTCTTTAAATTTCAACCATAAATCAACAAACTCATGTTTGGTTTTGTTGATTACTTTCTCATTAATACTATCTTTTCCTTTATCATCTGTTGTGTTGATTTTTAAATCTTTAAACACAGGAAGCATTTGAGAAGGAGAGCTTAATAATGGTGTTATATCAGCATGATTATCAAATAAAGATAATTGAGCTTTCCTGTACTTAGGAAGATGTTTATAAATATATTCTGTTATTTCTTTAGAATATAGTTTAGAAAGCTTTTGGTCTTCTTCCATTTTCTCTCTCCACATTGATTCACTAATAGGAAGTCCACATAATTCCATATACACCATAGCTTTAATAAAATTACAATTCAATAGATAGGTATCTACAGCCTTATAATCTTCAAGCTTTTTATATAAATTATTATGCAGCTCTAACAATCTATCTACATCATTAAAACAATACTGTATTGATTTAACATTTGACAGTTTTGTTTTATGTATATTTTTTTGCTCACTTTTGTCATATTCCAATCCAAGCTCTCTTTCCATCACTGCCCCAAATCCATGTGTAATGTGAGGAGGCTCTCCATTATGAAGGATTTTAGATGCAAGCATTGTATCTCTTATATTATCAGGAAAAAATCTTTTTACATATAAAAATCCTAAATCAAAAGCAGCATTATGAAATACTAATGTTTTAGTTTTAATATAAGGAATCACTTCTTCAATATAAATCTGTTTTCCTTTTGATAATGGTGTATCATAAGCTTGTAAATCAATTAGATAATTGTTACTTCCTGTTCCTAATTGAATAGAAAACACTACATCTGTAAGAGCATTAAGTCCTAAAGTTTCACTATCATAAGCAAGTGTATCAGGAAGTAACATATCCTCTAAATCACAATAATTATAGTTCCCTATTTTAGAGAAAAATTCTTTATTTTTTGTTACTATATAATTCACTCTACACTTTTTTAAATAATTTTTTCAATAATGCTGCATTCTGTTCACGAATTTGTTTCTTCACTAATTCTATTTTAGGAAGATTCTCTTTGATTTGTTTTAAATTCATATTGTTAAGAGTTTTAAATTCCTAACAATATTGAATTCTAATTAGTTCTACATCACTAATGGATTAAATTTACCAATTTTTATTTCTTTTATATCTAATGATTGAAAATGGTCAAATTCTTTTAGTTTTTCCTGTAATCTATACAGAGCTTCCCAATAATAATCTCTATCTTTCAAATTTTTTAAATAACAAAGGTCTGAAATCTCATCTGTTATCTGCTGATGTAATTGAGCGCATTTCTTATATGTAGGATTTAGAATAGAGACAATATATTCAGCATCTTCTTTATTAGATGTCGAATATATTGTCTTATTCCAATTCCCATAATAATCTCCAAAGTAAGCTTTTACAATGTATAACATTAATAAAGTTTTTTAAAGTGTTTATAATACAAATAATCTATTACATGAAATTCTTCCCCAACTGATTTACCTTTAAAGATGTCAGTGATGAGATTCATTCTAAACTGCTCAAACTCTACATCAGCACGTATATCAGATGTGTATTTCCAAGCTAATTCATCTACAATTTGATTAAGAACAAACTCAAACCAATGAATTTCAATTGCATTTTTTCCTTGTTTAAAAAATAATAATAAATTAGGATTGTTTGCTTCTCCATTTCCCTCAAACATTTTATAATCATCATTAAAGATGATTAAGACATATCCTGGAAACATTATTGAACACATTTCTAATAAATTCTTTTTCTGATTTTCCGAAAGTGTTAATGGAGTATGTTTAAGTTTTATCATTTGTTTTGTTCTTTAAAAATGTTATACAAATAATCTACAGGATTTTGCTTATTAAAATATATTAGTCCAAACAATTGAATTTCTCTTGTCACTTGTAATGGAGTTTTACTTTTCATTAATTTAGCAAGAATTTCCCAACACAATTGAAACCAATGAATTTCAACTAATTCATAAGTCATATCTTCATATAATATATAGTATAATTGAAGATAGACTACCCCATCATCTCCAACACTCCATTCTGGTTTTTGTGGTTTATATGTAGAATAACTATTTCTGGGTAACTTTTCAAAATCTTGTTCACTATATGTTTTATCATACTCAGAGAACAAAACTTTACACATTTTTAACAATTTTAATTTCTGCTCCTCTGAAAGTATTAATGGTGTCATTTCTGTAGATATTTTTGTTCGTATTTAATTCTCAACACTTTAGAGATTAATTCCTGATTTACTCTGAACCCTGCTATTTCTTCTATAACAGGGAGTTTTGTGTAATATATTTCGTTTTTACTATCTATAGCATTTTCTACAAATCTCTTCTTTTTCTGTAAAGAGAATAAAATGCTTGAAGGTAGAGCTTTAAACCAATTGATTAGATTCATAGTATTAAAGATTTTCTTCTAATTTTTTAATTCTTTGTTTTAATTCTTCAAATTGAGCATCTTTTAATGATGTGTTGAAAAATAATGTTAGTGCTAAAATTAAAGCTTGATTTTCTGTAAAAAATATTTTTAATCCCATAAAATAACAAAAATGAGCAGGAAAATTAAATATTATCTCCCACAATAATATTTGAATTTTTTCTTTTGATTTCATACTATAGTTGTAATTCATATTCATTGTAAATCAAACTAATTATTTGTTCATCTTTTATGATGTCACTTTTATCCCAATGTTGAGCTTTGGAATGAGTTTTGCTTTTCCATTCTTTAATAATATTGAGTTTTTCTGATAATGTAAACTCTCTCCACCAAGCATTTGCTTCTTGGTTTATTTCAGGAAAATTATTAGCTTTTTTTATGTTTTCAGCAGATAGATGATAACATACATCACCTATGCTTTGTTTAGAAAGCACATAATTCTTAAATTCTTCTACAGTGAATTTTTCCATATTATTTATTTTTATCTTTTATTGTGATTAAATTAATGTTTGTATAAATTTTACCACATCCCACCCAATTTTGAGCAAGACAATCCAAATTAGAATTGGAAGTACCCATTCCATTGTAAAATTGTGAAATTTGTTGTTAAAATTTTTCATTTTTTTTACATCTATATTAAATAAGAGAGACTGTTAAATCTCTCTTATTTACATTCTGTTAAACTATTTTAGTTAGGGTGTAGTGTTTTACTCCAGCATCATTTGCGAGTTCTGATGCAAGTTTTTGTGGGTTTTTTGCAGCTTCACCTTTGAGAGTCATTGTTTGTGTGCAATGTGTATTGTGGTAGAATTTTAAAATCCACTCAGCATCATTATTAAGTTGTGTTTTTTTCATGTTATTATATGTTAAATGTGAAAATTCAAATTAAGAAAAAACAGTGCCATCATATAATAGCACTGTTTAAAATCAATCTTCTTATGATTTTTCGTGGTATTCTACATCTATTTCAGATGCATACACCCAATTTTCTTTTTCACTTTTACTTTCTTCTAATTTAGAAGCTTCTCTTTCTCCTACATATTTTCTTTCATCTGTAAATAAATTTACCATAAGAATTGTAGGTTCTTCTTGAGATTCAGCAGTAATGAATGCAAATCCTACACACATAATTAAATCTTGTAGAGTTTCCTTCTTCTTTCTTGCATTTGTTAAATTAGTATGTGCTACACCTACAGCTTCTCCATAAGCCACTAATTCCTTCTCAAATAGCTTCTTTTTAAATTTAAATTCTAATTGAGAAGCAGCTTCCTGCATTACAGGTTTCTTTGCAGTGGTATTTGCAAAAATATTCTCTGCTGTTGCAATTTTTTTCAATTGTTGTGCTCTCAAGCTATCAAGCTCTTGAGACAAATGTAACAATTCTTTTTCACTCATAGTGAGAAGATTGTAAACAGTGTTATTAATTTTTAATGCATTATCTGACAATTTCTGAACAAAGATTTGATTAGTTTTCATTTTGAGAAATTTTTATAAGTTTGATAAAATACATTTAATAAATATATAAGAGAACAGAAATCCTGCTCTCTTATATTATTCTACAGCATATTAAGCTGTTTGCATTGTAGCATTTTCTGCTGTAACAATGTTATTGAAATCTCCTACATACTGACTATGTAACTCGTTCAACCAATGTTGATACCCAGCAGTTTTCTTGCCATTCACACGCTTATTCCCCTCAAAATCATCTTCTATATCTACATAAGTAGGTTTAAAAGTGGGAGTGTATTCTCCTTTAGCAATATCCACTTTGCGGAACATTGGCATATCCACATCACCTCCTTGAGTTTTTACAGAATAAAGCAAAAGAGATTGCTTAGATGGATTAATGATTGGCTCTTGAGTTACGTTTCCCTTAGTATCTAATCCCCACTTTACATCAAGTTTAGTGATGGGAACATAACTCTCTTTTAAAGTGTAACCAACAACTTCCGCATTCAATTTAAATGCAGCTTTTTCAAAAGCCTGCTTGCTGAAATTAAACCAACCCATGAGGGTTCTGGTTGCTTTTTGAGGAATTGCAGCAGAGTGACCCTGCAATCTGTAGGACACAGAAAAAATATCACTTCCATCATCTGTGAGATTTTCATTGGGAACCTCCTGCTTCAATTCAACCACTGCAAACTGGTCAGTTGTAAGTGAATTGATAAATGCATCTACTTCCGCTTGTGTTGTACATACTGTAGCACGGTTTGTGCTCATTACTCTTGTGATTGTCACTTTCATGTTTTGTGTTTTGTTTTGTGTTTAATTTATTATTCTGTAATTTCTACTAATCTGTAAATCTTTTTTGATTTACTTGGTCTTGATACTAATTCCATTTCAAACCTGTAAATAGGTTTTTTGTTATTTTTCTCAAATAGCCGTTGTTTCAAACCAGAAGCAGAAAAGGAGAATTGTTTGAATTCAAAATTTCTTACAATCTTATTTCCTTTTTTCTTGCTTAACTCCATAAAGAGTTCACCGTTACTTTCTTCAAAATGCACATCTGTACAATTTTCTGTACATTTATGTGCATACACGTTAAAAATAAAAGCATTACTGTTTATACTAACAGTAATTGCTGGAATTTTCAATTTCTTAGTCTTAGTTCGATTAAATGTAATTTTCATTTTTGTTTTAGTGAATTAATTAATTGTTCTATATAAATTATCTACAATGATTCCACAGATACAGCAATTAAAAAGTCCTCCTACTATTAGAAATAAAGGATTTATTACTACATCTGTGTATTTTTGTTGAAATACTAACACAATTAGTAGTGCTGTAAGAAAATAAATTCCAAACCATAGTAGAATGAATACAAACGTGAGTTTTAAAAGTTTCATGTTTTTAAATTTTTAAATGAATGTTAGCTATATTACTATAGCTCTGCACAATGTTATAATTAGTTAAATTATAACTAGGATGTATTATTTCTAATACAAACGCAATAATAAAAAATTTAAGCATTTTGTTATGCTATTTTTTATTATTGCTGCCACATGAATAGTTGCAACTATTCAATTACATCATCATCTTTTAATTTTCTCTTTTACACTTTAAATTACAATAAATATCCAATGACTACATGGACTGTCTGTTTATTATATTTCTATAATCACATTTATTGTAATCAAATGTAAGAAAAAATCAGTTAGATGTAACTGTTAATATTCTATTTTCTGTTTCTCAACATAGATGCTTCAGAATACTCGACAACATCCTGTTATCTTTTTTCCACATCTCCCAGATGTATCACTTCTTATCCCAATCAGAATAAGGAGTGATACATCCATTAATGGAGATGTATTGTTTTGGTTTGCTTTTCATAAATTAAATATAGAAGATTCTAAATCTACCATTAAAAAATTTGTTTTATTTAGAATACAAATTTTTAAAACTTCATGTATTTGGTCTAATATAGACCCAGCGCGAAAATTAAACTCTGTTTCTTTTTCTGCGTAGCAATCATTGATTATTAGAACCTGATTTAGATTTTCTAAAAATTCTCTAGTAAGATTCTTTTTAGAAACATCCGCAATTATTTTTGATTTTAAATTAATAATAATCATAATTTAAAGTTTAAAATGAAACAATTATTTCTGTGTTGTAAAAGTTAAACTACACTATTATATTAATATACTTGCTGTATTAGGATAATCCTGACCAGAGTTTCTATTAATATAATAAGTAGTTTTATATATATCTACGTGAGTAAAAAGCTCACTTTTGATATAATCTCAGGTGAACTCAAAATTGTTTAAGCAAGTCTATCCCCTGCTATTTTTACAAACTGTTCTCTTGACATTGTAGGAGTTCTTGAATTCATATCCTTGGTTCCAAATGAATTTCTACAACTCATTTCATAATACCAATTAGTATCAGTGTTATGAAAAAAGAAAGTAAATACTTCTGTTTGCTCATTATAATTAGAGCCAATTAATTGTGTCATTTTGTTTTGTTTTAATTGTGATTTGTATATAGAGAAATAGAATCAGGTTAAGTAATATTGTTTAAAGAAAGAATTTGATTTACAAAGCATTCTGAAATACAAAGTAAATGAGTGGATAGTATCTGTGTAACACTCATCTACCTGTAAATCAAACACTTACAGAAGAATGTCTCAAATATTTCCGAGAAAACACTTTGGAAATTCAAGAAATCCTTCTAAAATTGCATTATTCTAAGAAGCATTACATATAGTTACTTTTTGCTTACCACGTATTTCTCTAATAGTTACAATAGAGTTAGAAAGAAGAAGATACTCTGAAATATCTATTCCTCTTTTCTTATACCATTTGGTATTAAGAACTTTTTCTCCAAAGGCTTCTATGAGAAGAACGTTAGTTAATAATGGCCGCGAATCAAAATTCAAAGCTTTTTCCAGAAGTGCAACATTTATCATAATGAAGAAGTGTTTAATAGTTATTCCCATCAACTCTCTACACAATGTAGCTATCCCTTTGGAAGATAGAATGGAGTTTTAGAATAATTAATTGAAGAAGTAAATTGCTGTAAATATACAGTAAAAATAATTATTATAAGATAAAGAGAGAGCTTTTTGTAACTATATAATTATCAGTAAGTTATCCACTTTTTATTCCCACAAAATGGGATGATTTTACCCAAATATTGGGTTGAATATTTGGAAACAGCTTAAAAATGTATTATATTTACATAAAAAACTACTATTATGAGAAAAGATTACGATTATAAAACAACAATGGAACTGAAACACCATGAATCAGCAGCAATAGTTGATTTAAATACAGGAGAAGTAAGAACTGTAAAGAAAAGATTTAACAACATTCCAGAAGGAAAAGAAATCTTTGAACCTAATGCTTTATTCAGAAAGGATTATACTAACTCTTGGAATTATTTAAAGAGAGTATTAAAACCTATTGAGTTTAAAGCAGCATACACTTTAGCATTAATGGCTAAAGCACACACTAATTCATTAGAACCACTAAATGATGATACAACTATTCCTGAATTAATGGAACTATTAGATGTATCAAAAAATATAGTAAAGCCTATTCTCAATAAGCTTTGGGATTTAGGAGTTTATGGAAAATTTGATATAAAAGAAGCTGATAAACCATACACTAAGTATTGGATATTTAATCCATATCTTTCTTTTAATGGTAGAATCATTAGTTCTGATATAGCAAGACTATTCTCTAAAACTCATTGTGCTAAAGCTTTTAACAATACAGAATACTCGTATCATCCAAAAGGATAAATAGATGCAGCCTCCTAAGAAGCTACATTTATTTGTTAATTGTTGCTTCTGTTTCCAAGTATGCAACTACCTCAGAGTCTTAATCTGCTATTTTAACAGAAAAATCTCAATTGTCACAAGATTCTGACCCTACACATCTTGATGCGTAAAATGGAAATCCATCACCTTTACCTCCTCCACAACATGAACATGTTGATTCAGAAAAAGCACTGGATAATTGTTCCATTACACTATCAATAGCTTTAGGAGAAAACAACTGTTGTAACAAAATCCTTAAATCATAAGGGTTATGTACAGTTTCTTCCAAAACTCTTTGAAATGTGTATGCATTTCCTTGATTTGCTTGAATAAGGACAACACGCTTATTTCCATAAGTAGCGTAAATTCCTCCTTCAGGCATTTCATTTCCTGCAATGTCAAATCCTTGTGTTTCAATGATGGTTATTCCAAACATTTTAACAACAAAAATTAACAATAAAAAATATCAACAACTTATACTCTGTTGATTTGAGTAGAAGGTTCTATTCTGTTACCAAGAATCACCTACAATAACTCTGATACCACAAGTAATTAGATACCTAATGATTTACATCCTAAGATGTTACCATTAGCGTCTCTAACCACTTCAGCAGGAACTAATAAATCAGTTCTGTCAGAACAAGCGTTCTTAACAAGCTGACTTACAATGTAAAAAATTCCTTCTCTGAAATCTGGTAAACCAACAGGTTCTCCAAATACAGTTTTGGTAAGTTTTACATTGCCTACTGAACCAGCCTCTACTGTGGATACTGATAATCGTATCATAGTATTTCCTTTTGGAAACACGTGAATTACGTTATTATCAGCATCTAAAATAGTTACTGGATGCGGTGTCATGTTAATAATGTTTTCCATTTTTGAGTTACATTAAAAATAGTAGTTCTATTCTAAGGAAGAACATTTACCTTGCAACCACTAAGTAGGTCACTTTCACTTTCTCACTCAACCTTCTATATTTCTATAGCTGCTCCTTGTGAAAGCAGAATGAGGTTTTAAGAAAAATGTAGCTCCTGTTAAGAAGCTACATCTATTTGTTCCATCAATTCATCCATTGCTGGATTAATTAGATTGGAAACAAATAATAGTTTTTCATATGTATCGCATAAAGCGAACAGATGTCTTACATCTTCAATTACTTGTTTTGTTTTTTTTTCTAATTGTTCCATAACAACAATGTTTAAAGGTGAAACAATAAAAAGGAGTAGAGGCATAGCCCCTAACTCCTTATTTCATTATAAACAAACCAGACCCTTCTGGAAGGTGGATGTTAAGACCTGCAATTACAGTCTTTTCTACTCCCTCCTTATTAGTGTATTGTTGCAATGTCAATGTAGCTTTAGAGTTAGGCTTGAATACATTAACATTGAACACACGAGAATCATCTACATTATAACTTGTTCCATTCATTGTGAATTGGCGGAAATTCCCGTATTTTCCTGAAATAGGAGCAGATAATGAACTAATAACTACTTCTATTGATTCAGTTATTGAAGCAGAAGTAGAAGTAGAAGTAGAAGAAGAAAGTGAAGATAACAAAGACATGTGAGTTGTTTGCAGGGGGTTATCAAGCTGCACTTCAGTAAGGAGGGGATTGTCTTCCATCTATGTGATAAACACATCCCTATTCACTAGTTTAACTACCATAAAATCAATTAGTTATAAAGAGTAGGGGGTATTAAAAATTTTTATAAAAAAGTAGGGGGTAAATTTGGATTTATGTGATATATGTATTATATTTGTATTCAATTAAATCAAAACAAAATGAAAACAGGTATTTATTCTATTACAAATTTAGTAAACAACAAAAAATATGTGGGAAAATCTATATCTATTCACAATAAATTTTATCAACACAAAACACATTTAAGAAGAAATGAACATGTAAACACTTATTTACAACATGCTTGGAATAAGTACAAAGAAGAAAATTTTGTGTTTGAAGTGTTAGAAGAATGTTCATTAGAACAGCTTCAAGAAAAAGAAATCTATTGGATTAACTTTTATCAATGTCTTTACACAGATAAAGGATATAACTTAGTAGATGAAAATAAAGCCACACTTATTGAAGAAGGAAAAAATAAGAGTAGAAAACAAGTTTGTAAAATTGATAGTACAAATCAGATTGTTCAAACTTGGGAAAGTATTTATTTAGCTGCAAAAGATTTAGATATAGATATTAAAAGAATGTATGCTATAATGTATGGAAGTAATAGTGGAAACGGAAAAATCAGATTGAGTTATAAAGGAAACATTTATATGTGGTCTGAAAACTTTGAAGAGGGAAAAGATTATTTTTCAGAGGAGGGAAAAGTAAAAAGAAAGGAAAGAACTGATTATCCAGACACAGCAGGAGCTATATTAGTAGTAAACAATGAGAACTACATATTACAAAGATTTGAAAACACCACAGAAGCAGCTATACATTTCAATCTTTCTAAAGACCAAATGAATAATAGGTTATCAGAAGGTAGATTTATTAATAACACTCTTGTTATTAGAGAAAAATACTTTGATGCTACAAAAGACTATTTTACTAAACCAGCACCAAAAGAAAGAGATTGTCCATCCAAATCCATCATCAATATAGAAACAGGTGAAATTTACGTCTTTACTTCCTATAAGAAAGCAGAAGAACAATTAGGATTAAAGAGCAACAAATTGTATGAAGTGGTAAAAGGAAACAAACCTTCTTATAAAGGATGGAAAGCTTACATAAATTAATTATTGAAAATAAATAAAATAATTCTTGACATTTATTTTAAATGTTGTATATTTGCACATCCTAATCAAAACCAGTTAGACAATGAATGATTTTTTATCACAGTTTCCAATAGTAGAAGGTAAGTATGTGGAAGATAATAACACTCTCTATATCACCCTTGCTAATAAAGATGCGGAAATCTCATATCAAATTAAAGAAAAGATTTGGAAAGAGTATAAACACATTAACATAAAAATAAGTTATGAATAGTGAACTGGATGAATTCTACAAAAATAATCCTATGGAAGCTTTAAAAGCTGATGCTCTTCTCGAAATCCCTGCTCTTATTCCTGAACAGAAAGAAGAAATAACACAAGAGAAACTGGAAGAGTTTCAAAAATACAATCGGCTTTTTAACACCAATAGGAAATTCAGAAAAGCAGTGTATGCTCAAAGATTCAGTAGAACATCAATTAAACCTTCTTTAAAATGAATGTAAATGGAATTGAGTTTTATAAATCTCTTGAAGGAGCAGATAAACCTTCTACAAGTGGAGGTAGAGATAAGTACATTAGCATACTTGGAAGATTTTTTGGAGAGGGAAAACAAAAAAGAACTGCTGTAAATAATTTAAGACAGGTTATATTGAATGCTCTTGTAGAAAGTAAAGATAAGTCTGAGGAATTATTAAAACTATTAATTCAAATTGACAACATACAGTGGGAAGAAGAAATAGTAATGTTTAAAGATGCTGTAGTGGAAGGAGAAGAAATTTCTCATGAATATCGTGTTCTTCTTACAAGAGATTTAAGTGTGATGGATAATTTAGATGGAGTGTGAGAATTTGAAAATAAACATTAATATGAACACTAAAGAAGAAATATTAAATGCTGTCAAGAATTTTTACTACGTAGATGTAGAGCAGATGCTTCTGATTCCTGAAAGAATGCTAGAAACAGAAAATGAAGAAAATGAAGAGACGAAAAATCTTTTAATTGCAGGATGCATTTATGAACTCCAAATTTTTAATAAAATTGTGAATGTCCATGTTTGGAAGAATCAAAAAGAAGGATTTTACAAAGATAGATATGAGAAAATTATAACAGGAAAACATTCAGGATTTTCAGCAGATGAAGAAGGGTATATAGAAAACTATGGTATCCTCACCACTCCTGAAGAATTCAATATATATAAAGAAGTGTATGATGAAATTTACCAAATTAAATAAACCAAAAACAAAAAACAATGATTAAGTTAGAATTAACCCCACAAGCAGTAGAAGCTATTATTCAACTGATTGCTACACAAGATTTTCAAATTCGTAATCAATTGATTATCGAAATTCAAAAACAAGTAAAAGCTCAAAATGAAGAAGTAGTAGAAGAAGTGCAAAAATAGTAATTAAGTAATTCTCCATAGCTCAATTGGAAGAGCAACAAATTTCTAATTTGTAGGTTGAAGTTTCGAGTACTTCTGGAGAAACAACAAACAAACACAAAACATGAGTCAGATATTTTTTGAACCAATTGCTCATAGATATTTTAATGATAAAAATGAGACTTATATT